TCCATGAAAGGGTTCGTTATGTCTTCTGTCATTGTTGATCGTAAAGCCGGGCTGAACAAGGGAAAACGCCGCCTTTGGCTTGAGGGTAAGGAACTGCTAGCGGCAGGCTTCACCAAGGGAGCTACCTTTACTGTCGGCTTTGCCCCGGGCTATGTAGTGCTTGAGCTAGACCCTAACGGGAAGCGTCGCGTTAGCGGGAAAATCAAGCCGTCCGGGGAGTTTCACCCGATTATTGATTTGACCGGGGATAAGCTAGCCGAAGCTTTGCCCGGGACGGGGGATTTTGTCCCCGTGCAAGTGACGTTTACGAATGGGCGGATTGTTGCCCGGAAGGTTTAAGGGGGGAAACATGCCTAAACCAGTCGCACGCTATGCTGTCACTTTCGGCCTGCAAGGTTGCTACATGCCCGATAGCCACTCCGGGGCGTTTGAATGTTACACCCGAAGGGAGTTAGCGCAATTCATCCGGGGAGAATTGGAAGCTTACAATTTACCTAAACGATTGTTTAGGGAAGTACGGATTAACCGGCTTTGGAGTTTCATTAAAAGGAACGGGTCTAGCTGCGCACACTTTCACCTAACGCACGGGAGTGACGTGCTTTCTTTCCACGGGTTGACCGAGGAAGAATACGAACAACAAACCCGCGACGAATGAGAATCCCCCCTTCGGGGGATTTTCAATAATGTAATTCCAGGGTTAATACCCTCGGAAACCTGGGTTGCATTATTGAAAATCAATTTCTCACGCCAAACGAAAGGGGCAAATATGCAAAACATTTTTACGCTTGCGGAAGCTATGGCGCTAGCCCCTTCCGAGGTAGCGGAAGCCCGGGAATACTGCGCTAAGACTTTCGGCCCGGAATACTGGGATAAAGCCGTCGCGCACCATGAAAAGCGGAAGCTAAGGGCCGATATTGCAGAGGGTACTACCCGGGATTGTGACGGGTGGAAAAGCGGGTTCGTTGGCTATGATTGGAGTCACGAATATCAGGACCGGAAAGAATGGATTTTCTATGATTTTTTCCGGGGTTTCATTTGCAATAGTGTTTCCCGTATGGCACGGGGACTGCAACCCTAAAGGGGCACACGAATGACTATCGCAAAGCAAATTGCCGACAAATTGAACGGGCAAGCATGGGCAGCATTTACCCTTTACGGGGGTTATGCGTCCGGGTATGACGGGACAACTTACCGCTTCCCTACGGGGGTGCAAGAGCTAGAGAAACGGAACGATAAGGGGCGGGTTATCCATGCTCGCTACCGCTATGCGGATAATTCCGTTTTGACGTACCGCTACAGCGAAGCCCGGGGTTATTCTTTGGAGTGCAAATAATGGGACAAAAATTCTATGCCGATGAATCTAGCCCCTATCGGCACCTAAACGGGGCGATTAGTTATCCATCCCCGGGGCCGTTCAGGCTTACGTCATTAGCCAAAGTGAAGAATTGTCCAATTGCAGGGACGGACGATGGAAGGGGCCAGCCCCTACGGCTTACGGCTTACGCCACGGGGGACGCTGATACGTGGTTTTCCGTCCCCGCTTGCACCCGCTACAAACAAAAGCATATAGGCGGGTATTTCACACAATCCAATATGTACGGGGAAGGGGTTATCTTTTGCCCGTATGACCGCTACACGGATTTTCTGCCCATGAAAGGGGAGTGACAATGCCGATTCTTGTTAATCGTTATTTCTCCGAAATTACCCCGGAAAGCGCGGAGAATGGTGAAGCTTCCGATAACGGGGTTATCGTTGAAAATGAGGAATGCACGTTTCGGGAGCTAGTGCGGATGATGCGGGAGCATTGGCAGTGCTCGTGCTATCCCGTCCGGGGGGAAGTTTACGAATGGCTTTCCACGGGGTTCTATACGTCAGACTATCGGACGGGAACGGAACGGGAAGAAACGCTACATTACAGCCGGGACAATCCACCCAAGAATGAGAAGTATTGGAAATGGGCGATGCGTGCCGCTGGCATTCTAAAAGGGGGTGATTAATGCCGCGCTTTAGCGTCATCGTTGGAAACATCGGGCAAGCATTTGCAGGGGATGACTACGCCCAAGCGTGCCGGGTGTATGAGGAATACGTCAGCCAAAGTGAATACAGCACGGGTAGGGCGGCAGGGGAAGATATAACGCTTTTTGATAACGTCCACGGGGAACCCGTTCTAGAGTATGAGGGTTATCTCAGCAGGCAAGGGGAATGATTATGGAATTCAACGGTTTTGATTTTGACGCTTTCGTCCGGGGATATATGGTTTGTGCTTTGTGGAGTACGAACGATGAAAGCACGCCCCAAGGGGGCGAACCAATGGACGCAAATTACAGCGTTGATGACATAGCCCCGTCAGCCGTGGAAAGCATGCGCTCCGATTGTGCGGAGTTCGTGCGGGATAACCTGCCGGATTTGCTGGCGTATTGCGAAGCATTGCAGCGCGACGGGGTTAGATTGTCTAAAGCCGTCCGCCTTTCCCAAGCGGCAGAAAGTGCAGGCCACGACTATTGGCTAACCCGTAACGGGCATGGGGCCGGCTTTTGGGATCGGGGCTTGGGGGAGCTAGGCGAACGGCTTTCCAAAGCTTGCAGGCATACGGACGTTTATTTGTACGTCGGGGACGATGAACGGATTTATCAAGGTTGACGCCGACGCATTAGCCCCTATCAGGGGCCATCCTATATAGCCCCTAGGGGCCATTCTTTCTAAGTTGCCCGGGGTTTGTATATGTATGCAAACAAACCCCGGAATAGCTTAGTCTAAGGATGGCCCCTAGGGGCTTTTCTTTTGGCCCCGTCCGGGGCTATATAAGGTCAAAAAGATTAGCAGTATCAATAACTTAGGGTTTGTGGAGCTAGCCCCCTTGGGGCCATCCCCTGCCAGTGTGTAAACCTTAAGTTATTTCATATTGTGAGAATGCGATTAAAGCCCCGGTAGGGGCTATCTAGGCAGGCCCGGGACCGGGCTAGTAGGGCCAAGGTCTATAGCTCAGGATAGAAAAGGGGGCGGGTGGTTTGACAGCTAGCTATTTAATGACCGACCGGTCATTAACGCTAGCCCCTGCCCCGAAGGGGCTAACCCCTTGAGATACCCTGGAAATGATAATCATTCGCATTTATGCTTAGGATCGCCCCCTGAAAGGGGGCAGCCCTGCACTAGCCCCTACCCGGGGCCTATCAGCTAGCCCCCTTGGGGTCGTCCCCTTGTGAGCATCAATCAACGCCCGTTGACGGGTGTTCATAGAGCTAGGGCAGGGCCAGCATGGGCACGGCAGGCCCCCTAGGGGCAGGCTAGGAAGGGGGCTAGAAGCCCCTGCAAGGGGCAAACGCACCCCGGTAGGGGGTGAGCTATGCCTAGACTAGACCGGGCAGGCGGCCCACGGCCGCTATATTCCGGGGACGTAGTAATTGAGAATGATTCGCATTCAGCCCCCGTTAAACACCACGATGGAAAAATGCCTAAAATCGGCATTGACCTACCTGCACTAGCATTTGCCACTAGCTGCTTATAGCCGTGTCCACGGCCCTCCATATTCCCGCTAGCGGGTATCCCTAAATAGCCGCAAGTCGGCCTACCCCTCCAAATTTTTTTTTTTAATTTCAGAAGGCTGGCTGTTTTCACATATACACAGCCAGCCATATTCCGGTCCCAAGGGGACTATCCGGGGAATGGCCCTTACAGGGCTAATACGTCGTATTCGATCACACAGGTTACTTCCTGTTACTTTACAACCAGGTTATAGTTTAGTATAATGACTCTAATAAGCTGGAAATGGATACTAGCTTATAACAACGGAGGCAAGTGTGATTTTGACATTGCAAGGCATCATGGGCAGGGAATACACGGAGCTTGCCCAAGCAATTGATGACTGGGAATGTGGCTTGGAATTCTTGACGAAGCCTAGCTTCGCAACAGACCCTCGGCTTGCTGACAGGGTTTGTACAAGGGCAGCAGAGAACAACTTGAGAATGCTGGGCCTGCACGTCCTTTGCTTCATCGACAGGGGTAGCGTCCCGCTGGGCTACTACAGCATCCGAAGGAAGCAGCCGATTGTGTTGGACAGCTAAAGAAGAAGCCCCGGAGCCGTTAGGCTGCCGGGGCTTTGTTTATGCTAGTTGGAGGTACGTGTGTCGGCAAGTCTTGCTTCCACTACGGCTTTGCTTAATCTTCCCCTGCTTCAGCAGCTTGCGTAGGTCGGGGTCTTTGGTAGAAGCACACCACTTCCTGTTGACGCATAGCTGGGCATCAGGGAAGGCTTCAAACAAGGCAAGCAGGATTTCCCTTCGGTATTTTCCTGGCTGCATACGCCAGTAGGTGTCTTGCCACCTTTGCAGTTGGGAGAGGAATACAATCATGGCAGCTTGTCCCAAAAATACGTAATGGCAAGCAGGGCACCACACAGGGCAGGTAAGAACCGAATGAGGCTCTTAGGCGGGTCTGGTCGAGGCGTCGGAACGTAGAGCATCCGATACTCATTACCGTGCATATCCCAGCAACGCTTGTTGTCCATGTCCCACTTAACGATTGTTTTGACTAGGGGAGACTTAGCGGCTCTCATCATCCACTCCGTAGCATGTCAATGAACTTGAATGCCTTGTGTGGGTCATCGTAATGCACTAGACCAAACCAAAGTGTGCCTGCAATGTAAGCCTGAGCCTCAGCATAAGCCTCTTCATACTCCTTGACAATGCCATCCCTGTACTTCACTTCGTTGGCTACGTCTTGGATCATTCGTCGCTTAGCTCTACGTTCGTCAGCCGTCAGCATTCATGCTCTCCGCATACGAGATAGCCCGAAGGTCTTCCTCTAAGCTGTCAACCCTATCCAGCAGACAATCAATCTCGTCAGCAGCCTCCTGAAGCAGAGGGATGAGCGTAGACAATGGAAGGCTGTTGGTGCGTAGGCTCTCTGCGTACTTACGCAGACGTTCTTGTAGAGTCATTTCTTCTTCGCCTCGAATTCTAGGTTCTGCGCCATATAGCCTAGCTGAAGCAACTTAGCCACGTATGCCATAGCTTCATCATCAATGAAGCCATCTAGTGTGATTACCTTGTCTCCGTAAGGAATGTCAATCTTGCTACGGGCAGGGTAGGTGGTGATCTTTACTTCTGTCATCCCTTCGGCTCCAACTGTACGTCAATCCCTTGAAATGAGGCAGGATAGCCTTGGTCACGCCAATCCCCGTTGTACCCATTCTTTACTTTGTAATTGATCGTCTTCACCTTGTACGTAGGGTGAGTCTTCTCAAAGTAGTCGCGGATTAGTACGTCAAGTTGCAGCGGAGCAATATGAGCCGTAATGGCTACGTTGACTTTGATTTCTGCTGTCATTCCATTCCCTCCTTAATTGCAGCAGCGGAAAGCTCTGCATCATACCAGCCCGAAGTGTCATCGCTGCGCCAGCAATGCACTACGAAGGCGACGACTAGCAGGGCTAGTAAGCCTAGGATGAATAGCCAGATCATCCCCACTCCTTATCATCAACTGACGTGTACCAAGCCAGGGCAAACATCCCAACCACTCCACAGGCAGCACCTACGAAAAATCCAATCAGGAACATTGCTTCTCCTTTGAATTGAAATACCTTCGGATGGCATAGCCTCGTGCAAGGCTCCAAACTGTGCAAGCTAGCGTTGTTGCTGTGGCTGCCTTGGGAATGGAGCTAATGCAGGAGAAACTGACGACTGTAATCACCCAGCTTCCCGCCATGCCTACGAACGTGTTAGTTAAGACTTCAGCTACAGTCTGACGTTTCGACTGACTCACAGGGACTTAGCTTCCCAGCTAGCATCAGTCTCATCCATAAGGATGTTGTGAATGCCATAGCGAAGCGTTTTCTCAGGCACTAGGCCGAACTTCTGCTGCACCAAATGGATGAACTTACAGACTTCAGCAGCCTGCATGAAGCTATCATACCATTCTTTACTGTCAGTCAGCAGCAAGTTGACTTCCCTGCCACACGTAAACTTCTTCCAGCTACCCCAGTGACTATCGGCTTCAGGGCCGGGGTCAGAGCCTCCATACAGCCACCCGCTTTCAGGATCAAAAGCCCACTCTCCGAGGTACTTACCCGGTTCCTTTTTGACTAGAACAAGTACGTCAACATCACCTTCTGTGCTGTCAGCAATGTAGCTGCTACCGACGATGATGGACTTGATAACCGTGAAGCCTTCGTTCTTTGCAGCGTCTTCTGCAATAGTCGTCCACTTGATATCTTCATCAATAGTCACTTATATTTCCTCCGTTGCCCACATTAAGTGGCATGTATACGCTTTGACGACTAAGCCCTTTTGTCGAGCGTAGTCAATCATCCCTTTGGTCCCGTTGCTCTGTCCATCCCACAGAGCTAGTAAGCCATCAGCGAAGTCGCCCATTTGTCTATTGCGAATGTGCCCAGCCGACTTCCCGAGGGTCCAATCAGCAGGGAACTCCCACAGCTTCAGCTTGTTTGCCTTAGCGAATTGCACACCCAAGGCATCGACGCCTTTAGCCATGCCAGAGACAATCTCTAGCTTCTTGCCATATTGTTTCCAGAGTCCGCTTTTGACAATCAGGTGTTTCAGTAAGTCGTAGTCCGTGATGGATCGGCTACCAGCGATGATTAGCTTCAGAACAGCATACCCTCTCGGTAGAGCCCGAGGATGAGTACCCAAGTAAGGATCAAACCCAAAAGCGCAGCTACACCTAGAACGAAGACAATGACACCCATTATCACTTTATCGAACATCCTCGTGCCCCTCCCTCAGTTGTCGCCAAATCCTGTCTGTTTCAGCTTGCCAGAGGCGATTGCCTCCTAGCAGCATTCCGGCGAGCTTAACTTGCCACTCAAGCCAGGTATCTAGACAACTTTCAATCAGCTTCAACAATTTCACCCTCAAGGTTGTAAAAGCTCAGTAGCGTTTCCGCTGGAATTTGCCAAACATGAACCATTGCCCCGAGCGTGTTCAACGTTTCGATGGTAACCCAGTTTTTGTCTACGGAGACAACGCATACATCAACGTGCCCGTCTACGTGCTTCCAAACTTGTCCTTCTTTAATTCCGTGCATCCCCAATCCTCCAATTCAGTAAGTGTTTCTTGTCAGCAGGCCAATGGAAGAACTGGTGTGCCTTGTCATAGCATTGCTTGGCTTTCTTCTCTCGCAGAGGGTCTTTCGTGTCTGCAAGGATCAAAGCTAGCTCGCTGTTCTTAGCGACTAGGGTGTCTTTGTACTTCAGCATTGGTTTTCTCAAATTTCTGATTCCGTGGCTGGAACAGCGCTGGAATCTTCCTAGAAGGGGCAGGCTGAGTTGCCCGCCCCTGTTTCATGCACAGCCGTCCGATTTTCTGCAAGTCTACTCCTTCTTAGGTTCGGAAGCAGCAGGCGAAGCCGGTTGGGCTCCGATGGGCTTGCATTCCGCTGTGATTACAGGGCCACGTCGAGGCGAGTCAAGCATAATGTCCAAAGCAATCTTTGAACACTCTTGTTGAGTGACAGGCAAGATTTGCTGCGAAGTTGGAACTCCGTCCGTCTTGACAATCAGGAGTTGCATTGCGACAGCAGCAGTAGCGACGACGATGGACATTTCAGACTCCTACAATGAAGGTTAAGGAGTCCCGAGTATCCACAAGTTATCAACAGTCGTCAATAACCCTCACCTTAGTAGGTGTTTCACGTACCTTCTTGAGTCGCTGGAAAACTCTTTCGTACTTGTCTTTGTAGTGGACTCCCACACCATTAGTGAAAACCACAAGAGTACATTCTTCCCCATCTTTGGAGTCTGCGGTAAAAGCTGCAACAGTGTCAAAGTTGACAAGTACAGGAGCCCCTGTAGCTGGGTTAGTTAGTTCAAGCCAAGGCATCAATCCTCCCGTGTAATCTTTCCTTTAAACCAGAGTTGCCGTAGTCCCGGCTTCTCAACCATATCGACTGGCTTGAATGACAACAAAGTCAGTCGTCCGTCTTTTCGACGCACCATCACTCCCATGTGGGAGACTGCACCCTTAGCCCGGCTTTGCCGAATTGTTATGTAGGGTTCCAAGCCTTTCTTGTGCAGTCTCCACCAAAAGCGTAGTGCGAAGACTACGCAGTTGGATTTCACTCGTACACGAACCAGCGTTCGTCAGGCGCAACCTGAGACTTGTTGTACAGCTTGTAAGCGTCCTGAAGCTGCTTACCCGTAGCCCGTGCGTATTGGCGGGCTTGCTCTCGGGTGTCAAAGAACTTGACAGGCTTACCTTGGATCGTCGGCAGGTTGTACGTAGTGCTGGTCTTCTGAGCCGTCACAGAAGCCGGATTCGGCGTCGGACGGTTGGTAGGTGCAACAGCAGGCAACTGTACCACAGCAGGGGTTGCAGGTGCAGCAGGCTTCGTGAACTTTTCCACTTCAGCTTGCGTGAACGGCACACCTTGCTTTTCCCAGTACACGACACCAGTGCCAGCCACCAGCTTACGGTTCCACGACTCCGATTGGATGAAGATATCGAAGTTGCCGTGGTCACCAGGATGCAGGCGTGCGTTGCTGTGACGCGGAAGGCCGATCATGTCCCGAGCTTCGTTGCCAGCATAGACCTTGCCAGTGGTGCGGTCACGCACAAGGATGAGCTTGGTCGGCTGCACACGAGGTTCAGTCTTCGTCAGTTGGTAGAATGCAGCACCCTTCAGGTAGTTCATGCGCTTGCCAAGGATGAAGTCACTGATAAGGATGCCCATTTGATCGTTCGGCACGACGTACAGGCTGAATTCCTTCGGGTCCAGTTCCTTAAGGGCTTGCGTGTTGACAGACTGAGCGTTAGCGTAGAACACGTTGGACGACTTGGCACCAGCCGTGCGGGCAGCGTAGTAGTTGCTCACAGCAGCAGTGGTCTGTGCAGTTGCAGCAGCCATACCAGCCGACGAGGTTTCCCACTCAACAATGTTACCAGCAGGAATGCCAAGGTCTTGCACGTTACGGGTGTAGCCACGGGGTACACGCATAACGAACGTCCACCGACCAGTTTGCTGAAGCGTCAGGATGCGACCACGCAGGTAGTTCTTGTCCTTGTACTTCGTAACAGAGTGCATTTCCTCACCGTCCGTCGTCACCATCACCAGGAAGGAGACATTCGGGTCATTGTAGTCAGGAAGCGACTCGAACAGTTCAATCATGTGGCCGATGCCATCATACAGGGGCGTGCCACCGGGGCACGGCCAGTCAGTGACAGGCTTCAGAACGTGGGGGTTCGAGATAACGACTTGACGCTGCACACCATGAGTACCACCTAGACCAACCCCGACGACAGAGACAACAGTGTCCAGCATTTCACGGCTGGCAGCGTCTTTGAAAGCTGTGATGTTTGCGTTGTAATCTTGGATGGCTGCCCGTGCGAGCGAAGCCATAGAACCCGAGTGGTCATTGACGAAACCGATGTAATTCTTCATTCATTCTCCTTCTTGATGTTAATGTGTGATGGGCACGTATAGACTTTGCGCTCCCATCGGTCTTTACACGTATCCATTGAACAACTCTTGGCAGTATTCGGCATCCATTGTAGGTTGCCTACGCTGTCGCACCCACACGAGGCGAGAGGGATAACGTGATCTATTGCCCAACCCGGGCAGCTTCCTCTTGTGCTTCCTGTGCTTGGACAGGGGTGGAGTTTTTGGAACTCCCTAAGCACCGTCTTGCTTCTTTTGATCTTCCCGTCAGCCGTCCTAGCTGGCTGACCAAACATACACGCGGGTCAATCCCCGTAGATGCGATGGACGTGGTACACAACGCTAGCCATGTCACGACCACTAACAGCCCGTGCAGGACGCGGGCTCTGCTTTTGCTCAAATGTGATCCCCTCCTTCTTCACTTTCCTCTTAGGCATCCCCGGGTAGTTCTGCTTCCACGGGTGTGTAGACTTCGGCTTTACAGGTGTACCCAAGTGCCCTCCTTTCAGAAGTTGTCATCGTTTGCTGCCTTCTCTGGCAGCAGTTCAACGCTGGCCTTCGCCAGTCTATGCTTTTCGCCAACCTCGCGCAAGAGGTAGGCCAGTCTCATCCAGAGGCTCATGCAACCTCCCTTCGTAGTAAGCTGGGGCGTTCCCCAACACAAGCAACAACGCGATCATAGCAAAGAAATTTTTCATGTCAATAGCTTTCCAAAAGAAAAAGCCCCGGCGACTGCCGGGGCCATAGTTGACTTAAATTGTCAGGCTTCTTCGTCAGCAGTCTTCTTGCGACGACGAGGCGGGGGAGTGGTCTTCACCTTCTCAATCAGGCTCTCAAGCTGTTCCTGTGCTTCTCCAAGCTGTTCTAGCACGTCAGCTTGCTCCTGCGCAGCGAACCACTCATTGCGACGTTCATGCCGCTCACAGAACTCCTTGGGACCAAACCAGAAATCCTTACCTTCAATCAGACGTTGAATTTCATCATCAGTCAGGAAGCCCTCATAGGTTTTCTTCATGAGTTCTTCCATGTAGTGACTCGTGAAAGCTGTCTCAGCTTTGTAGTCACTCATCTTTCCCCAAGTGCCCGTAGACCCATTGTGGATCAAAGCATAGAAGTTGTCAGACAACGTGAAGCTCTGAGCATTCATGAGGATGATCGTTGCTGCACTGTGGCATCCGCCAGTGGCTACGATATGCACCGGAGCCTGACAGTTGTGCATCGCATGCAGGAAGGCGTCTGTAGCGTCCACAGAGCCTCCCGGTGACTGAAGATGCACCAGCACCTTGTCATCGGGTTGGGCACGCTCAAAGGCTTCAATAGCACTAGCGAACTGTTGAGGCTCTTCGATTGCACCAAACAGCTTGATCTTGTAGATGACGCTGTGCATGGGTTGCACTGTCACTTCAAACTCTCGGGGGTCATCACCCCAACCTGCACGGAGTTTTTCGACTCCCATGTCTGCCAAAGACTTAATCATACTACTCATTCCTTTCGTCATTGTGGTAGTACATGGTCACGAATGCACGGGTAAGACCAGAACGAACAACGTCTTCAGGCTTGAACTTGATGATTGCAACGCAGTCGTCAAGCATATCCAAATCATCGTGTGTCATGTAATTCGGATGGGTCTGAAGCATGCGCTCAATCAGTTCCATCGTGGTTTTCAGACCAGAAGCAGTCCGAAGGTCATTTTGCTTAGTGTCCCCAGTGAAGATCAATTGAGCGTTCTCGCCTAGGCGTGTCAGCATCATTTCCATTTCTTCGTGTGTGAAGTTCTGGCACTCTTCGGCAATAACCAAGCAGTCTTCAAAGCTCATGCCACGTAGGTATTCCACGGGCATCATTTCAATCTTGCCTTCGTTCAGGAAGGCTTCAACATGACCCTTACCTAGAAACTTTTCAAGGTGGGCAATGGTTTGGCGGAAGTAGGGAGTTAGTTTTTCTTTAATGTCACCAGGCAGCATACCAACAGACTTGCCGACACTGACGGCAGGACGCACCAGCCATACCTTGTCAACTTTCTTGTAGTGGAGTTGGTTAGCAGCCCTGTGCGCTGCAATCATCGACTTACCAGTACCAGCGGAGCCGGTGAGCATTACGACTTCTGTACCTCGTTGCAAGGCAGCAATCGCGTTCTTCTGGTTGTGATTCTTGGGGGTGATTGGGGCGGGTGGATGACCTTTTGGCTCTGAAGCTTCAATTACTTCTCTGAGCCTTGTGTGTTTGTCATCCCAAGCTTTTTGGGCACGTTCTCTACGGGTTTGTTGGCGAACTAGTTTTCGACCCACTAGGCTACCTCCTGTTCGAGTTGTTTGTTGGGCAAGCCTGTTGGCTTGGCTACATTTACTGACATTCTACTCGCCAAGCTGAGATATGTCAATGATTACGACTGTAGAAGCGCAGGTTTGGATTTACGTTCTTCCAGACGTTTCCTACCCCATTGTGCGAAAATCATATGCTTGAGGCTGGAATAGTGTGGGTCAACTTCACCTGTGTCAAAAGCTTCAACCAAGGAGCGGTAGTAATCCCGTTCTGCTTCAGCCTCTTGCACACGTTCCTTCAACTGGGCAATATTGCTCATTCTGAGGCGTCTGAAGCTTCAGCAGCAGCTTTCTTAGCTGCCTTCTTTGCACGGGCATCAGCCAGGATTTCTGCACGGGAAGGCTTTTCCAGTTCAGCCTTATCCTTGGCTACTTGTTCATCCGAGGCGTCACGTTCCATTTCCACAACGTACAGTCGCCCGTAGAACGTCGGGAGGCTATGGCTGGCAATCTTCCACCCGTTCTCCACATGGTCTAGAACTTCTTGCACGAAGTCATGTAGGCTGTAAGCCTGAACTTCCTTAGATTGTTTCGTCGTCATTTTCATCATCCTCGTAGTTAAATTCATCGTTGAGAGCTTCACGAAGCTCGATTCTGGAAATCGCGTCATACAGGTCTACAACGTCCTGTTCGCCCACGTCATCCTCATTCCATTCGTCGCTGCACCTAGGCTTACTGGGCATTGATCCTCCTGTTCGACCCGACGGGTCTTGACAAAATTTGAAACATGTGATATCATCTGCTTAGTTTTAAGCTGAGTTTATAGCTAAAGCTATAGCTTAGTTAACTATGTATATAAATTTATACATAAACTAAGAAGAATAACTAAGCTATACAACTTAGCTTACAACTAAGCTTTACAACTCAGCGGCTGTCTTGAACCGATGATACACCCATTTACACATCCTGTCAAGCCCCTTCCGGGGCCAGAGTCCAAATTTTGAGAATCTGGCGGCATCCGCCGCTAGTAGCCGATGGTCTTTGGTAGGTGCAACGAGGGCGCAGCCCACGACGACAGGCCCCACCTGGGGCTTGACAAAATTTGTTTCGTAGTGTAAAATGGCGAACTATAACGATAAAGGAGGATGTTAGTGACCACAAACAATGAAGTTCTGATTGCTGAAGACCCCAGCTTTGTGCGTGACAGCATCGACCTCAAGGCTCTACACTCTCAGCTAAAGAAGGTGAGCAAGCAAGCCATTGACGTGCTTGTAGCCCTGCTTGAGAGCAAGGATGAAAAAAATCGCTTGCAAGCAGCCAAGATGCTGCTAGAATTCCAGATCACTGTTGCCAAGGAGTTGTCTGCGGACCAGATGCAACGGTTGATTGCTGAAATCAAGATTGCAAAAAATTCGCAAGGGCAGTTGACAGACGAACAAAGTCGTGCTAACATGCCGCTTGTTGACTTTACGAACATTCGTGAAGTCTGAAATTTGAGAATACATGGAGAGGACACCCATTAGGCAGGGTACCGGGCTGTAACCCCGTGGTCGGCTAGTTCCGTGCAGGTTCAAATCCTGCCCGCTCCACCAGAACAATTTGCCCTTGTAGCTCAGTGGTAGAGCAATCCCCTTGTAAGGGATAGGTCGTCAGTTCAATTCTAGACCTGGGGCACCAGAACAAGGAGGAAGAACGTTTGCCGTTAGTAGGAGAAGAAAAGCGTGAGTACCAAAGACGCTGGTATGCTGCTAGACGAGAATCGTTCTTTCGTGATAAAGTTTGTGTCAGGTGCGGCTCTCGTGATAGGCTTGAGTTAGATCACGTAGACAGATCAAACAAGACCACTCACAACATTTGGTCTTGGAGTGAAGAAAGAAGGCAAGATGAGATTGCAAAGTGTCAAGTGCTTTGCTACACTTGCCACAAAGAGAAGACAAAACTAGAATTTACTGCGACTGAAGTTCCTCATGGAACTCCTGTAGGGTATAAGAAACGAGGGTGTAGGTGTATGCTTTGTTCTAAAGCATTTGCTGCTTATCGTAAAAACTTCCCAAGCAGGCAGTCAAAGACAATGCGAGTATGACGTAATTGGTAGCCGTGCGGTCCTTAGAAGTCCGTGTCCTAGTGGCGTGGGGGTTCAAATCCCTCTACTCGCACCAATCAATGTGAAAGTGACGGGAATCGGCATACCTACTAGGCTCAAACCCTGGTGTTTGTGGGTTCGAAGCCCACCTTTCACACAAAGTCACATTAGCTCAATGGACGAGAGCAACCGGCTTCTACCCGGTAGGTTGCAAGTTCGACTCTTGCATGTGGCTCCAAAGTACGATACAATCCGTTGCTGACAGAGAGGTTATGTACCCGGCTCTTACCCGGTGTAGCGAGGTTCAATTCCTCGGCGGCGGACCAGTGATGAATTTTTAGGTGTGGCCTTAGCTTAACCGTTAGAGCCCTAGGATGTGACCCTAGCCGGTGTGGGTTAGACTCCCACAGGCCACCCCTAAGAATTTGATGCCGGCTAGCTCAGTGGTAGAGCAACCGCCCGATAAGCGGTAGGTCGTTGGATCGTTCCCAACGCTGGCAACCAAACTAGCCCTTTAGCTCAGAGGCAGAGCAACGCTTTTACACAGCGAAGGCCGGGGTTTCGAAATCCTCAAGGGCTACCAGAGACAATGCGGGTAAACAAGCGCAAGGGACGCGCAGCAGCCTTCCAAGCTGAAGAACGTGGAGTTCGACTCTCCTTGCCCGCTCCAAAATTTATGGATGGTCAACCCGATTGGCGACGGGGCCGGACTTGAAATCCGTGTGAGCCACTAATCCTGGCCTTGGGAGTTCGACTCTACCCACCATCCACCAAAAAAGCTATTGACAAGGAGAAAAGTTCGTGTATCATAAGCATCTTGAGACAGTGAAGGGCGCTAAGGCTCTTTACGACGAAGCCCACAAGGCAGCCGCTGCAAAGCGTCTTGCTGAAGTGAAAGTCAAACAGAAGCTGAAGAAGCAACAAAAAGCTTCTTGACAAACGGGGCCTGACCCGTATAATTCAGGCAAGAACAATGGGCCGCTAGCTTAACTGGGAAAGCGCTGCACTTGCAATGCGGAAGATAGGGTTCGACTCCCTGCGTGTCCACCAAAGAACATAGGATGCTTCCAGCAAACAACTTACCTTTTTATTGGAAAAAGCAAAACAGCATCCTGCTAATTTTGGGATCATTTCAGCAACTAATACGCACAGGAACTGCGATACGTAGGTTCGACTCCTACCCACTGGCGTAATGCACGGTGGTAGCCAAGCGGTAAGGCAGCAGTAGCAAAAAGTTGATCCCGTGAGTTTTGGGTTCGTTTCAGCAAACCTTTAAACATCAAACTTGTAATTTGAAACGTTGAAAACGCGAACCCGTTAGTTTTAGGATCGTTGCAGCACACAATAATATACTCAGCCTGTTAAGCTCGTGGGCCGGGTTCGATTCCCGGTGTCTCCGTATCAGGGGAGACATGGTGTAGTGGACAGCACACGTAATGTAGAAAAAGCGATCCTGTTATCCAACCATGTCCTGTAAAGGACTCATTTCAAGGAGAGAGAAATGAACGCATTTGTTAAGGGTGTTGTGTCGTCGTCTAACAAGACGCGCACTGAGAACGGCATGGCTTCGTTGAAGTCGTCGTTGAACGCTAACGTTGATCTGTTTTTCGCCATTGGGGCTTCCCGTGGCAAGGATTTGACTACGGCTTTCGACCGTGCATATGCCGAAGACCCGGATATGGCTATCCGCTGCCTGTTGTGGGCGCGTGATGCTCGTGGTGGTGCTGGTGAGCGTGATATGTTCCGCAACCTGATGCAACACCTTGAGAACACTGGCCGTCAGCACCTGGTTGAGCGCATCCTGCCGCTGGTTCCTGAACTGGGCCGCTGGGATGACCTGCTGGTGTTCAAGACGGAAGCAGTGAAGAACAAGGCTATGTCTTTGATCGGTCAGGCTCTGTTCGAGCAAAATCAGCTTGCTGCTAAGTGGATGCCCCGTAAGGGCAAGATCGCTCAGGAGCTTCGCACGTTCTTCGGTCTGACTCCGAAGCAGTACCGTAAGGGGCTGGTTGCGCTGTCTAACACTGTTGAACAGCGTATGTGTGCAAAGCAATGGGACTCCATTGAGTTTGGTAAGCTGCCGTCACTGGCTTCTGCCCGCTACCAGAAGGCTTTCCTGCGCAACGCTGCTGAAAAGTATGCGCTGTACAAGAATGCTCTGGTGAAGGGTGAAGCGAAGATCAACGCATCCGTGGCATACCCGTATGACGTGACTCGTTCACTGAATTACGGGGACGCAACTGTGGCTGACGCTCAGTGGAAGGCTCTGCCTAACTACTTGAGCAAGGATGCCAAGCTGCTGCCGATGATCGACGTGTCTAGCTCTATGGGTGTGAAGGTCGGGGACAACCCTAACCTTACTTGCATGGAAGTAGCTATCGGTCTTGGTCTGTATGTTGCAACGAAGCAGGAAGGCCCGTTCGCGGGTATGTACCTGACGTTCCACGATCATCCGACACTTGAAGTGCTGAAGAAGGGCAACCTGAAGACTCAGTACAATCAAGTCAAGTCGTCTGCTTGGGGCGGTTCCACCAACTTTGAGGGTGCGTACATGCGTATCCTGCAAGTTGCGGTTCAGAACAACGTCAAGCCGGAAGACATGCCAGATTACATGATCGTGTTCAGCGACATGCAGTTCAATTCTGCCCAAGGCTACTACGGCCTAGCCGGCCGCAACGACACGGCTTTCACGGCTGCCAAGAAGGCTTTTGCCAACGCTGGTTACAAGCTTCCGAAGATCATCTTCTGGAACCTTGCAGCCCGTGCTGGTCAAACTCCGGTCACGTATGACCAAGATGGAACGGCTCTTGTGTCGGGCTTCAGCCCTTCGCTGATGACCTCCATCCTGTCTGCAAAGACCGTGACGCCTGAAGGGATTATGCGTGAAACGCTGATGAAGCCGCGCTATAATCTGCCGGCTTAAAGAGAGAAAGTCTAGGGCTTCGGCCCTAGCAAGAACAACTGCGAGGTAGTTCAAAGGAAGAACAGGAGTCTCATAAGCTCCCCGGTGACAGTTCGAGTCTGTCCTTCGCAACCAACAATGGCCCTATGATCTAGTGGTATATGATGCCTCTCTGTCTAAGAGGAAGTCGGAGTTCGATTCTCCGTAGGGTCGCCAGAAAGTCGTTGACAAAGATAAAGTCAAGCCGGATAATCGTAACCGGATTCATTGCTCAGCCCTACCTGCACATATCGCGCGAGTGCAAGGTCGGTGGTATGCTAGGTTCGACTCCTAGGGGCTGAGCAATGGAAGTATGGCAGAGTGGACGATTGCACCGCATTGCTAATGCGCAGACTCGCAAGGGTCCGAAGGTTCAAATCCTTCTACTTCCACCAAACAACATACCGTGGGACGGCTGGTGTGGTCAGCAGGCTTTCACCCTGCGCAGATGGGATCAAAACCCATACGGTATACCATAAACGAATTTAGGATGCTTCCAGCAAACTTTATACATTTCAAGCCATTATTTTGAAAAAGTAAAAGCATCCTGTTATACAATGCCTGGGTAGCTGAGTTGGCTTTAGCGCTGGTTTGAAAGTCCAGAGTACGGTGGTTCGATCCCACCCCGCAGGCACCAGAATGCGTTGTGGACGCACAACGAAACTTGCGTACCCGTAGGTTCCCTCCCTTAAAGAGCGAAAGCGGGTTGGATGACTACGCAAGCACGCTACCAAGACCCGAGGGTAGCACTAACAATTGACCATGAGCAAGCAAGGTGAACGCGCTCCGCTGTTAACGGAGATATGCTGGGTTCGATTCCTAGATGGTCAGCCATATAATCCGAGCATAGCTCAGTCTGGTAGAGCTACTGGTTTGGGGCCAGAGGGCCGGAGGTTCGAATCCTTCTGCTCGGACCAAAATGATGCGCTGGGTAAGTCAACCCATAAGGGAGCCCCAGTGTGAAGGGTGCAGTCCGAGGTACGGCACATTAAAAATTCCTCGGGCCGTGGTAGCCAATGTTCCAAGGCTGGCGAGCGGGACTCCAAATCCTGCTGGTGGAGTTCGATTCTCTAGGTTACTGCCAAATTCATTATACAACATCCTCAACTTTGTTGTATAACCTGTTGGGGACAAATCGACAAGGGCAGATACTAGTCTTTGAAACTAGGTGGTCAGGAGCGTTACCTGAGTCCCCTGCCAAAACAATCTCGCCTTCGTACAAGGGAACAGTACGCAACGCTACGAACGTTGAAATAGGAGTTCGAATCTCTTAGGCGGGTCCAATAGCTCCGTGCCGGAATGGCAATCGGTACTGCCTGCAAAGCTGATATACGTGGGTTCGATTCCCACCGGAGCCTCCATCTATTCGGTTAAAGCCTGAGCCCTCTTCGGGGTTTCTCTCTTCTCCTTGACCGGAGTTGGGTTCAGGCTTTAGCCGATTTTTGTCGTTTGAATTTTACGGAGAGATATGAGCGAAGACCGACTAGTCTTCGGCCCATGCAGCGAAAAGCAACGTCTAATCCTAATGGATGATGAGACTGATATTCTGCTTTGCGGTGGTGGAGCCGGGGGCGGAAAATCACGTACCTGTCTGACAAAGGCTCTAAGGTACATCAATGATCCAAGTGCCCGGATTATGATTGTACGTCGATCCTACCCTATGCTGAAGCTGTCGGGTGGTCTGATTGACGAATCGAAGTCGATTTACACGCACTTCAAGGGCATCTTCAAAGTCCAAACCTCAACTTGGCACTTCCCCAACGGAGCTACAATTCAGTTTGCTCCTATTCCTGACGACGTTAAGGAATGGCAAGGGGCTCAGATTACTCACTTCCTTGTAGACGAGGCTGCTGAGTTTACTGAAGATGAAATTCTTTTTCTTATCTCACGTCTGCGTTCTGCGACGTTTAAGGGTCACAAGTCTATCACACTGACTTGCAACCCATCCCGAGAATCGTTCCTATACGATTGGGTGCAATACTCCCTTGACGAGAATACTGGTGTTCCTTTGCCTGGCACTGAGAACCGTATTCGATACATGGTCAACATCGGAGGCAAGACTAAGTTTGCCGACTCAGCCGATGAACTATGGGAGCGCTACGGAGAGCCGGGAGGCTACTGCCGTGACCCAGCGAAGGGCAAGGTCAACTTCATCGTTCGTACCTTCCGCTTCATCCCTCTGACGATCTATGACAACCCGATCCTTCTGAAGAACGATCCGGGCTACCTAGCGAACCTGCTAGCTCAGAACCGTGTTGACCAGCTACGCTACCTGCATGGCTCTTGGACGGCCCGTGCTACAGGCTCTGGCTTCTTCCGTAGAGAGTGGGTTAAGTTCGTGGAGCCCCACGAGGTTCCGACCAACGTGACCAGTCGAGTGCGTTCATGGGACTTGGCTGCCTCCGTTGTGTCAGAGGCTAACAAAGACCCTGACTGGACAGCCGGTGTCAAGATGAGCCGGGACAAGCTGGGCAGATACTATATCGAAGACGTTAGACGATTCAGAAAGCTAACTGACGGTGTAGTTAAAGAGATTATTACAACAGCTATTAGCGATGGGTTGGATGACTGCAAGGTCACGATTCCTAAAGACCCCGGCGCTGGTGGTAAGACAGCTAATTCATTCTTCCTGAAGACTCTTGCTGAGAATGGCGTATACGCCCGCTCCGTACAGGTATCAGGTCACGTAGGCAAGATTAAGCGTTTCCTTCCATTCTGCACATTGGCAGAATCAGGATTCGTTTATGTTGTACGTGGAGATTGGAATGAGGAATGGCTGACTGAGTTGGAATTCTTTGAAGGCGAGCGTAATCAGAAAGACGACCAAGTTGACGCAACTGCGGATGCTTTCAATACGCTATCAAAAGAAATCATGCTCCCTACATTTGCAGTTCCTATTTTGGAGCAAGCTTCTCCAATTCCAACTGCGTAAGTATTGACAAAATACGTTTCATAATGTATAATGAGCATCAATTGAAGGAGTAGCAAATATGCCTGAAGCGAAAACGCCAGAAGGCGTAAGCTCCGCTGCTATGGCTCCTGATGACGGTAATATCATCCCTCGTATTCGACTAGGTGAGCAAGGTATTACAGGTCTGAAGACCAGCGCAAACAGAATTATCGAAGAAACGCAGCGTGCGTTCCGCTACCCTGAGTTTATCAGAACAGTCGCAGAAATGAGCCATAACCCCACAGTGGGAGCGGCTACAAACGTTTGGCGAATGATGATTTCTCGGGTTGAATGGGATGTGGAGGCACCGAAGGGTGCCGACGACAAGCTGAAGGATCGTGCCAAGCTCGTCCGCACAATGATGGACGACATGGACAATCAATCATGGTCTGCGTTCATTGAAGAAGTCATCCCCTACCTGTGGTATGGCTTTGATGTACACGAGATTGTACTACGTCGCCGTCTGAAAGCCAATGGTTCCAAGTTCAATGATGGACTGGTTGGAATCAAGAAGCTAGCCCCTCGTGCCCAAGACACTATCTGTGGTTGGGTGTTCTCTGAGGATGGCTCTGAGCTAATGGGCTGCCAACAGACAATCGCCTACGTCGAAAACAATCAACGATTTGCTAATCGTGTTGACCCTGCGACTGGAAAGATTTTCATTCCCCGCAAGAAGTTCCTGCTGTTCTCAGCATCGGCAACTAAGGGCAACCCCGAAGGCAACAGTATTTTCAAGAATATCTACCTTGCTTACAAGCAGCTAAGCCTGCTGCAAGATCAAGAGCTTCTTGGCATTGCCAAGGATGTTCAAGGGATTCTGAAAATTGAGATTCCTCCCCGATACCTGGCTATCGACGCCAGCCCGGAGGATAAGGCTGCTGTTGCTGCATTCCAGCAAATCATCGACAACTACAATGCTGGGACACAACGCGGTCTGCTTGTTCCCAACATGCACGATCCTGATACGAAGCTTCCACTATTTACCTACGAACTCATGGAGTCCAAGGGTGGAGCTAAGTATGACACGGAAAGCGTCATTCGTCGCCTACAAGGTGACATTCTTTCAGCCCTGTCTGTTGACATTCTGAAGCTGGGTGCCGAAGGCTCTGGCTCATTCTCGCTTGCTGAGAGCAAGTCTTCTGTGCTTGCCCTAGCGATTGATTATCGCCTGCGCGAGATTGCGGAAGTCCTGAATAACCACCTGATGCGTCTGATCTTTGAAATGAACGGCTGGGATACAACGTCCCTTCCTAAGTTCGTTTATAAGGACGTTGAAGAGGTAAGCCTAGAAGAATTCTCTAAGGCAATTCAGCGTGTTGCTTCTACAAGCATGATCGAACTTGACCGTCCTGTGATGAACCGCATTCGTGAGGTTCTACGCATCCCGCTAAAGGGTGAGGATGAGGAAGTTGATAAGGACGCACTACCGACCTCCATTGCAGGAGTAGCTAGCGCAGCCGGTAAGGGAATGGAAGTAGGAACGACAGGCGACGGAACTAGCAAGTCTTCGTCCGGTAAGGACAGGTCTTCTAGCAATTCCGATCATTCTGCCTAAAGGAGTTCTGATGAATCATAGCCTATTCCGGCTAACTCAAAAGGTTTACAACACTCCGCACCTGATTACCCCGGAAGCATTCGGGGTTATCCTAGATTACCTTGAAGCCCGCAACAGCGGGCTTTCTTCTGTCAACTCGAACCCTTACGGGGACGTAGAGCCAGTAGAAAAGGATAAGCCGTATTCTGACGGTCTAGGTCTTCTTCAAGTGTCGGGTTCTCTAACCTACAAGCCTGTTATGACTTTGTGTGGAGAGGCTGGTACATCGTACCAATCCCTTGTCCAACAAGTTGAAGAAATGGCTGAAGCTGGTGTACGAACAATCGTCATGGAGGTTAACTCCGGTGGTGGTGAAGCGTCCCACGTTTTCCAAGCCTGTGAAGATATTCGTGCAATCTGCGACGAACACAATATCAAGCTAATCGGCTACGCAGACACTATTGCTGCTTCTGCTGCCTACGCTCTGATTTCTATTTGCGACGAAGTGATTGCCAACCCCTCTGCCTGCCTAGGCTCAATTGGTTGTGTGGTAGCGCTAATGGATGCGTCCAAAGCCTACGAACAAGCTGGCCTAAAGCGCATCTTTATTACCTCCGGGGAAAACAAGGTGCCGTTTGCAGAGGACGGGTCTTTCAAGAAGTCCTTCTTGGATGACATTCAGGAAAGTGTTGATCGCCTAAACGACGAGTTTGCTGCACACGTTTCCAAGTTTACGGGCCTTGATACCAAGACTATTAAGGGCTTTCAAGCCAAGGTATTCGACGCTGACAAGGCTGTTGAAGTAGGTCTTGCAAACAAGGTTATGACTAACAAGCAATTCATCGCCTATGTGGCGAAACTACACAAAGGATTCTGATGCTAGACGCAATTAAGAAGCTGGCGGGTGCCCCTGAAACTGTTCTGCTTTCGGAACACACAGCCCTGCAAGCGGAATTCGAGAATTTTAAGACCAACGCTAACGAACTGCAAGCGATGGTTGAAGCTGACCTGGCTGAAGCTACTTCTAAGCTTTCTGAAGCTCTAGAGGCTCTGGCTGCTGCACAGGCTCAAATCGCTGAACTACAAGCTCAACTAGACGCAACTACAGCAATTGCTGAAGAGGCTGTTGAGTCGGCTGAAGAACTGCGTGCCAAGGCCCGCAAGGAAAAGCTAGAAGCTCTTGTTGGAACTGACAAGGCTGCAACTTTGATGGTTGCTCTGGCTGACACGGAAGACGCCCAATTTGATGCCGTACTGGTTGCCCTAGGTGCCAAGGTTGAAGAAGAGGCTGCTTCTGAAATGTTTACTGAGACTGGCGCGACGGCTTCTGTCGATGCCTCTAATGTGGTTGAAGAATCTGAAACCATGAAAATTCTTAAGGCTCGCTGGGGCCGCTAAGAACTCCTAATCTAGATAAAAGGAAATCAAATGGCTGTTATTGCTACTGATTCGACTCGCTTCAGCGCTGTCGTTAAGTATGAATTTGAACCCCAACTGAGCATTTGCCGCGAGTCTGTTGTTATCAACGATACGGCTCAAACGCTGAAGGTTGGTGCTGTGCTGGGTAAGGTTACTGCCACTGGCAAGTACCGTCTGTGCCTGTCGGCTTCTGCTGACGGCTCCCAAACTCCTGCTGCGATTCTGATTGCAGACGGGCTTGGTCATTCTGGCGACATTACGCTGGCTAACGCCACGGACACTAAGGCTATCGTGCTTGTGCGCGGTCCTGCCATTGTAGCCGACGCTGGCCTGCAACTGGGCACAGGTACTACTCTCGCTGCCGTTAAGACTGCTCTGGAACCCAAGGGTATCCTAGTCGAAACTGCTGTCTAATTAAATAAGGATTAACTAACATGATTATCCGTAGTTTTGGCAATGCCTTTGAGGTACAAGACTGGACCCAAGAAATCAACGTCATCCCTAATCAGTGGGGTACGATTGGTAAGATGGGCCTGTTCCAAGAGGAATCGGTTGCCGAGCATGTGGTGGTTTTTGAAGAAATCATCAAGGATGGCGCTCTGATCGTTGACCGTGTACGTGGTGACCGTGCTCAGGTTGGTAAGGACGCTACTCGTAAGCTGCATACCTTCGCTGTGCCGCACTTCCCGTATGACGACGCTATCAGCCCGCAAGACCTGCAAGGCAAGCGTGCTTATGGATCGGCTGCTGGTGTGGAAACGCTGGATGCTGTGCGTGCCCGTAAGATGGAGCGCATCGTTCAGAACCACGCTTGGACGCTGGAATACGCTCGTGCCCAAGCCCTGACGGCTGGTACAGTTTACGCCCCTAACGGCACTGTGTCTCAAAACTGGTATACAGAGTTTGGCGTAGCCAAGAAGACTGTTGACTTCCTGCTGGGTACTGCTGGCACTGAAGTTCTGGCTAAGATTGAAGAAGGTATCGCCCACATTCAGGACAACACCCAAGGTGAAAATGTCACTGGCGTTGTGGTGCTTTGCTCGCCTCAATTCTTCGCTAAGCTGATCGCCCACGCTGGTGTGAAGGCAGCTTACCAATACTACAGCAGCACTCAAGAGCCGCTTCGTCAACGTCTTGGTGGTGACTTCGCCATCCAGCGTGTGTTCGAGTACGGTGGTGCCCGCTTCGTGGAACTGCGTGACAGCTATGCTGGTAACCCGCTGATCCCCGCTGGTAAGGCTTTCATGGTGCCGCTGGGTACGTCTGCTTTCAAGACCTACTACTCGCCTGCCAACCGCTTCGGTCTGGTGAACACACTGGGCGAGAAGATTTATATGTTCGAGTCGGCCGATAACAAGGGTACGAAGATCGAGATTGAAACGGAGTCTAACTTCGTGAACGCTCTGCTTCGCCCTCAACTGGTTGTCGAGTTCACAAGCTCGAACTAATCGGTTAGGCCCGATGGGGCTTGAATCTGGCCCCCTCCACCCGGAGGGGGCTTTCTTGTTTATGGAGTCTACATGATTATCGACCCAACAACCCCTGTCGGCAAGATTCGTCTTCGTGTTGGTGATTGGCTTGACTTGCCGATCCTATCTGACGCAGTGATTGAGTCAGCACTTGCTGAGTGCAACGATAGCATTCCTCGTGCTGCCGCCCTGTGTGCTAATTACATTCTAGCCATTCTTACGCACAAGACGCATAAGAAGATGGCTCAGCTTGAAACTTGGTCTGACCAGCAATTTGACAACTACGTCAAGTTCATTCGCATGACCATCAACAATCCTCACCACATGGGAATCTCCCCGATCCCATACAACAATACTGGTGACGGACACCCAATCATCGACTTTATCGAAGAGTGGAATAGCGAGTATTCAAGCAACAAGTATTTGACGCTGTGAGGTTTGAATGTTTGAAGACTTCGACCACACAGTTCTACATTTTATGAATGAGTGGGGGTCAGACTTCCAATACATCCGCAGCGTGGATGGGGAATACAACCCTGCAACTGGTTCAACAAGTTCTACAGAAAAGAAGTTCCTTGTACGTGGAATCATGATGGACATGACTCTGCAAAGCAACGGCTTGGGTACCAGGTACGGTACACAAATTCTTGCTGGGGACAAACAATTCTTCATGCAGCCGCCTAACAAGGCGACAGACGGCGCTCCTGCTTTGGTAGTCAACCCGACGACTGATCGAATTAAGCTGGGCAATGTTCTCTACTCAATCGTAACTTTCAAAGAAGTTAATCCAACAGGCGCAGACCCAATCGTATTTGAATTGGTTCTCCGTCGTTAATCCTAAAGGAATATTGAAAATGGCAAAGTGGGTTCACTCCGACGTGCTTGATAACGGTCTGAACGCTATCAAGACCAACGCTAACCGCATGGTGCTGCTGAAGGCATATACGGCTGGCGACTCTTACGCAACGGTCTACACGACCAACAACATCGCTGAAGCAACGATGGCTTCTGGCGACTACACCCTAGCTGGTGCTGCCAACGGTCCCCGCACGCTGACGGTTGCCTCGGGTAAGACTGCCACGGCTGGTAACGGCGGTTCTGGTGCTTCTCCTGACCTTCACATTGCTTTCGTTGACACTGCAACCAGCAAGGTTCTGTGGGTGACGGACGAAACCTCTAACCAAGTGGTTACGGCTGGCAATACAGTCAACTTCCCGTCTGGTCTTGTTTACACAAGCAACCAACCAACCTAATTAGGAGCCTTTAAATGACCCCGCAACAAATCCGTGATGCCGTGACGGCTGACCCTGCTCTGCTTGCGGCGGTGAAGGCTGAGAATCCTGACTGGGCAGCAATCGCTGCCCAAGTCGCAGCAGGTAAGACTCGTGCTCGTGAAATGGAAGTCGGCAACGGCACGATCATCGAGACAATCGGCATGACAGTTGGCAATGCCCTGCTGGACGTGCTGATGAGTTCTGACCCTGCCAGCCCTTATCGCCACATCAAGCCCCTGCTTGAGCAAGGTCGCCTGAAGGCACATTCCCCGCTAATTGCAGGAGCACTGGTTCCCTTGGTTGGTGTTGTCCCTGGGTTCACTGCTACTCACTGTGACATGCTTATCAATCTTGGCAAGCAACCTGAAGTTGTGTCAGTACATGAGTTGACCTCTGCCGTGTTCAACACTGATGGCACTTATGCTGTTTAAGGAGTAATACATGGCAAAGACAATTGACACAGCAGTCAACGTAGTTACGAGCCAGTCTCTTGCTGCTACTGGTACTGTTCGTGGCACTGCTGACGTTCGTACTAAGGATGGCGGACGACTGACTCTGAAGATCACTAACGGTGGTACTGGCCCAACTGCACAATGCGAAGGCCGAGTTCTCATTTCTCATTCTGACGGTGCTACCCCTACTGCTGCTTCGGCAGGCGTGGATTGGAAGACCGTCTTCCGCTTCGGTGGTGGTACCACAGCCTCTACTGTGACTGAACAGTCATGGGTATTTGGCCCTGATGTTCGCCACATTGAAGTTGAATTCACTGGCAACACTGCACAAGCAGTAACTGTTGAAGCTGTTCTAAGCACATTCACATACACCTAATTCGGAGGGGCTATGGGCATCCTTGATTACGTTTACAGAGTTAAGCCGCAAGCAGGGGATGCCGCCCCTCACGATGAGGTCGGTGGTGGGCAGTTTGCAATGTCGTCGGGCATTGGTTCGGCACAGATTGTTGAAGCGGATGGCCGCTGGGGTTGGCGCTTCACTCGCAGCTACTGGCGTCACTATGGAGCTATCAGCAAGGAAGTCTCTGGTGGTGTGGCAAGAGAAGACTCAGTGACCATCGCTGTCCGAATGAAGATTGTTGCCTACGATACTTCCAACGACTTCGACCCCTTGGCTAGCTACATGGCAGGTACAGGCATTTCAAGCGGCTTGACAATCGCCCAAGCTGGTTCGTCTAACCAGTTCGTACGTTCTCGCTATAACAACGCTGGCGCACCGACGTACAACCGACGCACTGACAGCTTCTACACCTATGTCTTGCGTGTCAACACAGTTAATGCCTCTGGACAAGACACTCTAAGGACATGGCGCAGTGACGGCAACGTTAACTCCACCACAGAAGATAACCTACTAACAGGGGTCAACTTCGCCACACAGACTCTCGACGCAGTTCATTTGGGGTCGAACAACGGGACGCTCATCGTCACTGACTTCGTAATCTGGCATGAGTCGTTGTCAGATGAAGACTGCCGAGCGTTGGCTAACAACATTCAACTGGTGGATGGCCCGTCTGCTGGTGCATCACCTGTACGCGAGATTCGTGTTCCTTGGTACAGCCAACCACCCTACTACGTCCCCATCGACCGTTCAAATCGATTTGGCAGCAAGCTGCGCCTCCTGTATTGCCCATCTATGGGCTTTCAGAACTTGGCTAACCCTGCTGAACCGCTGAAGTCCGTTCTGGGCTCTGACAGGGTCTTCTCTCGTGATGAGGGGATTGCGCTCTGCCCAAATAACTCGCTCTCTGGCGGCAAGGTCTTCTTCGCAAACAACCGCACTGAGACTCAGCCTAATGCTCTTACTGTATTTGCGCTCTGCCGCTCTGTCGGTGGTGGAAACAACGGCTTCGTCATCGCCCGCCAGATGGGAACCTCGCAGCCTTCCATCGGCATTGGGGTTCACCGTGGGAGCATGAACGGAATTTCCTTCTCCATCAGTGCGGTTGGAGGCGACGGTTACCTTGGTCTGCCAATGTCAAACCTTGGCTCTGCCGCAATTGAGGGCAAACTGCTGTTTATCGTTGCGACTACCTTGTATGACCCGTCTAGCGGGCTCACATTCTGGACGCTGTACCTCAACGGGCAGTATCAAGCTGGCGGCAACATCGTCGGGCGCATCGACTACAGTCGCACGGATCAAGGCTGGGCGATTGGGGAAGGCTTCGCCAATAGCTCCACTGGCTTCTCTGGGGATATCTTCCTGGCCGGGGTTATTGAAGACTTCTTTGATGCTGATGGTTTCAGCGGTGGCAACATCGAGAAAGAGTTCTCGATTAAGAGTTTGCAGCGCAACCCGTGGCAAATCTTTGAGCCTCGTACTGAGATTCGCAGAGTCATCAGTGCCCCTGCTGCGCCTTCTAAGCAACGGCAACTGCGCAGCAGGTCTATCAGAACTACGCAACCGCAAGAACGGGTCGAAATCAAACCTGAGTACAATGTCAAGGCAGCCTTCTCGCCGTTTGGATGGGATGACGCTGGCATTCATTCTCAAAACATCACCCTAGAAGCTGCTACAGGAGGGCTGGGGTGGGTTGGCGGAATCTCTAGAACAAGAGACATTTCAGGGATTCACAACCGATCTAAGGTGACGGTTGTGGCTCATATGTCTAGACCGCTAGACACTGTTAACAATTTGTGCAAGGTTTCCGGTGGAGGCTATGGTTGGCGAGTGGCCATCGACAACTGGACAGCTTCAGCCGCCCGCCTTACGGTGTATGGTGCTTGGTCAGGCGCAGGCGCAGGCGTAACTGTCCCTTGGACCCAAGGGGCCGCAAAGACAGTTGTGTTTGAACTTGATATGACGGACAACGCCAATGCTAAAGCTAAAATCTACGTGAGCACAGGCGAAACTTATGACCTGAACATTAGCAATAATGTTACAGACCCTACTCCGTCTTCTAACCTTGGGGCTGGTACTGTCGAGTTTGGCTCAAGTAATAGTTCACCTATCCATTTGGTTGCTGTCATCCAAGGCACAAATCCTGAAATGTCAGTAAGTCTTGTTCAAAATCCTTGGCAGATTTTCACAGACATTGAAGGTGCTTCGTACAGTTTCCCTGGCGGTGTCGTTGAGCCTCCCGGCCCTCCATACCGACCAACCAGCGACGTACTGACAACTGGCTGGGTGGCAACACCCACTGGCGATCTGTACGCAGTGTTGGATGACGCTGTAGAGGATGATGCCGACTACGTGACCAGCCCACCTGTGTCCGGTACTCCTGCCCCCGCCACCTTCGGTGTTGGGCCAGTCGATGCTGGTACATGGTCTGTCAAGGTAAGGGCTAAGAAGCAGGGCGGGGATACTGCGGTGCTGAGAGTGAAGCTGCTAGATTCCGGTGACGTAGTTATCGGTACAGCAGGCCCGTTCACGCTAACACCTGACATGCAAACCTTCCAAGCCAACGTAACTACAATTGGAACGGCTGTAAAGGCAAGTCTTGAAGTAACCAACTCGTAAGGAATTGAGAAATGGCATTTACCGCAGTTGGTTCTAGAGGGACTGGGGTAGCATCCACAGCCGGTGGGCAGTTGCAGTTGTCCCCTAATGCTGCTGTAGCGGCCGACCGGCTACTGGTTCTAGTTGTGCAGGGGGATAACAGTTCTGAGCTAGACGGCTCCAACTCAGAAACGGTGTCCTCTGTCACTGACAGTGTGGGTAACACTTGGACTAAAGTAAGGGAGTTTACTTGCTCCCCTACTGCCCAACCCCGGGACGGTACGTTCGTCAGCTTGTGGTATACGGTTACTACCGCTCCACTGGCAACTAGCGACACAATCACCGCTACGTTTATCACATCATCCCTCGTTCACAGGACGATGGGTGTGTTTGAGTTTTCTAAGGGTGCTGGTACTGGCGTCACAGTAGCGACGACCCGTGCAGACAGAATTTACGCTTCCGTAGATTTCCCTAGTGCCCTGGCTTCTAGCCTAGCGTCCAAAGAATACCTAGCCTTCGTCGGTTATGGTAAGCAGGCCAACGCGCTTGGTGCTATCACTCCTAGCAATAATTACACCAACACGGGTTGGAACACTAGAAGTGCCAACGTTAATGAAGCTCAAGCAATGCGGGCCGAGTACCGTATCTTTACGGGCACTTCCACTGGGACTGCTGCGGCTACTCTGAGCGCTACAGGGGATAGTGTTACTGTGATGGGGGTGCTGCAAGAAGTTACACCGCACGACCTCACAACGTCAAACTCTAGCCAGATTAACGAATCAAGTGATGGGTCACTAATTACCAATGCCCAAATCTCTTGGTTTGAGATTGGTACCCCTGCGTCAGCCCATGACCTGACGGGAACAGATTCTAGTCAATCAGCCTCATCTGGCACAGCAGCAATTTCTAGTGTGCATGTCTTGCTAGGAGCGTTGTCTACACAAGTCAACGTTTCATCAACGCAAGTCATCACGCAGGTTCATCAAACAGCAGGAACTACAGCCTCACAAACTGCCTCTAGCAGTACAGGGTCTGTAAGTCAAGCGCATACCCTAGCAGGGGCTAACAGCAGCCAAAGTGCATCTAGCTCGACAGCAACTGTCTCTCAAGTTCAAATCCTTCTAGGAGCGAACTCAACGCAGACAGCAGCATCTAGCTCTGGTTCAATCGGCGGCTCTAGCGCTCTAACAGGTGCAAACAGCACACAGGCGGCAACGTCGGGTACTGGCGCTATTACGCTGACGCTGACTCTAATTGGGGCAGCAGCAGCACAGGCAGCTAATAGCAGCACGGGTGCTATCACCCAATCCCACGCTCTAGCAGCAAGCAACTCCGCTCAAGCAAGCACTTCGCTCGCAGCAGGCATTACACAGACTCACATTCTGATTGGTGCTAATGCAACGCAGGGAGCTACAAGCAGCACGGGTGCCCTTGGGGCTGGTGCTAACAACCTGACAGGTGCCAACTCTACGCAGTCTGCGGCAAGCGGTACAGGCGGTGTTGGACAAATTCATGTCCTGATTGGTTCTAACGCTTCTCAGGCTTCTACAAGCTCTACAGGCTCTGCAACTCAAGTTCACACCCTAGTTGGTACGAACAGCACGCAGGCAGCTAACAGCAGCACAGGAAGCCTTGGCGGGGTGGCTATCAACCTGATCGGTGCAGGAAGCAGCCAAGCAGCTACAAGCACAACAGGGGCCTTGGCTCAGGTTCATGCTTTGATTGCTGCAAGCGCTCTTGCTACGGCTACGTCGGGTACTGGCACGGTTGTTCAGGTACAGCTTCTAACTGGTGCCTCCGCTGCCCAACTAGCAACGTCTGCTGCTGTAGTGATTGGTCAAGACCATCTTCTACAAGCTGCTGCTTCGCTGCAAGGCAACGCTGTAATTGCTATCACGATTACTCAGGCTCACGCTCTGGTTGGTGGCAATAGCACACAACAGCCTTTGTCTGTTTCTGGCGTTCTAACTGCTGTTCAGGCACTCTTTGGGTCTAGCGCAAGTCAGACCAACGAATCGGGAATCGGTGCAATTGCAATGGGTGTTCTATACCCTGTGCCAGTTGTCTCTGTCCTGATCGTGTCTAACCCTTACAGAGTTGGAATTAGCTCGAACCCATACAACGTGCTGGTTCAATCCAACCCTTACAACATCAAGTGGACAAGGTAATGATTATCGAAAGACGCAGGGGCGACACAGCCCCTGACATTTTTACACTGACAGAAAAGGCAACAGGTGACCCAGCCAACTTGGCTGGTTGCTCAGCAGTTCTGACAGTGGATACCCGAGAGAACCCCACTGATGCTACTACCCAGCAGTATCAGCTTGTAGGGGTTATTTCCAATCCTGTTGATGGGGTGATTAAGTTCTCCCCGTCTGCTGCACAGGCTGACAAGCTAGGAACGTTCTATTTTGACGTACAGCTTACGGATGCTACAGGAGCAATCCTGACAGTATCCAAGGGCCAGTATATCTATAAGCAGGACATTACCAAGTAACGGGCTGTGCTAGCTGTAAGCAGATTTGACAAATTAGCTTCTATATTGTATAATGGCAACAATGCAAGGGGGGTTCGCCTCCCAAATTCGAGTTTTTAAGGCTAAGGCAGCCGTAGCCATTAACAAGCAGTGCTACGCAATCAGCCGACAGCTTTTCCTGTTCATTGTAGAACTATCTCCCGACAACGATACCACATTCCCTCAGAAGGCAAATTTTGCCAAGGGGTATTTGAAAAATAACTGGTATCCAACTGACGGGGCAGCTTTTAGTTCGGATGAAGGGTCTTCTGCCGACCAGAGCGGCAGCGCAAGCAAAGCCCGTATCTTGGGCCTTAAAGGCTCCCAATTTCTTCTTAGGGACGGCACTGTCACCCTAGCCAACAACGTCAAATATGCCTTCCGGGCAGAGTACGACGGCTGGCCTGAAGGGGGTGGACCGCTTGGATTGTGGAAGGGCACTAGAAAGCCCTACGCAATGATTGCCCGTTCCCTGATCCTCATGCAAGGCAAGTACCCCTATGTGGGAGGTAAGGCTGACTAATGAGCAACACGCTAATTAGAGCCGAGCTAGAAGCCCGGCTAAAGACTTGGGCTCTAGCCCAAGGGGTTCAAGTTGCATGGGAAAACGTTGGCTTCGTTAAGCCGACAACCCCATTCGTAGAACCCTTTCTAATTCCAACACTGACTCTTGATTCTAATGTTGCTGTAGGTCGTTCTACATACAGGGGCATTTTTCAGGTGAATTGTTGGGCACCCTCCGGTAAAGGAATGCGCCAAGTAGAGGCTCTAGCTGATTCTCTGATTGATGCCTTCCCTGTCGTGCCTAAGACGGGTGCTGTTTCGATTGAATCCACACCCTACGCTTCCCGCCCTATTGAAGACGAGGAAGGTTGGGTAATCGTGCCGGTACGTATTAAGTACCGTTATGAGAACTCCAATTAAGGTAAAGACAAATGGCTACTATTACGCAAACCTCTGCGTTGGATGCTTCTGATGTTGTGACGCTAGCTCGCACAACTCTGACTGCTTCCGATACTTTCACTTATGTACCCGGTGCTAAGCAGTATCTTCTACTGGCTAACAACACTGGTGGGTCTATCACTGCAACCGTGAACGGTAGTGCCAACACGCCTATCAACGTTCAAGGTTACGGCTCTGTCGCTACTGCTGGTGGTAAGGCTATCGCTGTGCCTGCCAACACAACCATGCTTGTAGCTCTTGACGACATTTCTGCGTTCCTGAAGGGGACCATTTCTGTCACGGGTGGCACTGGGCTTATCGCCAGTCTCATCATCTAATTAAACGCATTTAGCTAAGGAAATAAAATGGCTGTAATGACCTCTGCTGGTTCCAAGCTTCACATTGCTACTGGAACTCCTGCTACCTATAACCAAGCTGGCTTTGAAAACGTTGCCCTGACTTATGTTGAAGTTGGTGAAATCGTTGACCTTGGCGAGTTCGGTGCTGAATACAACCTGGTGACCCACACGGCTCTAGGTCAGCGTCAGCAAAAGAAGTTCAAGGGCTCGTTTAACAACGGCGCTCTGCAACTTCAAATGGCCCGCGACACGTCGAACACTGGACAGACCGCTCTGCGTACTGCCCTTAACGACGATGCCAGCTTCTCCTTCAAGGTGACGCTGCAAGACAACACGAAGATTTACTTTACCGGAAAGGTAATGTCTTACAAGACTTCGGTTGGCTCTGTTGACCAGATTACGGGTGCTACTACGACTATCGAAATTGACTCGGTAATCGTTGAAGTCGCTCCTGTCTAATTCACAAATTAAGTGAATGAAAGGCGGGTTCTCTGAAATATGGGAACCCGCCATTTTTGTCATATAGGCTGCAACAAGACAGCCCTCTTTGTTTAACTACCACGAAAGGCATAACAATGTTTAATCTTGATACTCTGGCTCTGAAGACTGATACCGTTCTAGTTGAACTGCGTCACCCTGCTACGGATGAACTGCTGAAGACTGAAGACGGCAAGCCTGTTGGTGTCCACGTTTACGGTACTGCTTCTAAGCCCTACCGTGATGCGATTCACGCTCTGCAAAACCGCGCTCTGAAGCGTGGCAAGAAGGCAGCTAGCGCTGAAGTAATGAAGGAAGAAGCAATCGAACTTCTGGTTGCTATCAGCGAAAAGGCAGAGAACCTGACCTACAAGGGTAAGCCTCTGAACTCTGCTGACGCTTTCCGTGCCCTATACAGTGACCCTCAGTTCTCGTGGCTGAAGGATCAAGTTGATATGGCAGTGGGAGACACTGCGGCTTTTTTGGCCCAGTAAAGGAATCCCTTCTCCAATATGTGAAGAAGCTGGCGTGGCTCAATGCCACGCCTGATGGTGCCAAGATGAGTCGGCGGGAGTCTTATGAAAAGGCTTCCGGTCCCGACTCATTGTTCCTTAGACTCCCCGAATTAGACGGTGCCCAGTACATCGTCCAAATGCTCTTTGAAGCTGGAACTCTCATGCACGCTGGCATGGGGCCTACTCCCTTGACGTGGCAAGAGATTGATGCGTGGCTACGTGTGACTGGAACACAAGCCGAGCTATGGGAGAGGTTGCTTATCAAAGAGCTAAGTCACGCATATGTGAACATGCTTCACGATGCAACTAAGAAAGACTGTCCTGACCCGTATGTGTACGTGGAAGAGGCAGAACAAATTGATCGTACTGCCGTTGCAAACAAGCTGCGTAATGCGTTTGCCAACTTGAGGCGTGCCCCTAATACGGAATGATGATTTAAGGACTGCACATGGATGTAGCACACCTACAAGTACAGGTAACATCAAGGGGTGTTACCAACACTGTCTCTGCCCTGGATAAGCTTGAAAAGAAAGCTGGCGCAGCAGAGACAGCAGTTAAGAGCTTGACTGCCCAAGTTACTAACTTGACGACTGCCCAAGGTGGTCTTAGTTCTGCTACCCAAGCTGCTGCGAAAGCCCAACTACAAGCTTACTCTCAGCTAGACAAGGCTATTAGCACGCTGACTGGTCAGCTATCCACAATGACTGCCCTGATGGCGCAGCTTGGGCAGACAACACTTCAAACGACTGCACAATCCAATGCTCTTGCTGGCTCTCTGCAACGCAAGAGTCAGTGGGGTAATGTGTGGACTTCGACAATGAAGGCGATGATTACGGCTGCTGGTGCCTATCTGTCGCTGAACTTTGCGAAGGGTATTATTCAAGCTGCCGACTCATGGCAGTCCATGCAAGCTAAGCTGACAATCGTTACTGGTACTACTCGTGCAGCTAAGCATGAACAGCAAGCCATTTATGACCTAGCTCAGCGTATGCGCGCTCCGCTAGAAGACATGACTAAGCTATATCAGCGTATGGTCACGCCTTTGGAAACGATCGGCAAGTCTTCTGAGCAAGCTAAGAAGCATGTAGAGTTCCTTGCTTTGGGCTTGAAGCTGTCTGGTTCAACAGCGGCTGAAGCATCGTCCACGATGCTGCAATACTCGCAAGCTATCAACGCTGGACGTTTGAACGGCGCGGAATTCAACGCTGTGGCTGAAGCCTCCCCTGTTGTCTTGCTGAAGATTAAGGAATACCTGATGGCAACATCTGAGGAATTCCGTAAGTCTGGTGGCAACCTGAAGAAGTGGGCTTCTGAGGGAAAGATTACTGTTGAAGTGATGCAAGCTGCTGCTGAAGCTGCCTTGCCTCGCATGCAGGAACAGTTCAAAACTCTCCCTGTCACTGTTGATGACGTACTGACTCGAATCAAGAATGCTTGGACGAAGACGGTAGGTGAGATTGGACAGGACACAGAGTTGGGCAAGAAGATGGTTGCCGCTCTGGAATCCCTTGAGGATAACCTTCCAAAGATCGCTGCTACTGTTGTGCAAGCTTTGGCCTTCATGGCTGAACACTTCCGTACTCTGATTGTGCTGGCTACCACTCTTGTTGGTATCGGTATTATGAAGTGGGCAATGGAAGCTCGGGCTGGGCTTCTGGCTGCTGCTGCTGCTGCGAACATCGCTGCTGGTGCTACGGCTGCTGTTGGGGCTGCTGGCACTGCTGCTGCAACTGGCATGACTGCTGGCGCAACTGCTGCTGGTGTTGCTCGTGTTGCTCTATCGGCTCTAGGGGGTCCACTTGGACTCATTGCTGGTCTTCTAACTGCCGGTGTGACAGCTTGGATGATGTGGGGTGACAAAACTAAGGAAGTTAGCAAGACGACTACAGAAGTCGTTCTCTCCGATCTAGACAAGGTGATTGAGAAACTTGACGTTGAAATTGAACGTCTAAAGGAAAAGGCCCGTCTGAAGAAGCTGCTTGGTGACGGTGCTGTTGATGCTGCTGAAGGGAATGACAACCTGACAGCTATCAATAAGGCTCTTGCTGAAATCAAGACAACTGAGGCTGCCCTACAGCTTGCCCGTGAAGGGGCGATGACTGGGGATGAAGACTCTATTAAGGCTGTTAGACAGTACACGCAAGAGCTTGACAAGCTGAACAAGAAGCTGGACGAGGCAACTGCTAAGCAAGCTGAGTTTGCTTCTGCTAATGCTGCTGACCAAGCTGCAAAATTGAAAGTCCGTCAAGACTCGTATCTGAACAACTTTGACGAGACTTACGGCACGAAGCAAATGAAGATGGCTGCGGCTATCCGGGCAGAAGAAGCTAAGGCTGCTGAGCTAGGTTTGAAGCTGAATGAAAAGCAGATTCAAATGATTCGAGACAAGTTCAAGACAGAGACAACCTCCCTGTCTGCGAACGAACGTCTGACAAAGACCTACCGCGACCAGCTAGAAGCTATCGAGAAGCAGAACAACAGCCTTCGTGCTAAGGGAACAAAGACTGAAACTCATTCTGAGTTCGACAAAGCAACTGATGAAGTAGTCAACGTATACAACGAGATTGCCAAGAACCAAGAAAAGATCAACGAGGGTGTTGACGGCAAGGTCAAGCTTAACAAGGAAGAGATTGGTCTTCTTGAGCAAGCTAACGCCAAGCTTCGTGAACAAGCTGCGATCACTCTTCAGAACGGTATTGCCAAGGATGAAGACGAAGCTTTCAAGAAAGCTCTAGCCAAGGCTGAAGCTGCTAAGGAAAAGCTGGACTCTTACCTAGATGCAAACAAGGCTGATAGGTTCGGTAACGCAATGGCTAGTGCCTTTGGCAAAGTTGGTAAGGCTATCGGTCAAGCTGGCGATGCGTTGATTAAGTTCCATCGTCGCGGGGAAGCTGCGGAGAAGGCTAAGGCTAACGCCAAGGCTGCGTACCTAGACGGTCCTGTTAAGGATGAAGTTAAGTACGCTAGGGCTGTTGGAGAGATTGAGAAGCAGCAAGCGGCAGATCGTATTGATATGTACGCTGACGTGCTTCAGGCATCTAAGGGCTTCTTCAAGGAACACACTGCTGCCTACAAGGTACTGCATGCTGCTGAACAAGCATTCCGTGTCTACCAGTACGCATCGGCTGTCAAGAATGCTGCCGTTGAAATGGGCTTGATCGAAGCGACTACGGTTGCTCGTATTCAAGGCTACGCAATGGCTGCATGGGAGTCGATCAAGAGCACTGGGATTCAGATTGCTCAAGCAATGGGCCTTGGTGGTGTTCTGGCTACGTTGGGCGTGATGACTCAGGCTCAAGGTGATCCCTACTCAGCATGGGCACGTATGGCTGCTATGGCTGCTGTAATGGCTGGCCTAGGCTTCGCTGTCAGTGGTGCTTTTGGTGGAGGGGGCCGTACACAGAACGCGCCTAAGTTTAACGAAGGTAAGGGCACAGTGTTTGGGGATGCTGATGCGCAAAGCAAGTCCATCGCTAGGTCGATTGAAAAGCTAAAGGACGTTGACACAATGACAATGCGATACAGCGCTCAAATGCTGGATTCGCTGCGTAACATTGAAGCGTCTATGGCTGGTGTGACCAACCTAGTGCTGCGTAATGGTAAGGTCAACACAGGTGAACAGTTTGGTGACCTGCGACTAGGCAAGCAAACTGCTAAGGGGCTTATCGAGAAGTGGACAGGTTCTAAGGGCTTCCTTGAAATGTTCAACCCTGCGTTCAAGGCTTTCCAGAACTCACCTATTGCCCGTTGGCTACGTGGTTCGGAAACTCGGGAACTGACTAACGCTGGTGTGGCAATGAAGGGCACGCTTGCTCAGCTTATTGCTGGACAAGGTATGTCTGAGTTCAGCACTGTGAAGACAACTTCTAAGCGTTGGTATCGTGGTACGAAGACTTCCTATGAACATCACTTCGATTCGCTTGATGCAACGATTGCTCGTCAGTTCGGACTGATCTTTGATTCGTTCGGGGATGCAATCAATGCAGCCGGTGAAGCGCTAGGGGTACCGCTAACTGAAATTCAACAGCGTCTGCAAGGCTTTGTTGTTGACCTTGGCATGATCGACCTTAAGGGTCTTTCAGGTGAAGAGATTCAAGAGCGTTTGTCGGCTGCGCTTGGCGCTGCTGGCGATGAGCTAGCTGCAAAAGCTTTGCCGGGGTTCCTAGAGTTTCAGCGTGTTGGGGAAGGTTACCTAGAGACTGTTGTACGAGTTGGGTCGGGCGTTGAACAAGCTCAGTACGAACTTGAAAAGCTTGGTATTACAGCCCTCCATTGGAGTCTGATTCTTAACAAGCAGGCCGAAGACGTTGGCGGGGAGTTGGTCAAGCAGTCGATTATGTGGCAGGAATGGGGCACTGGAATCGGTGAGATTATCATGTCCCTTGATGGCACAGCATCTGAGATTGCTGATATCTACCGCGAACTGAAGACAGTGCAATCACTCATGGTTGGCGTGGGGCTAGGTTCTAACCTAACTCGTGATTTGATCCGTGCTGCTGGTGGACTGGATGCCCTGCATGACGCTTTGGGTGCCTACTCTGAAAACTTCTTCAGTGAAGCTGAACAACGTGCGATGAAGGGTGCGCAACTAGCTGTGGAATTCCAGAAGCTAGGTCGCACAATGCCTCAAACGAAGGAAGGCTTCAGGGCTCTTGTAGAGTCGCTAAAGGCTGCTGGCAATACAGAAATGGCTGTGAAGGTGATGCTTCTGGCTGAGTCGTTTGCTGAGTGGGCTGACATGGCTGGCTCTGCTTCCCAAGCTGTTGAGGAAGCCCGGGACAATCTGCGTGACGCTTACGAACGTGAGAAGTCTGCGATTGAAGAGGTTCAGGAAAAGTGGGAAAGCTTTGCCAAGAGTCTTCGTGATTTCAAGGCAGACCTAATCACTTCAGACCTAAGCCCCTTGACGAACCAGGAAAAGTATGCTACACTGAGGGCTCAGTTCGAGAGCACTCGTGCGGCTGCGATGAGCGGTGACGAAGATGCTATCGGCAAGTTTGAAAGCATCGCACGCGAATTCCTGACGTTCTCTCGTGAGTTCAATGCCTCCGGGGTCGCCTACACGGCTGACTTCCAGCGAGTGCTTGACGCGACAACTCAGCTTGAAGGTATTGCGGGAACCAAGGCTTCGGATGCTGAAAAGCAACTGGCTGCCCTTGAGAAGCAGGTTGAAGGTCTTATCGAAATCAACGAGTCTGTGCTGACAGTTGCGCAAGCAATCGCAGCGCTACAGGCCGCGATGACAGGGACTGCCAACCCTCCTGCTGTATCTGTGGACAACACAAGCGCCATTCCGACAACACCAGACCGTTCTACTGCTTTGGCAGCGGAGCTTGCGGCTGTTCGTCAGGAGCTAACAACTCTGCGTGAAGAACAGGCTAAGCAGACTGTGGCCCTAATTGCTGCAACTGTTGAGTCGAATGAACAGAACGCTGCTGTTGTTGTGAACGGGCTATGGGAGTCTGATAGCGTGGGTTCGTACAGACAACGCGCACCACAAGCAATGAATTAAAGGAACTTTAGTTAATGCCAATTACGAATCAGCAATACCAGGCTTGGTTGAATGACCAAGACGCTATCCGCTGCATTCTAGTTGAGGTTGATGTGAAGCTAGCGGGTGGCAGCAATGTCACCCGCTATTTGTCCAATAAGGGGTACGTTACGTCCCCAACGGACACACCAGCTAACACAGAATACCCTCCACTGATTGTAGGCGGGGTCAAGTTTTCACAGAGCATTTCCATTGACGGCTCTGTATCACTGTCCTTCGGTGACTTGGAACTGAACAACCATGATGGCTCTTTGGATTCGTGGTTGGATGACTTTTGGGTCAACCGAAACATTACAGTCTATGCCGGTGATGCCCGCTGGGCCAGAGCCGACTTCAGACAGATTTTCACTGGTGTTGTGACGGGCGTTGATAGCCGTAGCCGCAACAGAGTGAACCTAAAGCTCAGTGACAAGATGCAGAGGCTTAACACGCCGATCACTGAGACTAAGCTTGGTGGAGGAACTACCAATGCTGACCAGCCTCTGCCGTTGTGCTTTGGTGAATGTCACAACGTAGAACCCCTTCTGGTCGATCAAGCCTTGCACAAATACATGGTGCATGATGGACCCATTGAAGGGATCATTGAAGTGAGAGATAACGGTGTACCTGTTCTCTTCACTGCTGATCTAAGTACAGGAACATTCTTCCTTGAGCAAAGCCCTGCTGGACAAATCACAGCTAGCGTTCAAGGTGATGCGCCTGGTGGTGTGTATACGAACAACCTAGTCAACATCATCAAGCGACTGGTGAAGGACTACGGCAACGACACACTGCGATTCACTGATGCTGACCTAGACCTAGCTTCCCTGAATGCTTTCGCTTCTGCCAACCCTCAACCAGTTGGGCTGTACTGCAAGGAACGCACAAACCTTCTAGAAGCCATCCAAACGCTCGCAGGAAGCGTCGGAGGTCGTTGTGTAGTGTCCCCTACAGGCTTGCTCTCAATCGTCAAGCTGACGCTGCCACAGGGCTCCGCAGGGACCACTGTTGGGGCTGGGGATATGGTGGATCGTTCGCTAGAGATTGCGTCGATGCCTCCTGTGGTTGCCAGCGTGAAGGTTGGGTACGCAAAAAACTGGACTGTCCAAGACCTTCAGACAGGCATCGTGGAAGAACACCGCAAGCTGTACGCTGAGGAATGGCTGACACAGACTCGCTCTGACTCTCTGGCTGCAACCAACTTCAATCTCTTTACTGATCCGAAGATTGAAGAAACTCTCCTGCTGACGGCTGGGGACGCAGCCACTGAAGCTCTGAGGCGTCTGAATGTGTTCAACGTTCAACGTAAGGTGTTCAAGTTTGCTGGCTACGCTGGGCTTCTGTCTCAGAAGGTTGGTGACCCAATGACGTTGCAGCATAGCCGCTTCGGACTCTCAGCAGGTAAGACGGGCCAGATTCTTTCTATCACTACAGACTGGTTGAAATCACGAGTAGAAATTGAGGTAATGATTTAATGGCTGCTATTGTTAATGCTCGGGATGTACTACTACAAGCGTCTGACGCTCGTACTGTAGGTATCTCGATTTCCAACCTTGTCCTGACTACCGAGCAACTGGGTAGCGTGAACAAGGGAGTGACCCTGAAGGCTTCTTCACAAGTCTTCCAGATTTCTAAGACCAACGTTGTCACTCCTGCGTCCGTAACCCTTGCTGTGACGATTCGGGGCTTTGCTGCTGGGACTGTCCCGACATTGACATTGAGTGCAGGGACGATGAGTGTTACTCCTTCGTTTACGAACGGGGTGTACTCAGTCAACCCAGCAGACATGACTTCGGATGTTGTGACCTTTAAGGCCACAGTCACAGAGACTGATGCTGAGGGCAACACGCTAACCTACGCTGACGAAATCACAGTCATCAAGGTACGTGAAGGTGTGGATGCCATCAACGGGCTACTAACCAATGAATCCTTTGCTATCCCTGCTGACCACTTGGGTAATATCCTAAGTTGGACTGGTGCTGGCGGAAGCTTCAAGGTTTTTCATGGTACTGTTGACGTGTCGAACGTATGCACGTTCCAAGTGCTATCCAACACTTCTAGCGTACAAACAACGATTAATAGCAGTGGGGTCTACTCTGTCACTGACTTGTGGCCTACTGGCGCAGACAGCGTATCCGTAACCTACCGAGCTACCTTCGGTACATCGCTATTCCTTGACAAGACGTTCACTCTATCTCGCGTTAAAAGCGGTACTCAAGGTTCCGGGTTCACCATTACAGCTACGTCGCAGACTTTCACATTTGATGCTGCTGGTGCCGCTTCCCCTGCCTCTCAGACGATTACATTTAACGCTATCCTAACTGGTGGGCTAAGTGGTACGGCAATCTTCGTTTGCACTCTGTACAACTCTTCGGGTACAAGCCTTGGCACTGTGACGTTGGGGGGTACTGGCAATACCCGCACTCTAACTCTTGCTCAGTTTAGTACAGCAGCTTATGCCGTAGTTTCTGCCTCGCTAAGCACGTTCTCCGATCAAGTCACAGTTGTACGTTTGAAGGACGGAGCCAACTCTGTAAGCGGCTTTCTGACAAACGAGTCTCACGTTATTGCAACGGATGCTGCTGGAACAATTTCCAGCTACACCGGATCGGGTGGTACGTTCAAGGTGTTTGATGGTTTGGTTGATAAGACAACCAGCGGGCAAGTTACCTACAGCGCACCTACTCAAACTGGCATTACAGCAACGATCAACTCGTCAGGTGTCTACACGTTGTCTGGAATGACAGCCGACACAGCCACTGTTACCTTCCAAGCTATCTACACTGGCGTTACTCCTAACGTAACGATTCAGAAGCAGTACACGATTGCCAAGTCGAAGGCTGGTACAAGCGGTGCTGCGTTTGTATTGACAGCTACAGCACAGACGTTCACGTATGATAGTTCTGGTGCAGCTAACCCTGCATCACAGACTATCACGTTTACGGCTGTTCTCTCTGGCAGCTTGACGGGTACAGCAAACTTCGTATGTACCTTGTACAACGCAGCGGGTGCAAGTCTTGGAACTGTGGTGCTAGGAGGCACAGGTAATAGCAGAACGCTAACTCATACTCAGTTCGGCACTGCACAGTATGCTATTGTGGCTGCTGACCTATCAGGCTTCAGCGACCAGATTACGGTCTATCGCTTGAAGGATGGTGTTAATGCTATTACAGGCTTCCTGACTAATGAATCTCATACCCTACCAGCCGATAAGGATGGTGTTGTTGCTGCTGGTGCCTATGCCAGCGCTGGGGGTACGTTCAAGGTCTACGATGGGCTGACAGACGTAACCGCTAGCGGACAAGTCACTTTCCTACGGGAAGTTGATACTGGTATTACAAGTACACTGAGTACGTCCGGTGTCTACTCTGTCTCTGGTATGGGCGCTGGTACTGACGTAGCTACCTGCTTGTTCCGTGCTACGTACAAGGGTGTGATTATCCAGAAGCTGTTCACTGTCACAAAGGCTAAGACAGGGGCTAACGGTGCTAATGGTGCGAATGGTGTACGTGGTTCTAAGCGCTTTGTAGTTAGTGGAAGAACATCGTGGGATAGCACTGTGGCAACAACCACAGCCTCCGTTGATGGTGGGCCTGTGTTGATGGACGAGGTAACTCAGACCAACAATACATCGTTCTCTGAAACCCGTTACTACGATGGCTCCACTTGGATTGTTGCTGCGGCTTCGATCAACGGGAACCTAGTTGTGAATGGCACGATCATCGGTGACAAGATGGCTGCTAACACAATTACAGCAGCCAAGATTGCTACAGGCACTATCACTGCAACGCAAATTGCATCGGATGCTATTACGTCAGCAAAGATTCTAGCCGGTGCCGTTGACGCTACGAAGATTCAAGCAGGGTCTATCAAGGCAGAGCATGTTGTGGTTGCTCCACGCTCTCTCAACCCTGACCCGTTCTTTGCTCAGACAACCCGTTGGAACGGCTTTGCAGAACGCCAAGCTCGTGCTTCGGCTCCGGGAGGTAACTGCCCTCATGCGTGGGCTGCAAGGTTCACTGCACAAGATAATTATCGACTAACACTTGATGATTGGGTTTCTGTAGTGCCGGGAGAAACATACCGAGTTAGTTGCTGGGTTTGGAGGGTTAGCACAAGCACTCCTGTTTGTGGTGTGATGCTAGCATTTGGTAATGCGGCAGGAAGCATTTGGAACGGTACGCAATTGGGTAACCAGATTAGTTCAGCAGGTTCATGGCAATTCGTGCAAGGTACTTACACAGTGCCTGCGGACGGGTCCGTTCGTTACCTATCTGTCGGCCCTTGGAATGCCTCTGCGCATGCTACAGGAAACTGGTTCTCTGATTTGCAGATTGAAAAGATGGCTGATGCTAACTTGATCGTTGATGGGGCTGTAACTGCATCCAAGATCAACATTAAAAACGGTGCAACGTCTGGTCGCGTTGAAATCTCAAATAACCGAATCGAAGTCTATGACACAAGTAACGTGCTGAGAGTTCGGATCGGTCTACTCTAAAGAGGGCTCATGCCATACGGAATTAACGTCTACGGACCTGGGGGAATGCTTCTAACAGACCCTCAACTTCCCTCTGCTGGTCTGTTTGTTGAGCGTATTGTGTTGAACTACGGGCAGACGCTATCGAAGGAATACACAGGGGTGCCGGCTGGTGCCCTTGTTGTTCAAGCTGTTGACGTTGGAATGCACGATTGGACGATTGACAGCATCAACGGCAACGCCCGTTTGAACTTCACTGCCTACCTTACTTCCAACACATTGAGGCAGGTAGGGTCTACGTTCTTCGTATATGCAACTAGAACGTGGGAACCAACCTACGGGCTCATGTGCCTGAACGACGCTGGGGATAGGTTGTTCTCGACACTGTACCCACTGGCTGAGTTCATTGGTAAGTCCGCTGTTGGTGTTAGCCAAATTGGGTCGGATTTCTCTATGGGCGGTTATGTCCACAGGACGTACCGGACCTCTAGCACATTTACCTGTACCCCGAACGAGTGCATGGTACTGCTGGAACTACCAGATAGCGGCCAGGACGTGTGGTTCCATTACGATTGGTTTGCAGTTAGTGCGGGTGTATGGAGAATTGATGTACTTGTGGCCTTGCCTTCAGGTGTTACTCCTACTCTACCCCCTTCAGTAATGGTATTCAAGGTCAGAAACCTTACATCGAGTTCTGAAACATACGGGGTGCGTGTTTTTGACGCTAGTGGAAACGTTACGTTTGATGCTGGTAAGCGTCACCTAGTTCTGAAGGAACTTGGGACAGGGTATACAACCCCCGTTAACCCATTCACTGCTGCTACCTCCAAATCCTTTACCAACCTTACTGGTTCCCGGTCAGTTAGGGTACCCACATATAGGTATGAGACTTGGGTTGCTCGCTCAGGACAGGCTGCTAGTGACTACGACGAGTACAAGACTTTTACTAGACGCTCAGGTAGCTCTCTGACTTCCAAATTCATCAAGATTGGGGTCGGATTTCAAGACGCCCCTGTCAACGAGAGCTACTTCTTCGGCCAGAGCTACGGGCACGTTATCCCGATTGTTGACCCAGCCCTCTATCCATTCACTTAAGGAGCGAATATGCCATTTCTAAAGACGTACAAGACGCCTAACGGTGCCACTGCCGAGTTCCATAAGGTGACGAAGGTGGAAACCACCCCTGATATGCAGGGCATTGTAATTGTGGTTACTAGCTGGGCCAGTCAGGATGACTACCTGAATAACAAACCTCCGTGCTGGACAACCTACGAGCACAAAGCTCTACCAAGCGAACTAACAACCCTTGTGGGTGATTTGGTGCTTGGGGCGGGGGAGTTTGTAGGGGCTAGCCTAGTTGCTGATCCTGACGGCTCCCTAGAGGCTGCAAAGGCCCGTAAGAAGGCTGAAATCAACCAAGCAAGGCTCAAGGCTAACCGCAGCACATTCCCGTTTGCCGGTAAAGACATTCAGTGCGACGAACTAAGTCGTTCTGATATTGATGGTGTGCAAGGCTACGTAGCCCGCCATTCTTCTCTTCCTGCTTCCTTCCCGGGTGGGTGGAAGACGGTTGATAACTCATTCGTAGCAATTCCCGATGTTGAGACTTGGGATGCTTTCTACGGAGCCATGTTGGCTCAAGGCACAGCTAATTTCATGAAGGCTCAAGGTTTGAAAGCCGACGTGGATGCAGCGACCACAATTGAAGAAGTTAATGCAGTAATGTGGTGATATAAATGATTACTCTGTACCTCACAGCTAGCCGCACATTCGGTGGCTACGCAATCCAACTATTTACTTGGTCTAAGTGGAGCCATATTGCTATCGAGGATGGTGACCACCTGATCGAAGCACATTGGCGTTATGGGGTACGGAGAGTCCCCAAAGAAGAGGGTTTGAAGAAGGTTAGCCGTATGGCTGTCATCAAGGTTGAAACCAAGAATGACGAAGCTGTACTAAAAGCCTGCCGTAGCCAGGTGGGCAAGCCTTATGACTACTCTGCGATTCTGAGTTTCCTGATTCGTCGGGACTGGCAAGAAGATGATGCTTGGCAGTGTGCAGAATTGATTGCTTGGGCATTTGCTATGGCTGGGGAACCTATTTTCCGACCAGACAGCGTATCTCGAATTACTCCCGCTCATTGGTGGTTGGTGGCTCCAAATAGACTGCTGCAACCTTGATTTTATTAGGGAAATAGTGTATAATGGCAAATCTACGAATTGTTTACGATAATGCTGCAAACCGTACTACTACGCTTGCAGCTTCCTCTGTGGCTGGCTCTCTCGTAGCTGCCAATCTTTTGACAGACATTAAGACCCAAGTTTGGCGTTCTACTGGCACTTCTGCCACCCTAACCCTGACTTGGACTAACCCCGAGCTTATCGGGTGTGTCTGCCTACCTTACACAAACCTTACGTCTACAGCCACTATCCGTGTACGAGGCTATACGGACTCTGGTGGTTCTACCCTAGCTTTCGATACTGGCACACAGATCGCAGCCCCGAGTGCTTTCGGAGCTTCTAGCTGGGGTACTTTGCCTATTGGTGTCAACGCATACAGCTATGGTGGTGGCACATACGGAGGCATTTGGTTCACGACAACTGCTGTACGCAGGCTAGTCATTGACCTTGTAGACACTTCCAATACGAGTGGCTATATCGAAGCAGCCCGCATTGTCTGCGGTGCTTATTGGACTCCATCAATTAATTGTGAGTATGGAGCCGTAGTTGGTGCTGGGGACATGAGCCGTCACGAACGCGATGACGGGGGCAACCTACGCACAGACCGTGGCCCTCGCTTCAAGACGCTTCAGTTTGACATGACGCTGCTGCCAGCAGCCGACCGTGACCAAGTGTGGCGTCTGATGTATGGCAACGGCATGGCAACGCCGATGTTCGTTAGCTTGATGCCAGAAGACACAGACAAGTCTGGTGAGCAAATCTTCCAGATTTACGGGAAGCTGTCTAAGTCGCATTCGATTCGCTATCAGTTCTACAACCAGTTCAACTCACAAATTGAACTAGAGGAATTCTAATGTCCACACGCTTTTATCCCGGACAGACAGACTACATCGTTCAACTGAACTTGATGGACGATGCTCTGAATGCTGCTGGTCTTGGTGGGAACTTCACCACAACAACACTGAGCATCAAGGATGGCTCCGACACGACTAAGGAACTGAAGTTCAACGTGGCTGGATTCACTACTGGCACAACTCGAACATTCACGTTTCCCAACTCCAACGCTACGGTTGCTGGTCTTGAAGTTGCTCAGACGTTCACGAACACACAAGGCATTACTCACACCAACCCTACGCTGCTGTCCCTGACTCGCTCTGGCAACGCTGCCAATGCGAACATGAACTTCGTGACGACAAGCGGCTCTGTGTTCATTGGTCAGGGTACAGCCAACTCGTTTGCTATCGGCAACTCGAACAACCTGACGACAGGGCAGTGGTTCACACAGTCTGCTACGGCTGCCACAACGATTGGCAACTTCACCATTGGTGGGTTCCTGCTTCGCTCCGTGGCTACAGGTATCTCTGCTGCTGGCACGAACCAAGGCTCTGCATTCATCCTGACCAAAGACCTGAACGTAGTTTCAACAGTCACAGCAGGAACTGGTGTCATCCTTCCTGGTGCTCAGGGTGCAGGACTCTCTGGTGTTGTGGTTCACAACGCTGGTGCAAACCCTTTGAACGTTTATCCTCCGGTCGGTGGAACGATTAACTCACTTGGTCTTAACGCTGCCTTGGTCATTCCTGCTGGTGAAAACAGAACGTTCTTCACTAGCTCGACAACGCAGTGGTACACGCTATCCGGTACGGGTGCTGGTGGGGGCTCTGGTGATGTAACCCTAGCAGGCGCACAAACGTTCACAGGGGCTAAGACATTCAACGCTGGTACCTTGCTATTGGCTGGTGCTACAAGCGGCTCTATGACCCTTGCAGCCCCTGCTACAGCCTCTGGTACTGTGACCTTCCCCACTAGCGGTACGGTGGTGATTGATGGACAAGCACACACGACGACAGCCCCAGCAGCAGGCGACAACAGCAACAAGGTGCCTGACACAGCTTGGGTCAACACAGCAATCGGAAACCGTGCGTTTGCAGGTAGTGGTGCCCCTGCTTCTAGCCTCGGCTCTGTGGGTGCCTATTACATCCGCACTGATGCTCCTTTTGACGGAGTGCTGTACTACAAGTCTGGTGCGTCAACTTGGACTATTGTGTCTGGTCCCGTTGCAACCCTAGCCGACCTCCACACAACATACCCTGCCAGTGCCACATACGAAGGTTGCTGGGTTCGTGTGAACGAATACCGCATGGACTTTGAGTGTGTGAACTTGAGTGGAACCTACTACTGGGTGCCGATGGCTAGACGCCTTGCCTTGATTAACAACTACACAGCTACATCGGCTGGGGCTGGCAACGGCACTACGTTCCAAAACATTGCTGCCCTAGGCTTCACGATCCCTGCAAAGATCATTGTGCCCGGCTGCCGTGTACGTTTCGAGCTAGCTGTGAGCTACACAGGTACATCGCCTACAGACACTCGTGCTATGCGTATCCGCCATGCAGCTACAGCTTCTGCTGTGCTTGAGTGCAACAGTACAGCGACTACTCAGAACACGACACTCGTTCGTACACAGAACGAAATCAAGTTCAGAAGCTCTACTCAGGCTCTCATCATGCACTGGTCAGACAGTGATGGCTTCACGCAGAACTGGGGTGTATCAACTCCCACGCTGACGTATGACATTGCTAACGCACATGCGTTTGAAGTTGGTCTTGTCTCAACACCCTCCACAAGCTCTGCGACAGTTGAAGCACGAGAAGTAGAAATCTTCTACCCACAATAAAGGAGTTCGTATGCCACGTATGGCAAGAATTCGGCAGCGTCCGACTGAAGCCATCCCCGGAGGGGGTAGCGCCCCGGCTCCTGCCAACAACACAATCAAGAAGATGGCTTGGTATGTCCCTAGTGGGTCTGCCTATACAAGTCTTCTTGCTAAGTTCGACCAGATTGTCTACCACCTTCCTCCGCTGACTGCTTCTGCTTCTACGTGGAATACACAGACAGAGGCTGTGAAGGCTGCTGCGATTGCAGCGGGTAGAGAGACATTGGTGTTCAACTACTGTATCGCTTATGAAACCCCTCATGCGGGTGGACAGCTATACGGGGTAGGCACAATCACTCGAACAGTAAATGGGTCAACAGTCACTGTCAGGGTGACGCTGAAGAACCGCTTCGGCAACACAGCTAGTCGCCCTAGCTCAATGTCTGTTGGCTCTACGTTCTGGATTTTCCAAGCTGGTGTCTCAGCCTATAACGGCTCATGGACTATCACAGCTACAGGGACTGACTACGTTGAGTTCCAACCTGCAAGCAACACGTCTGCCTACTCAGCAGCCGATGACACCACAGGGCAAGCTCTAACGTGTTCTGATGCGACAGTTATCCGTCACTTGATGACAGGTACAAAGGGTGGCTCCACTCCTGCGTACACAGTTGGTGGACAGCCATGTACAGGCATCAAAGACAACCCTAGCTGGTTCGTATGGAAGGTTGGGACTAGCGGACGACGCACGTTTTGGGGTGACTTTGAAAACTATCACATGAACCTCACGCAATGGGCTTCTGCGGATAGTCGAGGGGATACGTACCCAACGTGGCAAGCTAAGTGGTACTGGGGTGCCCACTGGTCAGCCCTGACTGGCCTTGATGGGGCCTTCATTGATAACTTCATCGTCCCTCGTGACGACAAGATCAACGATGCTCAATACGGCTCAGCTAACAAGCCTTTCATGGATTGGAAGCGTCTAGGCAGTCAAGCATCATGGCAGCGTTATGACGACGCAGACATTATTGCTTCGCACACACAAGGCACAGCCAACTTTGCTGAAGCCATCCGCGTAGCTTCAGGCAATACGATGATCCTGTGCGGCAACGCCGACACAGCCTCTGGCGACCCAGCCCCGAGCAATCTGGCTGGTGCAGCAGAACAGCTTTACCTTGAGCTATTCCTGAACATCCGTTCTGAGACTCTTAGCTCTTGGTACAGCACTAAGTTTGCAGCCCGTATGGCTTCAATCCCGCTGGCTAAAGCTCGCATGAAGGCACACGCAAAAAACATTGTGTGGCTGCATGTGACGATGGCAGCAAAGAACAACTACGCAGCCGTTCGTTCAGCAGTAGCTATGGCTATGATGAATGACGGGGTAGGTGTGACTGTCGTTGCTAATGACGACACTGACGTTAACCCAACCACAATGTTTGAATACGTCCCGACGTACTATGATCCATTTGACATTGTGATGGGCACTGCAATTGACCCTGTTCAAACAGCAGCCCGAGGCGACGGTACATGGCGACGTGAGTACAGCAGAGCTTACCCAATCATCAACCCAACAGGCACGTCTAAGACTGTGACAGTGGGAAGTGGTTGGTATTTCCCTACAGGTACACAAGACCCGGCAGTGGATAGTGGGGCAGCAGTTGGCACATCCGTCACTGTTCCTGCTTACACAGCATATATTTTGGTAAAGCCATAAGGGCTTGAGGTAGCTTTATGATTGATAAAAGCCCATTGGATTATTTCAACAACGGAGAACTGCTAACTTACCTGTGGGTAATTGCAGTTTCTTTTTGGGGTGGAATGGTGTCCTATTTTGACAAGATGAAAACTTTCTCGTGGAAGAACCTGGCAATGCACTTGTCGTCTAGTTCTTTCGCTGGTCTTATGACATTCCTTCTGTGTCAGTCTGCCGGAATCACTGGGCCTTTGGCTGGTGTATTCTGCGGTGTGGCTGCCCACATGGGAACTCCTGCACTGATTAACTTGCTGATGCGTAACCCTCAGTTCAAGAAGTTCTTCGGTGAAGTGGAGGGTAAGAAGGGGAAGTAAATGAGAACCGGCACTAAGGGTCGGGCAATCATTAAAAAGTGGGAGGGGCTGCCCAAGCCCCTTTCCAATGGACTCTACCCCCCGTATATCTGCCCGACAGGGCATTGGACTCTAGGCTATGGCAGCCTAAAAGATTTGGATGGCAACCCCGTAACAGAGGATACGCCACCTATTACAAAAGACCAAGCTGAAGAACTCTTGGACAGAATGCTCCCGGAGTATGAGGGCTACGTCAATTCATCCGTAAAGGTACCACTGACACAGGAGCAATTTGATGCTCTGGTTAGTTGGACGTACAACCTCGGACCATCCAACCTCCGCAACTCAACAATGCTGGAAAGGCTCAACGCTGGCCTGTACAACGAAGTGCCTGCCCAAATGCAACGCTGGAACAAGGGTAGAGTTGATGGCAAGCTGGTTGTGCTGGCTGGGCTGAAGGCCCGTAGAGAGGACGAGGCGGCCCTGTGGGCTTCCGCTCCGCTAGGAGCCACCCCTGTAGCTCCCCCTCCTGTTCAGGCTCCTGTAGAGGCTCCTAGACCCCTTCCTGAGCCTGTTCTGCCCCTAGGCCCCCTGACGCCAGAGGAAGAAGCTGTGTTGAGGGCTGCCCTAGAGATTCTGATTCGACATTTGAAAGGAAAGTAGCTATGTGGGCTGCAATTATTCCAGTGCTGGGCACTCTGCTTGACAAGGTGCTGCCCGACGCCAACGCTGCCGCAGACGCTAAGCTGCGAGTGTTGGAGCTAGCTCAGAAGGGCGAACTGGCTGTGCTTGATGCTGACGTGAAGTTGGCTATGGGCCAGCTTGAGGTTAACAAGATCGAAGCAGCAGACCCCTCGCTATTCAAGAGTGGGTGGCGGCCCGCTGTGGGCTGGATTTGCGTCATTGGTTTGGCGTATGAATTCCTGCTGCGTAACCTGCTGCCTTGGCTATTCCAAGGCTTCGGGCTGGAAAGCTTCAAGGCTTTGCCTAGCTTGGATATTGAAGCAATGATGACGCTTCTGCTAGGTTTGCTAGGTCTTGGTGGACTACGCACGTATGAGCGTGTAAAGAACAAAGCGTAAAGAACAAAAGCCCGAGGCTTTCGCCCCGGGCCTTCATGGACATAAGACTTTATGCCGTGGTAGGTGTATGGCCCCCTGCGAAAGCAGGGGGCTTTTTTATTTGTTGTTGCCGTTGATTTGGCGACGAATGCGCTCAATCTCTCCGATCAAAGCTGCCAGCACTTCTCTAGCGGCGAAGCCGTTTGAAGTTCCTACTCCAACACGGACAAATTCTCTAGCATGCTCCAAGAGTTGTTCGTTCACTTCTAGTCGTTCGGACATGGCTTCCTCATCGCTTTCTCTGTTGCTTGATTACGCAATCGAATCAGCCCACACTTTGTACAGGCTGACCAATGGCAGACTTTACGCCCCCAGTTGTGGGCAGTGTCAGGCTTCTTCTCTTGGCTCATCAATATGGCTGGTATGCGGGACGGGGGAACAGGCCACGCTTATAGCTTCGACCCCACTTCCCGAACACATAGATCGCTGCCCCGAAGATGATGGCAATGACTAGAATGTAGGCCACAAGCCCCACACCCAAGGCAATGAAGAACGCTCCCCAGCCGTATACCAGGCCGATGCCTGCGCATACGATGAGCATGAATAGAAATAGGCTCAATGGATTGCTCCTTTGTTTCCAGTTAGTTTAGTTAGACGATCAAGCTTGTACATAAGCTCATCGAAGTCCCCGGACGTATTGGCTACTTGTTTCACCAAGTCAATCATTTCATTCCGGGCAGTCTGCCAGATAAAGAAGTTGAGAGACAAGGGGAAGTTGCTAGGGAACGGAAGCTCAGTTGCCATCAACTCAGCATCCGCCATAGCTCCCAATGAGGCGACGAAGATTTGAACTTCCTCTTCGGTCCAGAGCCTCATGTCACTTCCCAATCACTTTCCGCAGGGATTGGACAGCTTCATTGGTTTGCTGTTCGTCGTCCAGAGACTGCTTGTATGTGGTGGCAAAGAACTTCTTGATGATCTTCTTGGGGATGCCAGTGGCTTCTTCAGCCCCTTCAACTTCCTCCTTCAGTTCATTCTTAAAATTGTCAATCTCAGCCGAAGCCATTGCGTAGCGACGGTAGTATTCCGTCAGCACTTCCGGGTTGACGTTGTAAGTCACACCAGCAATTTCAACACGATGGGCTTGGGCAGTGACGTTGTTTTCGTCAGTCATATTTCTCCTTACAGTAGGTTATCCAAGTCCTTCAGGTTGGCAATGTGCTTGCCCTCCTTGTAGACCACAGGCACTTGACGATGACCTTGAGCAATAAGCCACTTGGCTACTTCCGGGTCTTGGTCAATCCTGACTTCTTCAAATTCAATTCCAGCTTGTGTGAGTCGTCCTTTGAGAGTCACGCAGCCGGGGCAGTTTGCTTTGCTGTAAACTTTAATGCTCACTTCAGCCCTTCCTTAATCTTATTCAGCTTCTTCTCTGCTGCAATGAGTTCGTTATAGCGTGTGGCTTCTAGCACGACTAGCTGGCAAGTGGCGGGCACTGGTTGCGTGTCGTCAAAGATTGCTTTAACTACGTCCTCTCGGGTAAGGAACACAGCCCTAGGTGCCTGTTCTTCGTCGCGGAACTGCCAATCAATACCTTGTGTGAAGTACCCTACACCACTCTCATTTCTCCACGTATTACCTCCCGGATCGAACGATGCGACTTGTTCATAAAATCCCTTCTTCCAACCGGGTGCCTTAACCCAATCTCCAATCTTTAGCTTTCGACTCATCTTCTCTCCTGATTTTTCACTTTTGAAAATCGGAAGGGCCGAAGCCCCTCCGCTTAGAACGTGATATCACACTGCCCACCAGCGCAAGCTGCACCAGAGAGAGTACCAACGTCAACGAACTGCTTCTGCTTCAGGTGCCCACGAAGGTCGATATCAGGCTTAGCCTGCATGATCTTCACCCACTTATGCAGGTTGTATACATCCTTCAGCAAGTCTGCCGTCTTGTTCTCATCGCCAATTGGGACTTCAATTAGTTGCCACTTTTGGTCCGCTTCTGTAGGGAAGTAGTTGGCAGCGAACTTCTTGAACTGTCGCACCCAATCTCGCTTAGCTGCATTTTCGTGCGTAGCCACAGACAGGTTCTCTCCGTAGCCCATTGCAGTTGAAGTAGCCTTCCACAAATCCCCGAAGCAATCCAGAGCCCGAGTCACAACACCAGAGGCAAGCATAGCAGCCGGCCCATACTTAGCAATGATTTCCTCAGCCGTCAAGACTTCCGTAAACGGAGCTTGCGGGAATGCCTTGTCACCAGACGCAGCCATGAGCGACACACCGCAGAACCACTGACGATTCTCGTACAGATACTTGGTCACTTCCTCCCAATTATCCACACTGATTGTGTTGCTGATGTTGTGGCGAAGCCTTGGATCAACACACAGGTCTACGTTCGTGCCTTCTTCAACCCACACTTGCTGGGCCTTCTTCACGTACTCTAGCTGACGCACACCAAGCAAGTCACCCTTGTAGATGGAGCCTTCCTTGCTGATGATGGGGAATGCTACCACAGAATCCGTTCCGTTGGTAGACCACACAGAAGACTCAACCATTGCTGGGAACATTTCACGGATGGCATGCAGCACTTCGGATTCGTTGTTCATTTGAACGTGACGAATGTAGCGCTTCGCATGTTCCCCGTGGATGCCGGAGGCAGTGCCAAGGATGACCGACGCATTGCCAGAAGGCTTAGCACAGGTTGTACGTGCAGCAGGACGAGTGCCAATCAGGCCAGCAACATACTTGTTGACTTGCTTGACAATCTGTGCGCCCTTCCTTAGAACTTCCTCATCGAACAGCACATGCGGATTGTTCATCCAGCCCGTGATGCTAACACCAATCAGGGCTTCACGCTCAAAGATTTCTTTGCTTGCTTCCGTCAGGAACTCGAACTCCGTATAGCCAGCTTGCAGTGTGCCGATGGCAGCAGCAGCCCAGCAGGCTTCGTAGAACAGTTCAGGCGTGGTGCAGTAGCCCCCGTTAATCTCCGACAGGTTGCAGCCTTGCCAACCACTGATTCCGCTCTCTGTGACAGGCTTCTTGCCAATCTCCACACAAGGGTTGAACGTGAACTCAAGGCTGTCCGTGAAGATGAAGCCGGGTTCCCCGGAGTGTTCCACAGACTTCATAATCTCTTGGAACTCTTCAAACGTCACTTCATCCCGCAGCAGCATCACAGAGTTATTGCTGCGTCCACGCTGAGGATTGTCAATGAACCAAGAGCCAGTCTTGGCTTTAATCATTTCCTCATCGTCCTTAGAGAACAGGCAGATTGTCGCAGAGCGACGAACACCACCAGAGATAACAGCGTCTGCCATATACATGCAGGCGTCATAAACCTCAATCGGACGCAGACGCTTATCAGCCTTCGTCAACAGAAGCTCAACCTTCGTCAGAGCATGTTGCAGAGGTTCAGGGCCAGGAGCTTTGAAGCCTCCGCTAATCATTGCTCCCCGGGGACGAATCTGGCTCAGGTCAAACCAAACAGGGTGTCCCTCGAACTCAGGATGCTTGCCACCACCAACGAAGAAGCTGCTAAACAGAACGTCGAATGCCTCAGCCCATCCTTCAATCGTGTCAGGCACAACGAAACGCTTGACACTCTTCTTGCGCTGTCGAATCTCAGGCAGCTTGGCAATGTGATGCTTCTGCACGCTGAAGCCTGCACCACAACCGCACAGCATCAGCCACATATACTCCCCGAAGAACTCGGGGCGGTCAACGTAGCTCGACACGCAGTTGTACATTTTCGCGTGCTTGCGCAGAAGCTGGGGACCACCAAACTGCAAGGCACGTTGGGCACCAAGCATACCCTTACGTCGATATACACCAGCAATCTTGTGCAGAACGTTATCAAGCTCTGGCGTCATCTTGTCCGCATACTTCGTGCGGTGCATAGCCATTACACGGTCTACAGCCTCATCCCACGATTCAAAGGTTCCAGTTTCTTCATTAAAGCGGGCATAGTCACTGTAGAACTTCGTATCCGCCATCAACTTGCTTGTACTAATCTCATTCATCTTGTTTGTCCTTATAGTCCTCTCCTTGAACTTCAGTAACTTTCAGAATCTTGCAGTTGGGAATCTCTGTGCAGCACAGGCGCACAGCTTCGTTGGAATCCTCTGCATCACAAATATATACCCCTAGAGTCTTAGGGTATACGGAATAACAGATATTAAACCTTCTCACGTTCCTCCATGTCATTAACCCAACCTTCTAGGCGTGTAAGCTTATTAACGGTGCGAGTTTTAATGAAATTCCAATCTAGAGCCATCTTAAGAATCAGAAGATCAATTGTCGCCAAAACATCTGCAACTTCCTCTTCAAGCCACTCTTTGTTAGGCTTCCCAGTAACAGGTTCAGATTCGTTAATACCTTGGATGATGCAACGGGCAAGGGCAGAACCATACTCGCCAGCTTCTTCCGCAGCTTTGCCTAGTACACGTAGGTTGGTTTTGTTCGTGTCAGGAGTCCACGGACTTAGCTTTTCTTGTGTCATGCCAACCTCGGCAGCTTACGGCTTCCAAACTCATCGTAGGGGTTGCCTCGAATGGCATCCCGAATGTTCTCAAGTTCACGAATTTCTTGGGTCTTGCTTTCGTAGTCAGCTTCCACCAGGCAATCAGGGAAGTCGTCTTCGTTAGCCTCCCCCTCGTAGTCGTGATCTTTGAATGTAATACTGTTGCCCATGAGCGCAGCCAACTCTTTAGCTAGCCCCGGGTCTTTGTTATAGGCAGCAATCATACGATCCGTAATCGTCGCAAGCGGCGACGTAATGAATTCGTGATTGACTGCAATCTCTCCAACGGCCCTGAATCCTACAGCAACTTTGCCGCTTAGGTCACGATGGTTGGAGGCTTCGTAAATGATCGCGTGGTTGAGGCTGAAACCTAGCTCACCTAGCGCACGATTGACTGCTGGGTCCATGTGAGGATGCAGCAGCATGATTTCATTCATTCCTGAGAACTCAGGGATTCGTAGCAGATCGCGGAAGGAAAAAACTCTAGACATTATGCTCCTTTACTTCTAATAGGATTTTCTAGTTTGAGACTTTGGAGCCAAGTCAACAGAATGGGAATCTTCTTGTATTCGTAAATTGTGCGGAAAAAGAAATCCTCTGAACCTGTCTTTGAATGGAGGGAGAAACCGTCAGGAAAGAACTCCCCTCTGATTTCCCCCTCTTGCTCCAAATCGAAGAATGGGGGGTAGTTGACCATCTTGCTGAATGACACGCTCCCTTGTGGGAATAGGCAGTGCATTACGATAGGCAAGTTCCCCAATTGTACATCAACTTGGTAGAACATCAATCCTCACGTTGAAATATCGTTTCTTTCTAGCCAGTCTTCAGCTTCGTATTCAGATTCAAACGGGCCGGCATACGCAATGATTGGAAGTCCTTCCTCCCATTCGTTCCCGTGCCAAAGGTTCAACCCACAAAAGCTACCCTCGTCACAATCCCAGCAATACGAGATAGCATAAATACCGGGAAGTTCTTCGCACGGGTACTTATCATATACCCACTTAACTTCCATTATCTACCACCTTCAGAACTCCCTTCTTAATCAAGAAAGCTTCCATTTGGGTTTCCCATTCGGCAAGGTCGGGCTTGATGCAATCTGGCTGCTTCGTCTTCTGGTCGATTTCCTCTGCTGCCTTCTTCAGCCGTTGGTACTCTTGCCACTGTTCCAATGTGACACTGATAATACCGACCTTGTTTGGATCAAAGTCAATCACAATAGGTTCATTGGGGATAGGCTTTGGCTGCATATGCGGCATCCACGGGTAGCCCCACTCTCGTTGATAATGGTCAGTCACTGCACTAACTACACACATACTTTCTCCTTAGTCCCATACGTCCGCTTCAACCAATCCAAACTGATGAACAGCGGATCATACGCCCCATCCCTGACATTGTGCTTTAGCACAATTCCGCGCCAGTGGTGGTTGCCTTGGACACCCTTGTAATGCTCATCATGCGGGTAGCATGCCCCAGCAATCAAGCCAATCTGTTGCTGCCCCGTAGGCAGGAAGCGCATGGCGATATCCAACGTCTGTCTGTGTCCCATCGTGAAGCTCTGTCCAACTGTCTTCAGCATCGTGGCAGCTTGCCCGCTCAGGGGTTTGCCTGTCATCACGTTCTCCCAATAGTGAACGTAGGCAATGCCATCAATCACAATCGGAGTTTTGAAGGGAATCACTTCCCATCCATACTTGCTGAAGCCTAGGCTATCGACCGAAAGGAAGCCATGAAGTTCCGGGTTTGCATCAACGTGCCGATCAATCCGGTTCTCGTGGTTGCCCAGCGTAATAACTTTGCGGGGATTGTAGACCGGCTCCCCCAGCAGACGTTGCTTCGTTTGCAGGATTACCAGAGGCTCGTTGAGTCGTTTCCAACCCTCCCGCGCGACCTCGATATCGAGTTGTACCCGCTTACCTTCAGCCGTTCGCTTCCCTTTATCGTAGGTTGAAAGGCTTTCCATGTCAGCAAAGTCGCCAGCGTGGACAATAACGTCCGGGCGCTTCCGCACGATGTACTTACCAATCCACTCAAGGTAGCTGAGGTCAACACCTGGTTTGACTTGCGAATCTGGAATGTAAAGGTGTGTTCGCCCTTCGGGTGCTTTCTGTTCTTCAGCGTCCAAGATTTGTTGGTACTGACGCAGAAAATCTGATACTGTCGATTTCGGAATGTCGAGATAGTCTGCAATTTCCCTCCAACTCATCACCCCAGCTTTAGCTAGCTTCAGGGCATCATGTTGCCAATCAGAATTTTTCATCTTCCTCCTATTCAATTTTTTCCAGCACGAATCCGGGGAAGCAGTAATCAAATTCACCGCCAAGCATGCTGCTGCCTTTCAAAACAAACCCGTGAGAGCCAAGGTCTTCAATGACTTCGTACTGCTTCCCGATACACAAATCCATGAAGGTACACCAGTAATCGTCCCAACCATTCTCATTGGTCACAGCCTTGCGGGTAACCCGGACAACATCACCAACCTGAATCACTTTTGCTCCTTGAAGATTGCTACCAAAGCCTGCCGACGTTTAGGTCCGTTGCTAAGCTCACTGGTATTGTATCCATGCTTCTTACAGAACGCAACAACTTCTTCAGTCCCTTTCTTCTCGAAAGCGATGGCCCGTTTCTCAGCCAAAGCATCCTCAAAGCTGAGCCCTGTCTTTTCAGCATGGCTCTTAACCTTGTGGCATGGCTTACAGGCCAATACCCAGTTGTCGTTGCAGTCCAGCAGTTTATACATGAATTCCTGTGCTGTCTGCCAAGAATTGCACGATCCAGCTTGAACTACGTGGTCAACCTCTAGATGGCTCTTTGCAAACAGTTCGTTGCAATAGTAGCACTTCCCAAGCTTCTTTGCACGTCCGGTATAACCCGGGGGAGGGTCGGAAACTTGCGTTTCCTTCCACTTCAGCTTAGCTGGGTAGTGCGACCAGATTTGACGAATCTGCCCTCGCAGGTATGCAAAGAAGGCAGATTGTGTGGGCCAGATATCCGGGAAGTGTTGCCAAGGCTCTTTAATTGACGCCGACGACAACCCAGTGCCCCGCTTTCAGGAAGTCTTGAACCTGCTCGTTCGTGTAGTAGCACTCGATAGTACCCCAATCAACCTTCCAACCAGACTCAAGCTTTTCAGCTTTGACGTGCTTGTCAGGTCGGCCAATGAAGTAGAAAGTTAGAGTCACAGCTTCTACTTTAGGTTCCGGCAAGAGGATATAACTTCCCGAGCGAACGTAGTCTTCAAATTCTTCAAAGCTATATTCTAACTCTTCACAGTCTGTACCCTTCCACCTAGGGTGGGTAATCAAAATTGAACCACCCCTGCGTTCGTAAGAGTATACGTCCCCTGTAGGAGCAAACTTAAATTCTCGCTTCTCCATCAAGCCTCCAACACAGTCAGAACTTGAAACTCGCTGCTAACACGGGCTGCATCAAAATCAGCTTGTACCTTGCGCATCTTCCCGTTGTTGTACGGGTCCGGGTACAGAACTTCAAAGTCTCCGTTGTCCAGCTTTACAACAAGCCAGTCATCAAAGAGTTCCGTCTTACCAATAAACTTCTTAGGCAGCGTCATGCTCAACCTCCAATCTATTTAGGATTTCCTTCACGTCGATCTTGTCATCACGCCAGCGGAGCATGAAAGCAAGGGTTGCATTCTCTTGCAACATCGACAGCCAATCAACTGTGATGATGTGCTGTTCCCAATCAGGCTTCAGCTTCGTCATCTTGTCAGGGTCTTCGTAGCCCCGCCAGCCAACCACCTTCTGAGGCTTAGGGTACAGGTATTGGTAGGCTTTGACAAGCCCCTCCCAAGCTTCCTTGTCAGTCTTGGCATTCTCAATATACGGAAAAGCCGTCTTGGCTCCCCATAGCTTCTTGCCAAGGCTGATACCAGCCCTCACGTTGTCTCTGCCATCATAGGCTGCATGGGCGCAGTAGTTGTCCGCATCATCCCCACTGATAATCTGCCAGTAGAGCCACATGCGACCCCTGCCGTCAGCCTCGTTCTTAGCTTCGTTCCACTTCAGCCAGCCGAACTTGTCGGCATCACGGGTGTCAATGCTATCACAAGTCTCAGGATGAATCCAGTGACCTGAACACTGTTTGTAGTCTTTATCGACAGCCGAGCAAATCAGCATGTCACTGTCACTACCAGACTGCTTCCACTTCTTGTATGCCTCGTAGGCATCAATCGAAACAGCGTCGTCAGCTTCAATGCCTCCGATGATTTTACATGCGTGGGATTTTACAAGGTATTCCTTCAGGTCGTCAAGGTGCAGGGGGCGAATAGCATTCAAGCGATTACCCTTATACATCATGACAGTGGAAACATCCTCTCGGAAGACTTTCCCCTTCCCGCTGTAGCCGTAGTAGCTGCTAGCGTCACAAGCATCCTTGACACGAAGAATCATGTTCTTCAGCGTGTGCATGCAGTATTCAATCGGCTCAGGCTCTTGCACGTCGATGTAGTCAAACTCATCGGCTGTACGAGGGCTTGTCCGCCCCTGATTGTACTCTGCCAGCCAACCCCCAGCTTTCTTCTTGTAGTGCCCGTAGAAGGCTGTACGGTTGGGGAAGTCTCCGATTTCATCCCCTGTCTGTCGGTGGATAACTCGCACATAGCGCTTCTCCCCGATTGCTCCTGCCGTGTACAGCAGTGGGTCATAGTCAAAGCAAACTTTAGTCATATTTCTCCTTCAATACGTATGCACTCCATTGCTCTGCCATAGCCTTTGCAATACCAGGATAGGTCATGCTTCTTAGTTTCCATCTATCTTCACCCGGAGACAGTTTCCAGATTCGACCCTCTCGCCCATCTACAATGTTTGTTGGGTGAAGCGGAGGAAGATTCTTAAGCCAGAAGCATGTTCGCTTCGTTTCTCCGTGCCCATGTTCCCAAGGCTGTACGCTGCAATCCTGCGCCCTGCCAACGATTTCCTTAGCGTATTTGTGCATGATTGGATTCTCGACAGCAATGTGGGGAATATCAGCATTAAGCAGCGTCTTGAAGAACTCAGCACCCTCTCGCATCTTCTCCCATCGGCCTTCCTCTGTGTGAAGCCATCGGACTCCTGAATTACACAGGTATGTACATGGAGGGTGAAAGATACCAATGTCCCAGCCTTGGTCAATAATGTCTAGGACGTTGCCTTGATAGTGTGGACCGGGAACGTCCGTAGGGAGGATATCGCATGACATTGCATCATGCCCAAGTGCGATGAACGCATCACGTACTGCACCAGAATACTCACAGCCTACCAATACTTGTAGTTGTCTTTTCGTAATAGTTTCCTCCTAAGCGAAAAGCCCCGCCCACAGGGGCGGGGCAAGCTTCAATTAAAACGGGGCGTCTGAATCGTCTTCGTCAGCCGGATCGGGCACGACAGGCTTCACAGGCTTCTTAGGGGCAGCCTTCTTAGCAGGAGCCGGGGCAGGAGCGGGAGCTTCCTCTTCAGAGGATTCACCAGCTTCCTCACGCTGAGCCTCGTAGGCTTCAATAGCCTTCTGAATCTGCGAACCTTCGTAGTCGTTGGCTTGCTTGATGATTCGGATAATGCCTGCACGAAGAACCTTAATGTCATCCACCGTGGCACCGTCGAAAGTGATAACACGGGGCTTGACAGGAAGCTTCTTAACCGGCATCGGCTTTTCCTCACCAGTCGGCTCACCATCTTCGCCAATCTCAGGGATGCTCGGAATCGGAGAGGCACCACGATAGTTGACGTTCTTATACGTCTTCTTCGTGCCATCGTCCATATCCTTCTCAGTCACCTTCACTTCAACCTGAGCCATGAACGGCAGACCAAGCAGCAGTTCAAGGTCAAGGGAAGCAGGGTTCTTGCGATCCTCGATAGCGATTTCCGGTCGTCCAACTGCCTTGCACAGCTTGGTAATCAGGTTGGCACCAGGCAACATCCAAGGCTTACCTTTGATGAGTTCGCCCTTCTCAGTCTTCGGAGGCACCGTTTGGAAATTGATCCCTTGCAGCTTGCCTTGGTAGGTCTTGTTCAGACACAGACGGTAGGGCTGTTCACCAATATCACCACCGTAATCAACCACGTCATTCACAAGGTCTGCGAAGATCGCAACTTGATGACAGGGCTTTTGAGGGCGGGTTTCACCAGTCTTCTCATCCACATAGTCTTCACGAGGCTGGGTGCCAAGGTCAACAATCAGGCTGATTCGTGCAGGACGGGGGCCATCCTTCGGAGTCGGCAGAGTGGAGTAATCGAAATCAGAACCACCAGAACGTGCAGGGATCGTCTTCTTAGGCTTAAATGCCATGTATATTTCCTTTCAGCTTAGCTTAATGTGCGTTATATAGAACGCTTTAGTCAGAGGGCTTAGATCAAGCCAGAAAAGCCTCTAGCTTATTAATAGCTGCCTTTGCTGCGACGACTTCAGCTTCACTGACTTCTGCCCGGGTGAGGGCTGCTGAAGCAACGTCACGCTGCTTGACTGCTTCAGTCTCATGCGTGGTGACGACATTCTTCAGGTCTTGAATAGTCTTAGTGAACACCGACAGAACATCGGCAGTAGTTTTCAGTTTCGTAGTAAACATAGAGGTTTCCTTCTCCTTAGAATCTCAAATTTGTGAATAACCCCTTCCGCAAGGGGCACTTAGATGCGTTGTGCCCGCTACCTCCGCAGAGGGCACATTGTTTGTCAGTCGCTGCTGTACGAACCGCTTGAGCTAGAGTCACTTGAACTGCTCCCGCTGTCATAGCTGCTGGAATAGCTAGAACGGCTGCTAGAGTCGTCATAGCTGCTGTAGCTTTCCACCTTAGCGTCCGACCAGCTTCCGCTAGCCCCGCCTCCACCAAAGTCTCCCCCGTTGCCAGAGGTAAATTTTTCCTCTAGCACTTCCCGGGTTGCGTTGTGATGACCCTGTGCTGTGGCATTCCACATTGCGAAAAGGTCAGGAGCGGGGTCAGGAACGTCCACAGGAGCCTGCGAGGGCTTGGGAGCTACACGGGTAGGCTGGGTCACAGTTTTTGGCTTAGAAGTCGTTTTAGCAGGCTCCACGGCGGCCTTCCGCAGCACAGGTAGCTGGGCTCGCTCCCGAGCGGGAGTTGGCTCCACTTCCCAAACACGCTCCGTAACGGTCTTGTACGGGGTGAACCAAGAGAAGCTAAACAGCCGCTCCCAAAAGCCCCGTTTGACCTTCTTCGTCTTGGTCACATACCCCATTAGATAGCTCCGCTAGCCTGAAGGGCGGCAAGACGCTCCTTGCATTCCTCGAACTTGGCATTGCAGACCAGTTGGAGGTATTGGGCGAAAGAATCAACTTCTTGCTTCAGACCTTCCTCCGTCAGATTGCCAGTGGCATCCAGCGTCAGATTCATGAGCATGGAAGACGTGACATTTGCCAGCGTGGGCAGAAGAATTGAATAACCTTCGCCAGAAGCCAAGAGGGCTTCACCAACCGTCAGGGACAGTTCCCCGACCTTTTGTGCATCAATTTGTTCCATCATGTTACTCCTTGGTTAGTGCCGTAACACGAGGAAACGGCAATTATACAATATTTACAGATTTCTGTCAAGACTAAGTACGCTGACTAAGTACGCTTGACACATTCGATTCGATTGCCGTTGCCTAGGTGGAAGACATTCCCCATCAAATCTGTGTAGTCATTAGGAATAACCTTAGCTTCTTTAAGGTTAATGACTACGTTAAGAAGCGCTCGCTTACATTGTTTCTCTGTCTCGAACGCTTCCACCACTACACCAGGCCGTCCAAACGACATGAAGACGACGAGGGTAACGGGCAGCAACATTTAGAACTTAGTGTTATAGACGACTTGTGGGGTGCCTTGAGCATTGCGACTCAGAATGAACTTCATTCCATAGGTGCCTGCTACAGCACCAGCAATATCCCAAGTTAGGTCTTTGTAGCTAAAGCCGTAGCCCACACCATGCTTCTTGTAGCGTTGCTGGTCATACAGTTCTTTAGCCAACCCAACACCGATGGAGAAGGTGAGAGCCTTGACCTCGCTCTTGGTTACTGCCATAGCAGTAGCACCAATGATTGCAGAGCCAATTGCATGCTCATACTTGTCCGTGCTGTTCCACGGGTCTACAGGCTTGGCAGAAGCCCCAATAGCTGCTACAGCCAGCGTCAGTGCAATGAGTGCCTTCTTCATTCCAGCGGCTCCTGCACCTTGACGTACTTGGTGTTCAGGGTTTCAAAATCACCGGTGGCTTCGTCGTGGGAGATAACCCGACTGGTTTGGACCCCGAACAGATTTGCACGGTTGCTCAGGTGAGGATGATCCAGAGTTTGATCCAGATAGGCTGATTGCCCAACTTTAATGAATGCCTCACCAACATAATGCACTACAGGTTTAGTCATCAACCCTCCAATCGTTCAAACGCATCACATACTTCCGTCAGAAGGTCATTGAGCGTTCCATTGTTTACAATTGTCATATCCCCTTCAACAAACTTCACACCAGCCTCGCTGACATGAGAGTTTACCTTGATGGCATCAGGTCGGAAGATATGCCACACCACACCACCCTTGCTACGAATGAACTCAGCTTCGTTTTCAAACCGAACATCCGTCACGATGGCATGGAAACCTGCTTCATGGAATTGCTTGACTTTCTCGTAAGCAGCCAAGACCCACAGGTTCTCATTCACTTGCTGCCGGCCCCATTCAGTGCCGAGCGTCTGAGCCATCTGGCGATAGCTCTTGCCAATCCAATCAATCGTTACTTCCTTGAGCGGCCCGTTGAAGTGCCGTTCATCGAAGCCGAAGCCTGCCGCCAGCATCGCTCGGATGGGGCCAGCAAAGGCTACGGACTTGCAAGGATAGCACTGCTTCAGCATCTTTGCAACTGTGTCCTTCCCACACCTAGCAGGCCCAGCCAAGCCAATCAGCTTGGGTTCAGGAGCTAGGACTTGAGTAGGAAAGGGCCACTTGATTCGTAGGCTACTAGATTCTACTGCTTGCATCAGCCTCCCTTCATCAATTTAGAAATAATCCCGACGCAGCTTGACGGAGTTCTGACCTTGGAATACCAGGACAACTTCGCCATAGTTGGTCACGATATGGACGTGAGACTCAATGTGGGAGAAATACCCAGTGCGGGCATCCTCTTGCACGTAATCATCACAGAAGCAGTCAGTCACGATTGCTCCCCGCAGGTTGTACAGGTCGCCTCGGACTTCGACCAGACGGCTTCCATAAAGTTCAAAGTCAACACCGTAAACTTCGATATCAACTTCGTAGTTGTCGGCTTCAATCTCAACGATTTCCTTGCCAATCAGGTCAGAAAAACGAGTTTCAAAAATGCCCAATTCAATCTCCCCATGTCTTAGTAAAACTAATCTGTGCAGCACGCAGAGCATCAGTTGTAATGTCTGTGTACCCCCTTTGTCTTAGCCAGTCCAGAAGCTTCTTTGCCTTCACCCTGCGGATATTAGCCGTAGGTGTCTTCTCCACCAACACTCCCTTTGGGAAGTCTTTGGGGAATTTGAAGACGTATGGGAAGGCCACTAGAACGTCCGTAGAGCCGCTAATGAGGGCTTCGACAGCCCCACGTACCAACCGCTCGTAATCTTCTCGTCTAGGCTTCTTTAACGTCTTCAGGTAGGCTTTGGTAGGCTTGCCCCAGCGGGCCTTGCTTACGTCATCAATGGCACCCTCCTACAGAAGAACCTTTCCAGCAAGGGCTGCCAAGATAAGCAAATCCAGAGCTAGCACACATGCAACGAAGACGCCAGCATCCCTAGTCTCAGCGTCCTGCAACATCCTGTCAACACCACAGCCCAAAGCTGCAAGCGTAAGGATGACAGCCATGAAACAAATAGCAGCAAACATCAATGGCACTCCCCCCAATTCCTACCCAAAATGTAATCAGCAGCCAGTGTGACGTTCAGCTTGTAGAACTTACTTGTCTCTCTGACAGCCTCCTGAATCAACTCACCAGCCCTACACCAACCGATGTAGTGCCCTTTGTCGCTGTGTCCAATCTCAGACCAGCCCGGATTCTCAAGTTTGAAATTCTTGGCTTCTTCCTCGGTCTTGAACACTTTCCACTTGATGAGGCTCTTGTGAACCTCAAGCTGAGCTTCGTCGTGGTAGGCAATCAGTTGCTGCACGAAGGCTTTATTTTTCCAGTCTTCCCGCCAGAAGTCAACTGTAAGCCCTTCGGCTCGCATCTTTCTGTCGTGGATGACCATAGCCCGCTTAGCACAGATAACCCCTGCTGATTGGAACAGGCTGTTGATGAGGGCTGAAGCACTACGGGTTGGAATCTTGCGACCATCAATCCCGAGGATGAACTTTTTACCTCCCGTCGTCTGCCAGTATTCCTTCAGCTTCTCACCTAGAAGGGCCAAAGGCTTCGCAGCTTCCCAAAACGCTGCGTGAATTTCCGCCCCCAGTTGCTCCGAACAACCGACCGTCTTAGCCACACGCTTAGGCTGTCCACCATACGAACAGCAATATTTGACCGACTTAGCCGGAGTACGTTTGAACTCTTGCCCAATGAGAGCCGAAATCTTCGCCGCTGTAATGGTATGCACGTCATGTGGTTTCTCCCTTGTCAACGACACACAGTAGGGTTTGCCTTCTTCTGTGTCGTACTTCCAACAATAGTGAGATTCGATCATGGCTTCCAACGAGGCAAAGTCATACCCCATTTGGTAGAAGCCTTGTTCTAGGTCTGTCCCGAATAGCGCTCGCATCTTAGCGCCATACAGCGACGTAATGCGAGGAATGTTTGCAACTAGCCTGTGCTTGAACCGAGAAGTGCCAGCGCCACAGGAATCAGCAGGAGTAGGTATTCTACCATCAACGCTAATCCGACCAGCCGCCATAAAACCTTTGCCCGCCCACTCATCGTCTTCATCATCAAGGTCATCAGGATCAAACCCACCCCCAAGGATAGAATTGCGACGATGAGCATAGGTTAGGTACTCCGATACAAGTTTAGCGTGAGGGAACTTGTCATGAAGCTTCTCCAACGCTGGGTCAATTTCCTTCTCCTGTCCAACCGTAATGCTAGGGTTGGTCAAGACCTTCATGGGACGCTTCAGGTGGTCATGCCGCAGCAGCTTCTGCAACAGGGCATTCTTATGCACCCCAATTTCATCACAACGATCCTCGCAGAACGGACTATTAAGCGTTTGCTCAACGTAGCGCTCTACAACTTCACGGTACTTCTCTTCCGAGATTTTCTGCTTCTTCGTGTCAACTGTCAAGTCCCGTTCTTTGTACTGTGTGGGCTTCCACCCTAGCTCTACAAGCCAACCCTTAATGTGGGTTGTGTCCTTAACAGTGGCTGGTTCATGGGTCTTGACAGGAACCTCAGTGCTCATCGGAAGCGTCCAACGCTTTCCGTAAAGCCCCACAGCTATAGGTTTGCCTTCCTCATCATTCTCGAATGCCCCGTCGTGCTTGGCAACCCACTTCAGCATCACTGCTGAGACTTCCCCGTTCTTCTTGAACTGAATCTTAGGAGGGCAATACTCCTTCAGTTTACCCTTCCCCATCGGTTTAGGCGGAATCAGAGGCTCAACAATCTGTCGAATCTCTTCCATCTTAGCGTCCAGTTCTCGGACGTTTTCTACGGCAAGCTCAGAGTTGAACCAGAAGCCTCTGTGGCTCTGCCTGGTGATGACCTCACGGGTTGCTTGCTCAAGCGAGAACGGCCCCTCCCAAGCCCAGCTTCCCCATTCCTCCATCAGCTTCAGGTACGTGTGTACGTTGACCAACGTATCCTGTCCGCAGTATTCACCCATGCGAGGGTGCCACTTTTGGAACTCTGCACCCTTGGGTGCATGATGGCTTGTCAGCCCTAGCTCAATTGCTTCCTTACGCCAATCCGTCTTAGGGAATCCTGTTCGAACACCCCATTCTTCTAGGGAGTGTCCACCGTAGCGGTCTGGATTCAGCGTCTTAGAGAGAACCAGCGTATCAACAATCCGCACCTTGCGTCCGTTGATGGTGCAATTATAGCTGTTGAACTCATCAATCTCGTATTCGAACTTACCCGGATACTTCAGCTTGAGAGCCAGGAAGTCGTAATCAATTCCGTTGTGAGCTACAAGCTCTGTGATATGAGGCAGGCGTTCGTCTAGGAATCGCTCAACTTCATCTTCCCCGATGTAGGCTATAACTTGGTCGGGGTTGTCAATGTCCCGCTCGTACAAGCACCAAATCTTGAAGTAAGGAGTGGCACGGTACGGAGAGGCATTATAGTCGATTGTTCGTTCGTTTAGAAGGTCGTTACCTTCAATGTCAATTACTCTCCGCATCCTTCTCCTTCAAGGGTAAATGATCTTCTTCCCAACGATTACAGCCTTGGGAGTGTTTAGCTTGTCCACGTAATCCATCATTTGCTCAAGCTCAGACTTCTTGCTGATAACCCGCCAGTGGAACTGAATGAACATTTGATTGGCATGGTCCCGCTTTTCTTCATCAGTGTCATGGACGATGCTGTAATGGATGGTCCCATCCGACCACTCTGTCTCCTGAATCCTGTAAGGTCCATCATACTTAGATTTCCGGGTTTCAGGCTTTGCAGCTTCTTCCTCGGCTACCTTTTCTTCCTTAGCTGCCTTTGTAGCAGCAATTTCCTCAGAGAAAATGTCTTCCGGTGTAAACAGCTTCTTCAAAAATTCCAGCAATTTCCCTCCCTTCTAAAGTTTTCCAAACTGATTTGCCAGATTTTAGGCAATCATTGATTCCCGTCCTTGGCTGTATGTAGCCTCCATTATAGCAACTTCCACAACAGATAGCCAGCGAACGAAATGCTCATGGAAGTACAGTGCCCAGCGGTCGCCGTCCATCTTCTTCATCAGGCGCACACTGAACCAAATACTTCCAACCTTTACCTTAAAGTCTTTCAAGCAATTGTCCCCTCGTCCCGGGCGTTCTGGCAAGCATCAGCTAAGGCTTCAGCAAATGTCTTACCTGAACCACTCACGTAGAGGGCAACGTCAGCTTTGTTTTCGTCTGACAGAGCGTGCCACTTCCTTTGCTGGTCAGGAGCACGCTTCAATAGCACAGACCCATACTCAGAAGGAATGCCGTGGATGGTGTGCTTCACTGAAAAGTCACAGCTAATCAACACCCACCCAACCGGGATCATTTCTTCAACAGTGAAACTATGCGTCTGCACAACAGGGCTTACATTTTTTAGCAATTCTCGCACCCAGCGGCGGGCAGCCTCGTAGCCTGCCATCCAACCGCCGTCTTCAGGCTCACAATTCTCAGCCCATTCTCGGAGTTTGTTCAAGCTCATTATTCCTCCAACAGATCAGCCATCTTACGCATGTACTTGGCAGCACGCTTCTTGTTTCCTTGGTCAAGGCTCTGCTGCATGTTTGCCTTGGCATCGTGGAACTTGACGAAGCGAGCAACAGGATTCTTCTTCACCCCTTGCATGTATTCCTCGTCTGTCATGTCACTCCATTTTGACAGGTCAACGATGGCTTCCACAACCCAGTCTGGAAAAAGCTGAGCCAGAAGGCGGGCATCCCCGTCCGTATCCTCCAAAAAATCATGAAGAATTGCAACGACCTGAATATATTGGTGCCAAGCCGAAAAGTCCAGCTTCGCCCCTGAGCTTTGGTAAACAGCCAGGGCTCCCGCCTTATCCCCTCGGACACGGGATTCCACTTGCGCAAGGTGGAACGTATAGGGGTAGTCCCCATACTTCTGCCCAGCATGGAACTTCTTAGCCAAAGCCCACGCAAGGGCAAGATCATTCAGCACATCACTCATAGGCGGCACCTTCTCAATTACTTTCTCGATTGATTGCTTTGGAGCGTTCCAAAGGTTGATAGGAGGTAGCTCTAAGCCGGGCCAGTAATCTGTCACTTCCCAGCTTTAGCCTGCCGAACGATTGCAGCCATCATTGCCAGAGCCGTGATACGCTCAGTCTTGTGGCGACGGTTGGTACGGGTGGTGAGGGCATCCTTGTCCCAAAACGGATGCTTATTCACTTCCTTATCCGTCTTAGGAGCGAAAAATTCTTTATAGGCGGCAAGATGATTGCACCGATCTTCAAACATCAAACCATTCTCGGATGCTGCCATTTCCACGGCAAAGCACGAATAATCGTTAATCTCAAGCTCAATACGCTCAGCAGCACGTTCAAAGACTTCAGGGTTCAGCTTACGCAGAAATGCACGAGTGGTATACATTGATTATTCTCCTTTCAACGACGACGGGTAACGCTACGGGTGACCGTGCTGGGACGGCTGTAGCTCGGAGTGGATCGGTAGCTAGGCACAGTCCGATAGGTCGGAGTGCTGTAGCGGGGCACAATGACAGGACGCTGCTGCACAATCACAGGGGCATTCCGGTAGGCTTCATTGCGTCCAGAACTCTTGCCCAGCATGTACCCACCAAGGGCACCAGCAGCAGCCCCTAGGACAGCGCTAGAGCCGTCAATGCCTTGCTGTTGAGCCTGTGGGACGGCATTGCCGTTGGCATCCACAGTGGGCAGCGGAGGCGTCTGAGGGCCACACGCAGCCAGGGCTAGAGCCAGCATAGCGGCTCCGATAGTCTTTTTCATTTAGCTTCTCCTTTATTGATAGCTTCAATCAATAGCTGAGCAATCGCTTTCTCAGCTTCGTCCGTCACGATTGCGTTGAAACGCCCGTAGTGCTGCTGGAACTTGGCAGTGTTGCCATCCCTAGTCAACCCGATTGTACTCGAACGCTCACCATCTTTGGTCACTGAGTACACTAGGTACTTACCCTGAGCCACATCAGGGGAGTAGCCTCCGACACAATGACCCATAGAAGACCCTTCAGTATACACCGAGAATGGGTTGTCCAGCAACGTAGCCTTGTAGCCTTCGTGCTCAAATTCACGAATTTGGAAATCCTTCAGGCATTCAAACGGCTCAGGTGAATACTTTCGCTGGTTAATCCTGATAGCAAACTTATCGTGTTCCTCTTTCATTCTACGAGGGGACCATTTATGGTTGATTTTCTCCCCTAGCTGTCCAGCCATCCTATACGCATCGACGACAAAGTGTAGCTCACGCCATAGGTTTTTGTCTGCCCAACGTCCCTTGAAGTTGATTTTCATGTACTCAAGAATCACTTCAGGAAAGCCAGCATAATTGTCAAGCAGTGTACTAGAAGCCGACGTTGTTAGCACTTCTTTGGGAGACAGCCCACTCTGACACCCCTTCTTGTAATGCGTTGCAATCAGGTTGTTCCGACGTAGCGAGTTCTTAGTTAGCTGCTTCCAAACCCCTCCCAACTCAACCTTCAACTCCTTTGGAGTCTTGCCCGTCACTCTGACGATTGGCAGCAGATTGTACAGCCCATCATCGTAAACTTCAAGCAGAATCTTCTTGTGTTTGTTCACGTCATACACAAGATGAGGGTCAAACCTCCCCCTACAGCAGTAGTTCGTTGTCAGCTTCTTGATGACAGGGTAGACAGGGGCCACAAACTTAGCCTTACGAAGCTTGTCAAAATGCTGCCACAAAACCTTATGTGAGCATCCGAGGAAGTCTCCGATAGCTTTGTTTTGCTCTTTGCAATAGGGATTAGCGGACAGCCCTACCCCCTTGTTTGCTGCAAAGATTGCATGCAGCCAAGCCTTCTTTGAGATTTCAATATCAAAGGGGGAGAACTGCGCCTCCCCAACCCTGATTACGTGCTTATCTTCGTCGTATTCAAGTTTCAGCATGTCCAATCGGCTTAGTGTCTACCAGGACAACGTACTGGGAACCGAGAGAGTTAGAAACAATCTCGGCTGCCGCTCCAAACGTGGGGGCTTCAACGTGGTAGGTTTCGATCCCCTTATCTCCACGCACATTCACCTTCCAAATAGGCTCAAGCGGGAGTTCAAGCTGTTCCCAACTCTTCTGTTCCATTCAATACTCCTTCGGAGGCTGCTTAGCCAGCCAATCTTCCTTATCGTGCATCGTGTGGCTTTCGTTCTCGTAATAGTAGACACCAGCCACACCCGTCTTACCAGTCCAGCGAATCTTGCTAGCCTTCATGTAGATTGTATTGCGTTCAATCTCGTCTTCAGCTTCCTTGTCTCGCATGAACAACAGGTTAGCAGCGCCAGATTTGAAAATTGCACTGGTTCCGTGCATATCCTCTTCGTGCAGGTCTGCCCCTGTGGAGTTTGCCTTCTTGCCAGTTTGGTTCTTACGAACGTGGCTGACGTTGATGAAGATAACCCCGTGGCTCTTAAGCATGCCCTTCATCCACTTCAGGAAGACAGCTTGCTCCTTCTCATCCAGCCCATCCAAGATATCCTGCAAAGGGTCTAGGATGATAAGCTGACAGCCACACATAATGATTAGCTGTTCAATCTTAGACTTCAGAGATTCGATACCTCCATCACGATCTTCGATCAGGAAGAAGCGAGGCTCCCCGTTTTCCTTGAAGTAGAGGTTGTGTTCAGCAGCCTTGACTTCTTCAGAATTCAGATACGCCAGCTTTTCATTTTCGTCTTCGATCAGGTCGATCTTGCGTCCGACATGACGGCTTAGAATCTTCGTCCCGTACTGGCCTGCATCACTCTCTAGTGTAATGATGCCCGGCTTGTATGGGCTGTTGAAAATCCAGAAGTACGTGCATTCATCAATGATTGTGCTCTTTCCAGTCCCCGATGCTGAGCCCAAGTTGATGATGTTTTTCAGAGGAATCCCCCCTGCCATCATCTTCTGAAGCTTGTGCATGAAGGGCGGCAGAGGCACTTTAGGCATCGCTGCTGCTTCTCTAATCCTGTCCCCTAGCTGACCACTACTCAGGATGCCATCGGGCACCCAAGGGCTTTCTAGAGCCCTGTAGAAGTCCGTAATGAAGTCACGCTCCGCTCCTGCTGCAACATAGTCATCAGCGTCTTTGTAGCGCATCTTCATCACATAAGCTTTCCCCTTCGGGAGTGCCTTGCAAATCTTCTCCGTTGCCTCAATCCCAGCCTCATCATTATCCATGCAGACAATGATCTTTTCAAACTGGTTGAAGAACTCGTAGCGGGCTGCAACTTGAATGTGAGCCGCTGATTCTCCTAGGGTCGAGCAAACTACAGCCGTAGTCTCAAAATCTTCCTTGCCCCGGGAAACTTGATAGTCCCGGATCATTTGGTAGGTGTTGAGAGCCTTTGTTTCCCCTCCTGAAATGATACAGGTCATCTTGTGGTTCTTGAACCGGAATTCAAAAACCATATCACACTCTTTGCCTACTTGCCCAACGGGGCTAGAAAAGTCCTTCGGGAACTTCCGAACACGGTAGCCTGCGTGTTCTCCATTAACCGTAGTAGGAACAAACTGCTTACATGGCTTGCCAGTCTCAGGGTCAATTTCATATTTCACCCCGAAGAATTTATTTGTCTCTGTGCGAATGCCTCTGTAGTTCTGCCCGTTATACGTCGTGTTGGCCTTGATTTCCTCAGCCTGTTCTTTTGTAATCTTCTCTCGGGTCACGTAAACTTCTTCCTCCTGTTCGTCAATACCTCGGGCTTCCCTTTCATCGTCTGACAGGATAGTCCAGTTGCAAGACCAGCAGTAGGCCCCACGCCCCTCTCCGTACACCAACAAGTTATCACCAGAATTGTCCCGGCCTTTTCTGCGGCAATTTGGGCACGCTGTTTTATGGTAATAACTTAGGTCGATTCCGTATTTTTCTGCTAGTTCACTCACCACACTGTTCAAGCAGCGCCTTGGGCAACGTAAAGCCGGGGAGGTTCAAATCTTGCCCGAAGTCCTTCTTCATAATGTACATCGCCAGAATAGCACCCGTCACCAGGCCGTTGATAATCTTGCGATCAAGCTTTTGGTCTTGTGCCAGCGGCAGGATGTGCTCTCGCCGGAGCATCGAGGCAGCACGGAAATGGTAGTCAGCCAAGTCGAACAGAGATTGTTCAGCAGCTTCCCGGGCCAGATTCTTGTGGCGGATTGCCTCAGCCTCAAGCTGAGAGATAAGCGCAGAACGCTTCACCATCCGACGTTGCAGTTTGCCAAAGCTGGCAGTTTCCTTCTTGCTCATACAACTCCTTTTCTCAAGTTTGGAAAACAGGGCCGAAGCCCTGTTGTCATTTGCCGACGTTGACCATGCCCTTGAAGTCGGCCGGAATCACGATGGTCTGAACCTTGCCTGCTGCAATACCCTCAGCGATCTTCAGGCGAGCTTGAGCGTCCATCATTTGAATGCTCTTTTCGCTGTTGGCAGCCAGCGCAGCCATACGACGGCTCTCAGCTTCAGCAATTGCAACCTGCTTCTCCTTCTCCTTCAGTTCGTTTTCAGCACGAACCACAGCGATGGCGGAGTCAAGGATTTGCTTGTTGGGGACTACAGCCCGGACAATGATGCTGTGGATCGTGAGGGAGTTCCCCAGCCCATCCGCAGCCAGCATCTTCGTAGCTTCTTCCTTGATTTCCTTGGCAATGTCTTCCCGCTTGTCATTCACCACCAGAGCATTGTACTTTCGCACAACCTTGTAGGCAGCCGAGTTGACAGTGTTGCCGACGTAATTGTACATCAGAACAACGTCGCCTTCGTCGTTGTTGCTGTGGAACGTCTTGGATTTCTTCGTCCACAGGTCCGAAACAGCGTTCTCGTTGATGCCATAGATGGCAGTGAAGTCCAGATCGGCCAGCGGAGTGTTGTCAGCCGTCAGCGGGGCCTTGTCGTTGATATTGACTGCAATGTCCCGGACAGGGAACGTCAGGACAGAGCCGACGAGGGTTTGATTCCAAGTACCCTCCCGAAGCTCAGCACCCTCCACTTGTTTCGAGGCATTGACCCGAAGACCAACCTCACCCGTGGTAATTCGGGTGCAACCCGTAGCCAGAATAGCAACAGCCATCAGCAGGCCAGCAAAAATACGCTTCATTTTCTCTCCTTGGTTAAATGAATCAGAACAGATATACAACAACACCCAGCAGCAGGAATGCCACTGCTGCGAACAGTCCGCTTAGGGCAATGACCTTGAGAACTTTCAGCTTCCCATAACCTGACAGGTTCCAGAAAGTTGTCGTTCCAAGAGCAATTAGAGCCCACACGAACAAGAAAGTCAAGATCATTCTTGGCATCATGCCTCCACTACCAGCTTTTCTCCAACCTTGTACGAACCGATGACACTGTAGTTCTCAGCAAGCCAGTCTTGATCGGTGCAGTAGGTAATACTGCCATTGGATTCAAAGAAAATAACTTCACTTCTTCCGCGAATCACAGTGCAAATCTCTCCCTTGTTCAAAGTAGAGACTCCTACAACCAAAGTAGGTGTGCAAAGTGCAATGTTTTCAAAGCTAGCCGGAGGGTACACTGGGTTTCCCGTGCCCGGCATCTGGATTTTATGCATTTTTGCCATTCCTCTCTCCTTACCCCTCGTAATTTTCACCCGGAATCAGTTTACGGAACTGAATCCAGCCCTTCAGGTTGCCACTCCAAAGCTGCTTGTCACGGGTCATGTGAGACACACCTTCTTCCCATGTGTCAGGGTCATGCCACAGGTTAATACCCGTGTACTCTGCTGTCATGCGAAGATTCATCGGAGTCGCTTGATGCTCGAACGCCGAAGCGTGCTTACGATCATCACCCACAAGTCTATCATAAACTTCAAGGCACTTGTCAACCCCGTAGTCAACATTTCGGAAGCTCACAGCGGCAGAGCGTGCAGCAGACACCTTGCGGGCGGTGTCCAAGTCCATCACCACATGACTGTAACCTTCTTCAGTGCTTGCAATCATGTATTTGACTTCACCATTCGGCAGAACAACGAAGTCATCAACGTATGGTAAATGCCACTGCCCCGGGGACAGTTCCACAGGAACTGACGCCTCCCTAGCCTCAAACATAACCCGCGCTAGCTCTGCCAGCGTTGGGTCAGCAGCCTCATGGTGACGCAGCCAGAAGTAGTTATTCCACTCCGTTCCGCTGGTCACAGTCTTCATCATTTGGAAGGGTTCAACCAAACGATTATAGACTTGCTTGTGATAGCCAGCTTCAAACAATGCGTTAGCGAAGTGAACAGCACATTCCTTGGCTCGCTCCCATGCAGTTTCTACACGGATTTGCTCGTACCCTGCACCCATACCACTACCATAAGGTAGCGTCACAAGACCCTTGTAATCCTCTCCCTTATCCTGCATACCAGGATTAGCCTGCCCGAAGCGAACAGGTCGGGCGTCAAGCTGAGTCTTCATCTTAGCCCACGGAATAGCCCGGGAGCTAGACGAGTTCTTTGACAGCATCCGATGAGTGTTGTATTCCGCAAGGATGATTCGGGGGTACTCGATTTCGTAGGTTGTAAACCGAATACCCACTGGGCTAATACTGTCCTTTAGAATCGTAGCCTTGATTCCGTATTTTCCTTCTACCATTATCCTCCTTACTTCACCAGTCGAACGTTAATGTGTTGCCCCAGCATGTAAGCCAGCGGCCCAAGCTGAGGGTCAACCTCAGCATCAGAAATTTCAAGCTTGAAGCCGTGTTCATCAAACCACTTCAGCCACTCGTAAAGCTGTGCCTCAGCTTCCAATCCACGCCCCAGCACAGCAACACAGGGATGTTTGTGGTAGGCATTTTTGGGAATCCAGACTTCTCCGTTCTGGTCAATACGCTCCCACGTATCCTTGTCGTACCACTCGTAATCAGGGTACTTATCATGTGCGAGAACACCAACGCATTCCCGCCCAAAGCCACACTCACCTTGAAGCTGAAGTTGCAGCCCATTCTTAGCTGCCCAAACAGCCATCCAAGTGATCTTTTCGTCGTGGGTCATTTTCTCTCCTTGCAAAAGTTATGTCTTCCAATCTTACGACACTTCATCCCTCTAGCCCAACCCGGGGTTTCCCCTGAGTAGAAGTAGCGGAAATTCCTGTCTTTGAGAATCCGAGGCTGCGTTGCAGCTTTTACAAACCAAGGGTGAGCGTCTTCATGGCTGAGCCACGCTTTCTTGCCAACCCAGCTAAACTGACGTTTAGCCTTGACCACTTCACAAGCAGAAGACCCGGATTGTAGCATACGGTTGTACACAGTGTCAAGCACTGCCCGTTGCCCAACTAGGGGTTCCCCTCTAGCTTCATGGTACACCACATTGGCTAGGCATGCAATCTCTTTCTTGTCAGGCTTAGGGACTGGTCCGTCTTTCAGTGGTAGTGCCCAAAACAGCAGCACAAATGCGGCTAGGGCTCTCCACATAGCTGTAGGGGCTTGCTGATACGCTCTAGGAAGCGCTTCCGGGCTTTCTTTGCAACTCCTGTGACAATGAAGCCACACAGCCACTGTGCAGTCCAGCCTTTCCTGTGTGCCCCCATGCTTCGTAGGAACTTCAAATGACTGTAGAACTTGGCACGCTTAGCTTTCTTGCTCATCATTACACCTTAACCCAAGTACCATCCAGCAGGAAAACTCGGATGATCCCCACAGTGTAGGGAGTTGATTGGTCACCAGAATCATCAGTCCAAGTTACATCAACCCAGTGCCTGTCAGGCATGGTGTCATCAATGTCAACACTGTAAACCTGACTGCAACCTTTAACCTTGAAGTCGATCTTCATGCGTTCCTCACAATGATGATTGTCGATGCAATGGATGCTAGCACAACCAGAAGCGTAGTCAACTGTTTACGCCAACATTTCTTCTTTGTTGACGTTCCTGAAGTAGTGTTCACTCAGTTCCTCCTTTACATCCTCTGGCACTTTAGGGTAGGGCATCCATGCAAAGAAATGAGAAGCGTTGGATTCTGACCACAGCACTTCCACAAGTTTGTTGCCCTCTGTCAAAGCTAGTACACGCTGACCAGGAAAGGGTCGGCTCTTACGCAGGCTTGTCAGGGAAACCAGTTTAGCTGTCGGTCGTTCTTTTGTCATTGTTCTCCCCCTTGTCCTTCATGGCAGCGCGGAGGGTGCGAACCATGTCTTCCATCGACCACTGATCGGGGCGGCTGCCGTCGTCAATGTCCATCTGCATGCGGCGAATCACCTTGTCGGCAGCCTGTCGCAGCGCCTGTACCTGCGCTTGTAGAGACTGGATCAGAGCGGTGGCGGTTGCGTGGTCGGCGAGAGATTGGTACTCGGCAGACCAGCCGGGGGGACGCGCCCCAAGGACGAACAGCGGGCACAGCGACTCCGGGCCTTCGTGCTTCACCCGGGTCCACGCCACCACCGGCAGCTCGTTCGCGTTATTTCCTGCGGTCATGATTCCTCCGATTTGGTGAGCGGTCGCTGTGTCGGCTCTGCGGGGGAGGCGGCTGCAAGCACCGAGCGCACCATTTCCTCGTCGTCCCCATCGTTGAACGGCTCGGGAATCAGCATGCGCACAGCCTCCACTACGTCGTTCACCTCGAACTCGCGGTAGTTACCCCACAGCAAGGCGACGATTCGGCGGATGCCGATCTCCCATCGGTCCACGCGCACCGTCTTGCCGTCCTCGCGGACCTCGTACTGCGCCACCGGCTGTGCTGCTGTTGTGGCAGCGAGGTCGCGCGCCCAGTCCTCGGCATAGGACAGCAGCGTGTCCCCGAGACTGTTGCCTTCGTCTTTCAGCGCCTGCCCCCACTTGCGGAACGCTGCCAGTGCAGTAGTGTCAGTCATGTTCGTTCTCCTTTCAAATTCTCAAGTTTGTCATTCTACAAATAGAAAAGCCCCGCGTCAAGCGGGGCTAAGAAGCTTCATGCTCAATGAGCCGTCACAGGCTGCATGTTGCGAGCAAACATCATCAGGTTGGAAGCCATTTCCATGACTTCAGCCTGCGTGGCTTCCAGCGGGATAGCCACCACCATATGCTCCGTGCGGAACACACGCTCCTGCGGCAGCTTGTCCACAGCACGGCGGTCTTGCTTGGCAGACGCAGCCGGAACACCAGCAGCTTCCCGAGCATCGCTCGTAGCAGCAGCCTCGTTCAGCATCACAGCTTCATCAGCCGAAGGCTGGTTGCCAGCAGCAGGAGCTTCGGCTTGAGCCGGGGCAGCAGCTTGGGCAGCCTGCACAGGGGCAGCTTGAGCGGGCTGGGCAGCAGCTTGAGCCTTACGCTCAGCCACAGCCTTCACTTCTTTCTCATAGCGCTCCTTGTCCACAGCACGGCGGATGGACTGGATGCTGTCAAACCGTTGCTTTTCAAGCCGGGCAGTCACCAGCTTGATAGCCTCGGCAGGCTTGGCATCCTCGATCCAGTCATGGATGGACTCATGACCACCCAGCCACTCGAACAGGCGGGCAGCCACGTCCGTCCGACGCTGCACGGTCTTGTAGTCTTCACCAGCGGGCGTTTTGCAGTCATAGCCAGCACGCTCGTAGATCGGACGCAGGGCGGCACGAACCTTTTTGTCCACCTTCTCCTGATTGGCGAAGAACACCAGGTTGACAGCCATTTCGACATGCAGCGCATTCTTGTGCCAGCCGAACGCTTCGCGCAGGGCAGTCACATAGACAGTGTTTTCGTCCTTCTTGGCAGTGGTCTTGGTAGCCACAGCGGGCTTCTCGCCAGCCTTCAGGGCAGCCTTGATGTTGCCAGCAGTGGCGGGGGCCTTGCGAGAGCCGCGAGCGGTAGAGGTAGCAGTCGTCATGATAAGCTCCGTTCCGGTTAAGGGGTCTATCCCCAAGCGTTTTACTTCATTTCGACTCAGCACCATTGCCGTGTCGATGAGTGAACTTTAGCACGCTCTCGGCACTTAGCAAGGACTTTTAAGCCCTAAAGTGTGTCAATGTGTTACCAGAACTTCCACCAAGGCTTAATTTCACACTCTGCCCGCTCAGCGTGATCCTTAAGCTTCTGCTTGAACACATCCTGATAGCGTTTACTAACTTCCTCAGCAACCCCCATGTCCTTCAGAACAATAGGTTGTACCTTGGGTTCAAACCAGCGTGCAGAGACATAGCATCCTCCCAACTTACGTAGCGTGGAACAGAAGTACCTAGCCCCTCCCGTCACTGGGTCAACATTTCTAGGGTGGTGACATTTGGAGTAGTCATTACCCATGATAACTACCTTCTCGCAATGCTTGCAGTCATAGCACAACTTCATGTCACTCCCTCCCTTTCGCAGCAATAACCCACAACTGTCCAGCTTTGAACCCACCTTCAGGAACAGTAATCAACACTTCAGCAGCCTTCAGCTTCTCTGTATTGGTAAGGAGTACGAAAGGTCTGTGGTTGTGCTTCTTCACAAGCTCTTTCAGGTCACGCAGCAGCGCTAGGTCTTTCTCAAGATCACTCATCAACCATGTCTCCTGCATCACGCAAACTGATAAACGTAGGCATCCGAGGCTTGTCCTTCTGCCCGTGAGCAAAGAACTTAGCCTTGCCGATCTGCCCAGTGAACTCACCAGGATTATCGAAGTAGTGCTTGCGAAGGTCGTGAGGCAGTTCACCCGGGCCAACAGTCACAAGCTGACCCTTCTGGATCAACACTTTATCCATGTACACAACGTCAGCCAGAGCCTGCATCGTGATGTTGCCAATCATACCCTTGGGCACCATGTTCTCTTGATGCGTGGAACGCTCAGACCGGCCTAGCTCATTCGTCTTGGCTTCGTTCTGGTTTTCTAGGGCTTCCTCAAACGAAACGATGATGCCTTCAAAGTCCACGAACGGCTTCCGACGCATGTACGCACCAACCTTCACAGTGGCCCGTCCGCTCTTGTGCATGCCTTCAGGGTCACGCACGATGACACCTTCGTAGCCTGCTTCCATGCACCAATTTTCAAAATTGAGAAAATCTTGCAGACTGTCCAACCTATCCCGGGACACGAACTTGATGTTACGGCTTACGTAGAAGCTGAAGTTGTCAGCAATCTTCCTTGCCAGAGCCTTAAGCCGGTCCTCGTAGCCAAGGTGCAGAACGTCAGGATGTAGGTAGTCAAACAGGTGCCATTCTACATCAGGCTCACCACTTGCCCTACGCACAGCACTGGTGGTTGTACGGCACAAGTCCCATGCTGTCTCCTTGCCTGTCAGGGCAAGCTCCCCGTCGAAGCCGATGAACTCATCCCCGCTGTACTTAGCTGTCAGGAACTTGTTAGGGATCGGCTTCAGGCTTCGCTGCTTGATCGTACCGTCTAGGTTGATGCCTCGTACACCGTCGATCTTGGGCAGCCCGATGAGCGGGAACTTCAGCTTGGACTCGTCTAGGTCGCAGGCAAGGTGTGGTTTGAGCATGTGGCTCCTTTCGTGGTTGTTGAAACGTGTAACGAAGCATATAATAGCGGCTAGCCGCCTGTCAACTGGCTCCGAAGGAGCTATCAGCTTGTCGGTAGCTGTATGCCTGTCTACCGACAAACAGGACAACTAAGCCCTCTGGCGGCATCCGCCGCTATAAGTATTATTGTCACACATTTTTACTACTTGTGTCAAGTAGTTGTTGAGTGTGACAAAGGGTTATTCGTTGTTCTGGTGCAACAGTCTTGGTGCAACAAAACTACGTAGGGAAAGCCCTACGCAGAAATACGTTGACAACGGCTAGACAGGCTGTTCCAATCTAACCCTGTCGGAGTGCAATGCTCTGACGTAACAAGAAAGGTGGTTCGTGTATGGCTACTCAGCGTCCCAACAAGCGGGAAGCATTCTACGCTGCTTATATGGAAAGCAAAGCCCGCTTGGCAGCAGGGCTGGGAGATATTCGGGATGATGCTCTGGTGTCAATTTGGGACATGGCTGTTAGTGCCACGAAGACCCGCGACACCATCGTCAAGCAGCACAGGGAACTGAGCGACAAGCATCAACAAGCCCTGTCCCGTCTGCTGACGAAGACTCATGAGTGCGAAATTGCTGAAGCTCGCTGCCGCATGCTCTCTGCCGATCAAGTGTCGCTGACGGAATACGAACTGGAAAAGCTCAAGGGGGAGCCCAATCCCTACATGAATTAAGGAGGAAGAATGATGAAACTGAAAGTGAAGAAGCTGCGTCCTGACGCTCACATTCCCAAGTATGAGACTCCGGGGGCAGCTTGCTTTGACCTGCGAGTGCCCGGTGACCCGGATGCTCTCTCAGCAGACCCTACAGCCCTCAACGTCACCCCTGTCCTGTATGGGAAGCCTGTAGTCTTTGACACTGGCCTTGCCTTTGACATTCCTGACGGCTACGTCATGCTGATCTTCAGCCGTAGCGGGCATGGCTTCAACAAAGACACCCGCCTTGCCAACTGTGTTGGAGTCATTGACTCGGACTACGTTGGGGAAGTCAAGGTGAAGCTGACCAGTGATGCTGTGTGGACTTCGCAAGGCTCCCTCTACGTCAAACCTGGCAGTGCCATTGCACAAGCTATGGTGTTGCCTGTGGAACAGGTTGGCTTTGAGGAAGTGGAAGAACTGAAGACCACGGAGCGTGGAGCTAACGGCTTCGGCTCTACAGGGGCTTGACGTGAAGCTGCTGCTGTGTCTGAAGTGTCAAGACGTTCAGAAGCTGGCTATGTACCCCGAGGCGGCATGGTGTTCCTGCCGTAGCTCTTGGGGTCAGTACGTCAATGACTTGGATGCTGAGTTCGGTGGAGAGCACGCTATGCTGCTGGGCATCCATAACAGCAGCCTTGCCCATGCCATCCGGGACCAGCTTAGGCTAGGCGATATAACTGAGGGGTGGCATGCTGGGCTGGGCCGTAAGTTTGAAGCGTTCATCATCCCTGAGAGCGCCCCCACTGTTAGGCGAGAGGGGAAAGCCCCTACACTTCAGTCGGTTATGAAACAGTGATATAGTTCACTCATTCGTCAAACGATCTTGCGCTGTTGGGAAGGAAGCCCACAAGAGGCTTACAGAAGCAAGGCACACAACGGAAAGGTTTCTTGTTAGTCAGTCATAACACTTAAATCCCTGAGAGGGGCTTCTACCATGACCACGTATCGCCGCGTCCGAAACGCGCAGCCGTCCATCATTAGCTACGAGTTCAACTACTACAATGAGGCTGTGCAATTTGCATGTGCTAATGAACTCCTAGAACCGTCTAAGCCTTACAAGCGTGGGGCTGTGTGGGTTGTCAGCATGCGCAACCCAGCCCCGAAGGTAGGGCTGTACGCCAAGGTGGATGATTGGAAGAAGCCTTTCTCCACGTATGATGAGTGGCGTGGCGTTGAGGGGCTTGAGCGCATCCCTGTCCACCTGACTGAAGCTCAGGTTGGAAAGCGTGTGCGAGAAGTTCAGCAGGAACGTTTGGAGCAAGTTAAGTGGACAGGTCTGCCTCAGTTCGTGTACGATCAAGCCCATAACAGCAAAAGGACAGGCTTTCACTGAGAGTCTTCCAAGCTGAAGACGGAAGCTGGTTTTGTGTGTGCTGGCCCGTGACTGGTCACGGGTCTACGGAGAGGGCAGCTAGAGTGGACTACGAGTTGCGTAGACTGCTGTGGGTGCCCTACAATGAGATTCCCAAAATTCGGAAAGCATGAGAGCGATGATGGGGAGCAAACCAAGGAGAAGAAATGATTGAGCCTAGTCTGCCAGAACGAGTTGTTAACAAACTATTGAACTTTCGTCCAACGATTTGCCGCAGGGGTGATGAGCCCCCTTTGGCTTACATGGTTGAGCACTTCTACTGGAAGATGCCCAAGGAAGAACGAGAAGAGGGTACGCGGCTCTACCTTGAAGCGATCAAGCGGCATGTAACCCTGTTGGACGAGGCAACAGAGATTGCAAGGCTCAGGGAAGCCCTTAAACAAGCTCAGGAGGCTTTGGAAGTGGTCATGGCAGGGGGTACTAGACACAAAGCGTCTGCGGCGCTTAAAAAGGCTAAAACAACTTTGAAGGAAACAGAATGAGCGACCGCGTTATCTCTTGGAAAGAGCAATTGGAGGTAATGGAATCACTAGTCGCCGCTTGCGGTTTGTCTGACTACGAGGATGTAAGGGCTAAAATGTCAAACCTCTTGGTTGAAAAATACAAGAGGAAGGCAGGTGATCTTTTCATATTTGAACCAATCCCCACTATGGAATTGCAAGAGTTCCAAAACTGGCTGTTGATGGAGAACTAAAAATGAGCGACGTAGCATTTGTCATCGGGCGGTTCCAGCCCTACCATCGTGGGCACCATGCCCTCATCCATCGTGCTTTCCAGAGCGCTGACCACGTTGTTGTCATCATTGGCGACACTGGCTGTCGTCCCGATTTCCGCAACCCTTGGACGTTCGAGGAACGGGAAGAATGGATCGAAACGATCTGGAACAACGAGAAGTCTGAACACCAGCACATTACCTGCCTCTGCGTCGAAGACATTCCCTATGACGACGCGGCATGGGTGAAGGCTGTCAAGGAGGCTGTGGCAGGCGTAACGGATGACAGCAAAGCTGGCAGACGAACCCTCATCGGCCACAACAAGGACGACAGCAGCTTTTACCTGAAGCTGTTCCCTGAGTGGGAGTACGTGGAAGTTGTGCCTGAGCATACGGCAGGGGCTACGCTCATCCGTGAACTGTTCTTCAGCGGAGAATGGCCCCGGGTGGAGAAGATGCTTCACCCTGTTGTGTGGAAGTCCATCAAGGCAATGCCTGTAGACCGCTACCACGATGCCCAAGGTGATTGGGTTGCCATTCAGGCGCACGATGCTGAATGGGATAGCGACGGTGCTATACGCTACGGTGTCCAACACGTAGCCGTTGACGCTCTGCTGTACAGCGACACGCATGTCCTGCTGATCGAACGTGGGGGCGAAGTTGGCAACGGGGCTTGGGCTATGCCTGGGGGCTTCGTCAACAAGGGTGAACGTCTGCTGGACGCTGCCCTTCGGGAGTTGGAAGAAGAAACAGGTATCCGACTAAATCGCTCGGATTACTCTTCGCACGGCATCGGGACTACGGTAGCATTCGATCATCCCCGGCGCAGTATGCGGGGCCGTATCTTTACTAACGTAATGGCCCAGTGGGTTGACCACACGCAGTACGAACCCAAGGCAGCGGACGATGCGGCAAAGGCTTTCTGGTTCCCGATTGCTGACCTGAAGGTGAACAAGCGGAAGTTTTTCAGCGATCATTGGCACATCATCAACTACTTCGTGGGTGAATAAAATGCAATGGTACAATTGGCTTGGCTACATCCTTATGGCTTACATGACGTTCGGAGTGGCCTTCGCAGGCTTCCCGACTTGGAAAGGCTGGCTCATTGTCATTGCTGCTGCTTTGCTCATCGGACTTCGCTTGAACTGAATAACAAACTGAACTAGGAGAAACCAAATGAACCGCAACCTCATCCTCTGCACCGACAGCTACAAGACTTCCCACTACCTGCAATACCCTCCGGGAACGGATGCCCTGTTCAGCTACGTCGAAGCCCGTAGCAAGGGGCTGGGTAAAGACCTGACGGTGTTCTTCGGCCTGCAAGCCATCCTGAAGGAATACCTAGCGTGGCCGATCACGTTCCACGATATTGAGCAAGCGGAGATTGTGTGCAAGCTGCACGGGGTTCCGTTCAATACAATGGGTTGGCTGCGTATCCTGAAAGAACACAACGGCTACATGCCCGTCCGCATCCGTGCCGTCCCCGAAGGGACTGTTGTGCCCACGGGTAACGTCCTGATGACTGTGGAATCGACGGACCCTGAGTTGCCGTGGGTTGGTTCTTTCCTCGAAACGCTGTTGCTGCGTGTGTGGTACCCTACCACTGTGGCTACTCGTTCCTACCTTGCCAAGCAAGTCATCAAGGCTGCGCTTGAGAAGTCGGCTGACAACCTCGACGGCTTGCCCTTCAAGCTGCATGACTTCGGCGCTCGTGGCGTGTCCTCTGGTGAGTCTGCTGCGCTGGGTGGCATGGGTCACTTGGTCAACTTCATGGGCACGGACACGATGGAAGCTCTGCTTGCTGCACAGGAGTTCTACGACTGTGACATGGCTGGCTTCAGCATTCCGGCTGCGGAGCATTCCACGATTACTTCGTGGGGTCGTGGACCGGGTAATGAAGTGGACGCCTACCGCAACATGATTAAGCAGTATGGCAAGCCTGGGGCTATCTATGCTGTGGTATCTGATAGCTACAACATTTACAACGCTGTGGACTTGCAGTGGGGTGTTGCCCTGCACGATGAAGTTGTTGCCTCTGGTGCTACCCTCGTCATCCGTCCCGACTCTGGCGACCCCGTGACGCTGCTGCCTGAACTGGCCCGCATCATTGAGAAGCGCTTCGGCTGCACGACCAACAGCAAGGGCTACAAGGTGTTCAACCATGTCCGCATGATCCAAGGCGACGGCATTGACAGCCCTGAGCGTATCAATGCCATCCTGAATTTCTTCATGGCTGCTGGCTACAGCGCTGACAACCTTGCCTTCGGCATGGGTGGTGGGCTGCTTCAGAAGTGCGACCGGGATACCTTCAGCTTTGCCATGAAGTGCAGTGCTGCCCGTGTGAACGGGGAGTGGCGTGACGTTTACAAAGACCCGGTTGGCGACAGCGGCAAGAAGTCGAAGAAGGGGATGCTTGACCTGATTCAGTACGAGGATGGCACCTTCAAGACTGTTCGTGAAAACGAGATTGACATTGAGTGCGGACCTGACTCTGCCCTGCATGTTGTCTACGAGAACGGCCAATTCTTTAACGAAACGACGCTTGACGAAATCCGCAAGCGGACTGCATAATCTAGACACACTTTAGGGAGAGAGTCATGCCTACTGCACTTCAAATCATCCTTGCCCTGCTGCTGTGCTGGGTGCTGTTCCTCGCAGTCGTCTTCAAGACAAAGAGCTTTGGGTCTGCCTTTGTTTTCAAGTTCCTCCCCGTGGCTCTCACCCTGCCGCTGGCCTTCTGGCTCATCAAGCCGTTCATCTAAGGAGAACATCATGGACATTCGTGGTCAAGTTAACAAGATCATCAACGCAGTTCAAAACGACGAACTGCAAGCATTCGGGGCCTGTCAGTATGAGGATGCCTATGGCAAATGCTGTGCCATCGGCTACTTGATGACGCCTGAGCAACGTGCTATGCTCATCGAAGGGAAAAACCAACGTGGTCGCCGCCTCAACCAAACCTCAATCAATGATCCTTATGTTGTTGCCGCCTTTGGCGGTGCCTCAGCCCTTGAGAAAGCCATTGGCATCCCTCTAGGACTTGCAGCAGATATCCAGTCTGCTTTTGATGAAGCAAACGAGTCTTTTGTGGACCCTGTGAGTGGGTTTGTCAATGCAGTTGAAGCGCTGTGCGCTGATTACGGAGTGGAGAAGAACTGAAATGGACGCATCCAAAAGCACTATGTACACCCTCGTTCGTGAGGGTAGCATGTGGTATGTGAAGACCAAGAGCCAAGGTATCGTGCAGTTCAAGAATACCCGGAAAACCTGGTGTCAAGAATGGATCATCAACAACGACCCTGAACTGAGCAAACTCAATGAAGCTGCGGCAGCGTAAACAGAGGTATCTTGCCCGAATTCTTCTCATTCCTGAGTATGGGAAGTTTGGATTCTACCAACGGTGTAAATACACCCACACATGGGCGCTCCCCTACAACTTCCCACGAAGAAACAAAGGGCACGGACCACTGCCGACCTAAAGAAAGACTTCCAAAATTGAGAATCCGCCTCTGGTGCAACGCTAGGGGCCTATGAAAGCATACATGCAAGACAATCAAGCATTCCAGAAGATCGTGAAGACCAAACCCGCTGAGCGGGGCTACGAAGAACGCTACAGCAGCGACAAGCGCAAGAAGGACAGCAAGCCTTGGAAGCGCACAGACAAACGGAAGGTGTACGAATGAAGCTCCCCAACATCAAGCAATGGCATCAAGCCAAGCTGAAGAAGTCCCCGACGTACTTCTACTTTGTAGAGGGGATCAAGAGTTCACTGCAAATTTGGACTGCTGTTACAGTCTTCTGTACCATCGTCATCTTCATTCCATCCCTAGTCATCATTTCATTCATTGAGTTCGGCTTCATGGGTGGGATGTTCACTCTGTTCACTGCTACGGCTGCCTACTGCTTCATCTACGCCTATGGTGTGGCTTCAGGCTGGTGGAATCGGGCAGAACACCACGATTACTGGCGACGTTAGTAGGGGCATTGACAACCCTTGAAGGTTGCTCATACAATGGCTTCAACAACAGGAGCTAAGCATGAACAAGCAGCAAGTCGTTGTCTACACCCGAGTCTCCACCAAGGAGCAAGGCAAGAGCGGGCTGGGCCTTGAAGCCCAGTTCTCCTACATCCAGAACTTCTGCCTCTTCAACAACCTCGAAATCATCTACGTTTACAAAGAGGTTCAGTCTGGTAAGGACGATGACCGCCCCGAGTTGGCTAAGGCTTTTGCCCATGCCAAGAAGCTCGGGGCGTATGTCGTTGTGGCTAAGCTGGATCGTCTGTCGCGTGATGCTCACTTCATCATGGGGCTCATGAAGAAGGGTGTGAAGTTCTACAGTGCTGAGCGTGGTATGGACGTTGACCCGTTCATGCTCCATCTTGACGCTATCCTTGCTGAGAAGGAGCGTCAGACGATTAGCCAGCGTACCAAGGCAGCCCTTGGGGTGAAGAAGGCTCAAGGCAAGAAGCTTGGTGGTTATCGGCCTGGTGCTGCTGAGGCTTCTGCTGCTGTGCAGAAGGAGCAAGCTTTGAAGTTTGCCCTGAAGCTGAAGCCGATGCTTGACCGTATGCGTGAGCAACGCATGACGACGGCTCAGATTGCCGAGGAATGGAACCGGCTGGGCATCACCACAGCCCGCAATGGAAAGTGGCATCCTGCCTCTGTTTCCCGCCTGCTGGACCGTCTGTATGAGGGTAACTACGCTCGCTTTGGGCGTGACCAGAAAGGAGAATGAAATGGTTAAGGAAGTCCCCGGGCCTGTGTGGCAGTGCCCTCAATGTCAAAGGCACTATGGGAGACATTTCTTCCGTTGTGCGTACTGCAAATTGCCACGACCCAATAAAGAAAAAGACCCTTCAGTCAGCTAGAGTATGGTTGACAGCCAATTAGAAATGACCTAGACTTGGGCTATTCCTATTTCTACAGCCCAGTTTAGGGCATTGAGAGGGGCGCTATGTTTACACACGACGAAAACCTGGCAATGAGGTTTGCACGCTTCATGCCTAACATGGATGCCGTTCGGGACATAAGCGAGGATATGTGCATTCGTAAAGTCACAGCCTTCAAAGACATGGCAGACTTAATGAGCACTTCCCCGGAGTATGAACTAAAGCTGTGCCTGTCAAAGTGTGACAGCACGCTGTCATGTGCTATGATGGTTAAAGTTGCTAGGGCATTCAACCGAGAAGCCCGGAAGCTTGGACAAGCACGAAGGGCTTTGTTCTATTAAGTGAGGATGTTATGAAAATCTACCGACTCACCTATCGTGTGAAGACTGGTCGCCACTGGAAAGACAGGGAAGACTACTTCACTTCACAGCTACGCTGTGCCACGTTGTTTGCAGACATGCTCAAGTTAATGGACGATGGGCACCAGCATTTGAAGCATGTAAAGATGGATGAGATTACGGTGGATACCAATGAGTTCTGCAACAACCATAGTGGAGAATAAGGTGAAAGGTACAAAATTTCCAATAGACATTTGCATTATTGTCGCTGCTAGCACAGGGCAGTTTGTCTTGGGTGTATGCCGAAGCGAAGTCCGGGAAGGACAAGTGGACTGGACGACGAATCGTGACGCGGCTCTCAAGTTTGAGAATAAGCAGCTTGCCTATGACTTCATCCGTAAGCATGAAGGCAAGGGGATCAACCTGAAAAACGCTAAGCCGATCAAACTATGAACTACCCAATCGAACAGTTCTTTGAAGCGCTTGGCTTCAGGACTTACAACCAAAATGGACTGAGAGGGGCTAAGCGCCTCTTTCAGAAGCGCCTCGACAGGGAAGGCGTCACCAATTGCCACTGCAACGATAAGCTGTTCCTGACGGTTTATTACTATGACGAATGGATCGGCTCTCACCACCTTCATTCGTTGGAGTTTGAGATTGCTGGTAAGTCCCCCACTGACAACGAGTGGTACAAGCTGTCCACTTCCCGCAACGTTGGCGTGACAGCGGATGAGGTTCTAATCATCCAGAACAAATTGCTTGCGGCGTGGGAAGCGCTGCATGTGAACTAAGCAATAGCCCCGCACTTGTGCGGGGCTTTTCCTTTTGCTATAGTCATTCCATTCCAAACGACAACGCAGCAGGAGCCGAGCATGTTCAACCAGCCAGTGACCAGCATCCGCACTCTGTCACCCCTCATGCAGCAGACTCGTTTCATCAAGAGCATCATCAACGAACCCGGGCCTTGGGCCATTGAGGCTTCCTTGGTGACTGCCTACCTGATGGAACAATTCGACTATGGCAACCATGACCTGATGGGCATGCTGCTGATGGGAGGGGAACTGTGACCCTCCAAGACTGCATCCAGCTTGACGAAGCCATCATCAAAGCTGAAGGTCTGATGACCTTTGACGAATACTATGCCACGCTACCTCCCAACGACAGCTACGAGGCTTTCGAGGAAGCTTCCCAGTGTTGGGAGATTGCTCAAGAGCGGAAGTTCGCTAATTGGCTGGCCTTTCCTGGTGACAGGGTTGGGGCTTGCTGCTAAGGAGAATTGACACATGGCAAAGACCAATCGTAAAGGCTACAAGGGCAAGAAGTATGTCCGTCCTGTTCAGGTCCGCTACTACGCATCCGAGTCTGACATGCCTGACAACTTCTGTGCATGGGGTGGCTGTGGCACTCGACGTGGGGTTGTTCGTGGGGCTATGGCTCACATTCTGGATGGCTACTACGTCATGGCCCGGGTGTATGAAGACGGAATCTGCACCATGACAATCAAGCTTGACGACCACGGGATGCCTGCTGCATACTTTGGAGGTCGGAAGATTCCGCCACTGTTCTAAGGAGAACCAAATGGAAACTACACACTACGGGCAAATCAAAGCATCCATCAAGAACCTGTTGTACATGGCCGATGAAATGGATTTTTTGGTGACTGCCTGTGAGATTGCAGGCAATGATAAGATGGCAAAGAAGTTTGAGCAGTTTGCTATTCGTGCGAAGGCAAATGCTGAAGCTATTCAAGAAGCCCTTGATGCAGACATTCAGGAACAGTTTGACGAATCTACGGCACAAATGGGCCGGATTTTGGCAACGTTGGTGGAAAAGAATGACCCCTGAACAAATGTGGGAGAGGTTTGTGGAATTGCTGAGGCATGAACAACCTCTGCGTGACCCACGTAAGATGAAGCCTGACGAAATCATGCCCTACCACACCAACTTCCTAGGCAGCGTTGCCAGCTACAAGGAAGTGTTTCTCAAGGCAAGCAAGGAGCAACCATGAACATCCAACGAGCAATCGACCGCCTCGCTTTCCTGATTGATGCTGAAACCATGCTGAAGCGGGAGCTTGAGAAAGCCTATTTGCTGGCTACTGACCGGGAAAAGGTTCTTCTGACGCTGGGCATGATTTCCAACTGTCAGTCCCGGATTGACCAACTCAACCTGGTGCTGAAGGACTTGCAGGAATAATTTTGGACTTTTTGCCCAAGGTCAGAAGTTTTCCAAACTGATTTCCCAAATTTGGGGCATATGCCCTCTACAAGCCAACAAAATGAGCCGACCTATGCCGTGGTATTACCGAAGCTCTTTCATGCGATTCTGGCACGTTCTGACGCTTTGTGTGGCCCTTGCCATAGCATTCATTGCTGGGGCAGGGTACGAAAGGCAGAAACAAGCCAAGAAGCCTACCACAAATGTCCGACAAGAATGTGGGGCTGTTCCCACAGGGGAGCCTACTTCCATTAAGATGAGCCCACAGCAATTGGAGAAGATGACATGACATACGTGTTCAAAGACTTGAATGCAATCGCTGAATTCTTCTTGCAAAGGGCTAGCGAAGAAGACAAACTTCGTTCAACGTACACCCGTGACACTGGTACTAAAACTCAACGCAGCCCTGTGATTGCTGCTTCCAATGGACGCTCCGCAGTGTGGCGTCAAGCTGCTGATATCTTGAAGAACACTCACCTTGAGGATAACTAATGGCCCGCTACAAAGATGCTATCTGGTGGATCGTCGCCAATGACGACACTGAATTCCTGAATGATGAGGAACCCAGCTTGAGCGTCAGTGCTGTGCTGGTGGCTGATTTGTTCGAGAAGGATGACGAGGTTGTCTTGGCTGATCTTCGCAAGGAGAAGGAGCGGCAACTGAAGGAGAAGCGCAATGCGCAGGGTGGTTAGGTCTAAGCGCTTGACTCAGCACTTGGGCACCAAGCGTGTCCGTAGAATCATCATGCGCAACATGATGCAGGACAGGTGCATTGATTGGTGGGAGCGTGTAGGCATCGTGCGATGCTACGAATTGGGCTCCCGGGCCAGAGAAAAATAATTCCAAGCTGGCCCAGCCCGCCAGAAAAAAATTTAAAAGCAGCTTCTATATTTATATAGGGAGGGCCAGGTGGCCTGGATGCTGCACCCGCACATCGGCTAAGGCGTAAAAATTACCGACAGCCCTACTGCCAGAATGGGTATTGCCCGGTAAGATTTACAAACCCTTTCAAATCAAGCACTTACGCCCGCTTTCGCGGGCTTTGCTTTAGCTCCCGCTGCTAACCCGTTGATTCATATAGGAATCCGCCGATGGATCGTCCCGGACGCATCCCGGACCCCCTTCCGGGGCCTGAGCTAACCCCCTTGGGGCCGTCCCTCTGGCCGTCCCGGCCGGGTTATCCACAGCAAACACACACTGTAAGGTTTACATTGTGGATATCTTGTGCATACCTCGCCAGAGAGAATCCACGGATTGACGGTGACACCTAGCGGCATTGCCCATGCCACAATTTCCCGCCCGCGAATCTCACGCCATCCTTACGGAATGCTTACGCCCGACATAATTAGTCGGGAATCGTTGACGCTCTCGCGTAAGCTATGGTAGGGCTATGGCCAGGCCAAAAGCTATAGCCTAGGGCTATAACGGGACCAAAGCAAAGCCCGTGCCAGAAAGAATAGGCACCCGTGCTGCCAGCAAAGAAGTAAACATTACAAACGCTCAGGAAGGGGCCTAAACGGGCCTAGAAGCGTTTTTTCGCTTTGGACGTACTGCCCCCTTCCAAAATTTAGTTTGTGCAACCTGCGGCTTTTCACAAGTTATCCACAAGCTTCCGCCTAGGCAAAACGACAGGTTATCCACAAGCTTTAAGGTTTGTGTCCTATTTGTAACGTGGCACGGGGTTTGCTTAGTTGCCGGCTTTTGGGCCTATTTCCTTACAAACTAGTCAATTAACACCTTGTTACAAAAAAATTTTGGCTTAGCTAAGTGCTTGATTCATAAGGGAAAAATGGCATTACGGGCCAGGCCGGGGCCGGGTCTATAGGGTCGAACCCTAATGCGCGTGACACTTTTCGGGAGCCCAATAGCGATGCGGACGGGGCGTGACAAACACGAAACGGACGCCCCGGCAGAAGTCGGTGCGGGAAGCGAACCCGGACCCGAAAGGGAATCAAAGCACGCGAAGGGGGAACTAAAGGGCTTGACCCTATACCCGTAGCGGGACCGCTTAGACCTAGGGGCAGCAACCCTAGCGAGTGCGAAGCTAGATAGACCCTCCCGGGGCTATCTTGAGGGAACCCAAAGCCGGGAGGCACGGGGAACCCTCCTAAGCCCCTAGGGGCTATACATAGCGCCAGCGTTGACGCTATGCCCTAACCCCTAAAGGAATGCACTATGTATCAGGTTACCTATACGGACGGAAACGTCCTCCGCAAAATGTCCTCCCCTTCCTTTGCCGATGCTCGGGCGTTTTTCCTGAGCATGGAATACCGGCCCGGGATTCGCCCCCGGCTTTGGTGGATCAAGGGCGAAACCTGCAATTTGCTGGCCTAAACGGAAAGCCCCTTAGTTTGGGGCTTTGGGTTTACGTCAACCCCTACAGAAAGGGCTTATATGTCGATTCTCAATAATGCTCAAGCCACGGCTATTTATGTCGCTATGGTTTCCCTCAATAACGTAGGCGGGCGGGTGGATTGTTCGATTATGGAAGCGGGAAAAACAATCCGGGTTTTTGAAGAAATTAACGGATCAATCCTTGTTTCCTGCAATTTGCGGGATTTTGAGGAATATGAAAATCAAAACGCATTTGCCGAAGCTTACGGCTTGAACTAAGGGGGGATACATGGCACGGGAAAGCCGTAGCGAACGGGACGCAAACGAAACCGGGTTTCGGTCCTATCCAATCCGCCAGCATTACAAACCGGCCCCCCGGGCTAATAAAGCCGTCCGGGTTTGTGTTTGGTTTGCAGTGTTTGCCGTTATCGGCGTTTTGATTGCGAAGGGGATTTAATATGCTGGATGATGCTATTAATTACCTTGTCTCCCTTATTTCCGAGGGGATGGAATATCCCGATGCGGAATGGAAAACGATCCGTAAATTCCAACTGTCAAACGATGACGCTCAGGAATTGCGGGAAATGTACGATTACTACCATCGGGAGGAATGAATGATTCTCCGCGCTTTGCTTGAACAAGCCCGGAAGATTCCGCCGGGAACGATTAAATAAGGGGGTTATATGGTCAAACTAGAATGGGGCTACATTGTCACTCAAGCGGAAATGCAAGCGGGATTTAACCGAAAGGACCGGGAATTTAAAACGGTTTTAGCCCACTGCAATAACCCGTTTATGGCCGAAACACTAGCCGAAGGGGCAAGCGCTAAGGGATTTACTGGCATGGGATTTGAAGGGCCGGTGAAATTGGCCGATTATCCTATCGGCATGGAAATTGAGGAATAAACGGAAAGCCCCTAACGCGGGGGCTTTGGTTTGTTTCTTGTCACGTACAAACGAAAGGGGCACGTTATGAAATTCGAAGTTATCGCCGCGGGCAAGGGTTTGCAAATCACGGCCGAAAACCCTGCCGAAGTTCGAACCGTTATCCAGCATTTCAAACTGGACCCGTTCGAATACGTGGAAGGCATCGGCACGGGTTCGCTTGTCTACGTGGAAAAGGCTAGCGGGTATCAAGGCACGGCCGAATGGCATGCTCTAACTGCTTCCCTTGGCCCGGAATGGCTCGCCCCCTATATGGATCGTTTGCAGCGTGTCACGGGATACGCTGGCCCGATTCCTACGCTTGAGCTTGCCGCTACGGACTGGCAGCCTAGCGGGTGGTTGCTGAGCCACACGCACCACGTAGACCGGGCCAGCATTAGCCCGGAAGGCGCGCAGGTTCACGGCTACAAAATGGCGGGGGAATGGAACGGGCGCACGGCTGCACAATACGCCGTGCAATTGTTCGTCGAATACGTCCGAAAGGATATCGGCGACGAAAAGCGGGAACCTGAATACATCCGGCTTGGTAACGGGTTGCTGAAAGAAAACCCGAACTATCTCAAGCGGCATGCTCCGCATGCTGCCCTAACTAATTCCCGTTTGTTTGGGGCTTTGGTTCAATGGTGGATGGATACTCATGCAACCCCGGGGCAGCGGGAAACGCTGGAAAAGGCTTTTGCTACATATAAAACGGTTTGCAAAACCGCATCCCTCGGTGAATGGCTTATCCGTGAATACAGCGGATATCGCCTTACATGGGAATCCGGGGTTATTTCCTTCGAACAATTCAAGGGGCTTTGAAATGACAAAGCGTGAATATCAAGCTAAAGACAGCCAAAAACCGCTAGGCGATGCGGGCATTGCCAAAATGCGGGACATTATGAAAAACGGCTATTCGAAGGTTAATAGCGTAACGGTTGACAGCTACAGCGCTTCAGCCGTTATTGCAGTGTTTGACAAACTGAACCCGGAAAATCAGGCAAAGCTTAAAGGGCTGACGGTTCAAAAAGCCGTTTCCGTTTGCTTTAAGTTGCTGAACAAACAAAGCTAGCAGCTTCCCCCTAGGCACGCCCTAGGGGCTTGCGAAAGGGCATCCCGCTAGGGTGCCTTTCCTCAAGCATCATTCAGCCCTTGTAGGGCTTTCTAGGCCCCTTGCCGGGGGCGTTTAGTTCCTAACCGCTC